CTAACACCAGTTATATCCCATTGAGTCTCCACGAAAAACAGTTATTTTAGCATTATGGACGGTATTTTTGTATTGTTTTTCGACAAGATTATCACCCGATTGAGAGATGGTGTCAAGTACATCTGCAAATTTATTCATCTCTGTCTCCATATGCTGTGGCATAACAGAGGTGTATAGATCCATCGTCATTTGTAATGTAGCATGTCCTAGATATTTTTGTACTGTCTTTGGTGCAATGCCAGCTTCAAAGCAACGTGTGGCAAATGTGTGGCGAAAACAATGTGCAGAAAATGATTCCATTTCATCCAAACAGTCTTTTGTTAGATTGATCTCTTCAATGACTTTGTTGATTGCATCACATACAATTTGAGAATTTAAAGGTGTATTAAATCTTGTTGTGAATAACAAATCTGCACAATCTTCCCTGACATTTTTTGTGATTGGCTGTTTGGATGCTACAGCTCTTTTTTGCATGAACTGTTTCTTTAAGGCTAATTCACATTGTCTATTAATTGGTATTTTGCGTGTGCTTTTATTTGTTTTAGGGTTTTCAAAATGAAAATCCTTTTTGACATCACCTTCGTATTGTTGGTATACAAGCGTTTTTCTGACATTGATAACCATGTTACTCCAATCAATATCTTCCCATTTTAATGCTGCAAGTTCTCCAATTCGCATTCCTGTTGATACCGCAGTCACAAATAGATTGTCGTAAAATGTGCCTTTACAACAATCAAAGAAGGTTACCTGTTCTTCTCTGGTTAATACTCTAATATCCTTTTTCTCGTCTCTTTTTAAAGTGATTCCTTTCGCTGGATTTCTTCGCACATATTCGTTTATAAGAGCTTTATTAAAAATATCAACCAATAAGATTTTTACTTTATTACAAGTCTCAAATTTGTACCCATTCTCTTTTAATTCTTTGAGCCTCTTTTTAATTTGATATTGAGTAATATCTGTTAAATGGAACATACCAAGATAAGGTGATATATGCTTTTTGTATACTGTGTTGTAATATTTTTTTGTATTTTCTCGTATAACATCAAACTTATAAACATCCATCCATTCCTTATACCACTCATCGAGTGTGATATTCTCTCTGATGTTGAGTTGTTTATCATTTTCATACAATGCTTCATTGTATCGCTTTTTGACATCTTTTAAATCGTTGCCTGAAATCGATATTCTTTTGCCAAAACGATCAACATATCTTGCTTCATATCTACCACTCTTTTTTTGGACAATGCCTTGCCCTAATTCTTTTCCTTTTAGATCTTTGCCCAATCGTAATTCCTCCTTTATATAAGGCAAAGAATCTCTGCGTGTATGTATTATACCACACAAAGATTCTTATTGTTATATCAATCTCATATAAAATGCTTACTATTTAAATATTTCTCGAATTCATTTCTTTTAACTAACTGTTTATTACCCACTTTTAATAAGAAAGGACATGCCGTTGCAGATAGTAATTTTCTAATTGTAGTTTCTCCAATATTAGAGTATATTGATGCTTCTTTAATGGTAAGATTAATCTTATCCTTAATTTCCACTGTTTGTTCTATATATGCTCACCTCTTTAATTTGTTCCAGTAGATCCAATCCCACCTCTTGATTCATCATCTAAATGATCAACTTCTACGAATTCGATCTCAGGCTGAACCTTCTGAATTTCAAACTGACAAATTCGATCGTTCTTACGAATTATGGTATCTCTCATAGCAATAGCGGGGAATTTCCAACAGTCATTATCTCCGCTGTAACTATTATCTATTTGACCAACACTATTTGCTAGAATAATGCCAAAATTCTTATATGTACTACTTCTCGGATATACATTTGCTTTGTAACCCTTAGGCAACTTCATGCCTACGCCAAGAGAAATTAGCCGGAATTCACCCTTTTTCATTTCTACTGTTTCGGCAGCACGAAGATCAATTAAATCTCCTTTGCTAATCTTTTCAATTTTATCTATCTCATCGTCAAAATACTTTATCTTAATTGTTTCCATATTATAAGTGCTCCTTTAAATATTTAATATACTTATCCCACTTGCCGATAGAATGTATGTATTCCTTACCACGCAATCCTTTTAATCTCATATTAGCTTTTATTTCGGATAATGGATGTTTCTTTGATGCCAACGACTTAATAAAAGAATTCTGTATAACATTAATACTGAGAAGCTTGTTTTGGGGTACATTTTTGATTATTTCCTTGTATTCACCCAAGGCTTCATCTGGTATTCTATATTCATCATTTCGTGGTAAATTCTTGCTTGAGAATGGTGATATATTTGCACCATTGGTTCTAGGTTTTAACAATGGAATAATTTTGTCAGAATTGACATATTTGAATTCAAATAGAATTTCTTCATCTGTTTCTTCTATATTACATATAATTGATGGATTTGTTTCTTTAATCTTTTGAATAATATTTCTGCCTCGTCCGATCGATGGAATATATGCCAACAAAGTGCTATTACCTTGGTAGAATACTTTATTGCCAAATTGACAGTCGATGTATAAATCTATGTCTTCATATTGACCATTAATCTTTCGTGGAAAATCATTTGTATTTGTATCTATTGGTGCTTTGATCCGATAAATGCCTTTAAACTTCTCTATTAGATACGATATTTTTCTTCACCTTCTTCTGTGTATGATGATATAAGATCATCACCTGTTTTGACTGCACTACATAATGATGCAACGGTTATGCCGAGAATGCAACCAAGAAAAAATGTTATAATTGCTACTGCCATAATGGGACACCTCCTTTTAATCTAATCACAATATAAAACTACTTTGTTCTGAGCGAGAGATTGTTTTGCATCAATGCAGTTTTGGTTTTTTGAACCTCTCCACTTGAGTGTGAGATCTTTCTGCTCATCTATATATTCTCCGTCTATCACGACATCGCATAAAGAAATTATCTGTTTGCGTTTTTCCATCAATCCGTCATTATAAGATTCTTCAATATAATCAAAATCATCTGTTTCTACAGGTTGATAATTCATTATGTAATTCCATCGAAAACCTGTATATAACCAAATAGTCTTTTCTGGATATGAAATGCGTATTTCTTTAATTAGAGATAATACATCATCGAGATTTTGTTCTGCTAAACATTCTCCTCCAAGAAGCGAAACACGTTTAATATACGGTCTGTCTACTAACTTTAAAAATTTATTTTTTGTTTTCTCTGTCCATTCTTTTCCACCATTAAAATCCCATGTGTCCGGGTTGAAACAATTATAACAATGAAATGGACAACCTTGAACAAAAAGGGAAACGCCTATATTTTCACCATTACTTACATCCATATTTCTTATACTTGAATATCTCAATATTACACCTCTTTTATTCAATCAGTAATTTCTACTTTATAATTTTTTAATGAATTAATGGCTCTTTCGTCTATTTTGTTTTTATAGTATTCAGCTAAATCATTTGCATATTTTTCTTTTGTAATTTTATATTTTAAAAATGCTTCTTCTGGACTGTTAAATCTTCCAATATTTCTACCATATCTATTTAATGGATCACAACATTGAGCTTTATATTTTTGTGAGTCGTTTTCAAAAAATACGCCAATTGGGAATTTTCCACGAGCATGTTTAGATGTTGTTAAGAATATATTGACTCTTTCTGGAAGTAATAAACATGAGTATTTTGAATATATTTTATTTCCTTTATATTGTAAATCCTTATCTAGTGTAATGGGTTCATCAACTTTATATAATTGGATATTTTGATCATACCATATTAAAAAATTTTGAAAATTGTGCCATTCTTCTGAAACATAACAATTATGATAATTTACATCTCTTCTTCTATCCAATCTTGTGTTATAACATCTATTTAGCATATCATTCCATAACGTATATTCTTTTGGTCTTTCTGCAAAACCATCACCTATTCCAATATACCCTATATTTAATATGCTTTTTGAATATGGACTTTTAAAACTACCTCTCTGAAGATTTTCGTAATTTACATGTGTTATTATCTTCCCACAATCTAAAAATAAAATATCACAATCTTTATTATTACGATAGTCAATACAAACGCATTGACTATCGCCATTTTTATTCAAAAAAGTTTTTCCTATTCTTTCTTTTTTATAACCTATGTTTACTCCTCCTCAATATCATCTAAGTGTGTTACACGATCATGAATATCACCAAGTCGTCCTTGATTCCATCCGTTACGTGCAGTTCCTTTATATCCACAAGTTCTTCTAGTAATATCCATTGTCATTACATCTCTATTTCCGCAATTAGGACATTCCCAAATCAACTTATTATTTTCATCAATGAGTTTGATTTCTTTATCCCAACCACATTTCTGACAATAATCACTCTTGGTATTAAGTTCAGCATACATATTATTGTTGTAAATAAACTTAATTACCTCAAGAACTGCTGGTATATTATTCTCCATATTAGGGCATTCGATGTAAGAAATACTTCCTCCTGGACTTAATCTCTGGAATTTTGCTTCAATACGAAGCTTTTCAAAAGCATCAATTGGTTCAAATACTGGAATATGGTAAGAATTTGTGATATAAGTTCTATCTGTAATACCTTCAATTACACCAAAACGTTCTTTTAGTTTCTTGGCGAATTTTTCTGTGGTTGCCTCCAACGGTGTTCCATAAAGACTATAATCAATATTTTCTTCATTCTTCCATTTTGTGCATTTATCATTAAGAGCTTGCATTACCTCTAGTCCAAACTTTTCTCCGACTCCTTCATCTGAATGAGAATGACCAGTCATATATTTTACACATTCATATAATCCTGCGTATCCAAGAGAAAGAGTTGAATAACCACCAAATAATAGCTTGTCTATGGGTTCGCCTTTCTTTAATCTTGCAAATGCTCCATTCTGCCATAAAATAGGAGCTGCATCAGATTTTGTCCCTCTTAATCTTTGATGTCGGATTTTTAAAGCTTTGTGGCAAAGTTCTGTACGCTCATCAAATATCTTCCAAAATTCATTTATATCACCGCCAGAAGATAATGCAATATCTGGAAGAGAAACTGTGACGACTCCACAGTTGAAACGTCCGTAAAACTTTGGTTTGCCGTTTTTATCATGCCATACTGTTAATGCTGATCGGCAGCCCATTACAGGATAACAGTTGCCACCTTTCATCTCTTTCATGACTTTTTCAGAGATGTAATCAGGTGTTAATCTTTTCATAGAACACTTAGCGGCAAGCTCAGTTAAATACCAATACTTGTCTCCTTCGTGGATATTATCTTCTTGTAATACATAAATTACTTTTGGGAAAGCTGGTGTAATATAGACTCCTTCTTCATTTTTTACACCTAAAAGACTCTGTTTTAATTCTTCTTCAATAAGTAAGGCTAAATCATCTTTTTCTTGCTGATTATGTGCTTCATTCAAATACATAAATAATGTAATAAATGGTGCTTGTCCGTTGGTTGTCATCAGAGTCGTTATCTGATATTGAATTGTCTGAATACCTTTTTCAATCTCTTTCGCAAGACGTTTTTTTACAATATATTCAACAGCTTCGCCATCAATTTTATATCCAGTTTCTTCATGTTCTGCAATTACTTCTTTTCTAATTTTCTGTCTGGAAATATCTACGAATGGTGCAAGATGTGCTAACGATACACTTTGTCCCCCATACTGAGAACTTGCTACCTGTGCAATAATCTGAGTTGCCACAGTACAAGCGGTAGAAAAACTATGTGGTTTTTCAATAAGTGTTTCAGAAATTACTGTGCCATTTTGAAGCATATCTTCAAGATTGATTAAGCAACAGTTATTCATATACTGAATTAAATAATCCGTATCATGAACATGAATAAGCCCATCATCATGTGCTTGTACGATTTCAGGTGGTAATATGTATCTTCTTGATGCATCTTTACTTACAATTCCTGCAAGATAATCCCTCTGTGTTGTATTCAATCTTGGATTTTTATTAGAGTTTTCATTGTTCCAATAATCACTTTCACCGCTTAACAATTCTGTAATTTCAGTATCAATTGTATTCTCATTTTCTCTTTGAAACTCACGAATACTTCTATATCCCTCGTATGCTTTTGCAGTAAGTCTCTGCTTCTTAGTAATCAATTTATCATAAACCATTGATTCAATATCAGAGATGCTTACTTCTTCTTTGTTTTTACATTCCTCTTCAATCTCGTCTGCAATATCTTCTGCAATCTTTTGTTTTACAATACCTGAACCATTTTTCATTGCTTTAAGAATTGCTACTGAGATTTTTGATTTATCAAAATTAACTTCTGTACAATCTCTTTTAATTACTTTTGTCAATATATATCCTCCTATCTGTTTCTCATAATTCCGTCCAAATTATAGTGGCTTATAAATTCATCTAATTCATCAGAAGTCTCAGGATTACCAGCTAAGAACTCTTCTACATCTTTGCCGATGGTTGGATTATTGTTCCATACTGTCACAATGTCACTCAACACATCGTATATACTTCTAAATTTGTCATCATCACCTGGGTTCCTTGTTTCAACACCAAGTGAATTGATATACTCTTCTGCTTTTAATAAATCGTTTGCCATTGCTGTTTTTACTTCATATTCTGCTTTACTAACGTTCATTTTTCTCTTTTCTCAACTCCATAAAAATTCAACCTTTTCACCTACTCTTGATCAAACCACTTGCATATCACTGCTGTTTGATAAGGTAATCTGCCATAATTATCAACTATACAATCGGCAAGTGTTTCCATCCCTTGATTTCTCGCCTTTAACTTCTTGTTATGCTTTTTTACCTTTTTAACGGCATCTTTCGTAGTATATATAGACATTATTCGATTATTAATTTCATGTTTATCTACCTTTAAATAAATAGACTTAAACTCTGGGAAGTATGAAACTAATGTATGTAACTTTGCCATATCTTCTACTATGACAACTTTATTCCCACCATCATAGTCAGAATATTTAGTTCCGATATAATTAATGCCATCATTTGTTTCAAAAGCTTCCCAATATAGGAATTGGTCACTATCAATCATTTCACAAAATTCTTTGTCACTAATATGATAGTTATTATCGTATCCATAATCAGGAGTTGTCGTATAATATCTAATGGTATCGTATCCCATAGTCAATAATTCATTTAACACAGTATGTCTACCACTACATTCTTGCCCTATTAATGCAATGCTCATATACATTCCTTTCTTATATAATTCTCTCTGAGCACAAATTCAGAGTCCAATAAGTTGTTGAGTCATCATAATTGCGGTAATCTACTGCCATCTGATAATCTCTAATACTATATTCTCTGTTTCCATGTGTTGCGGTTATCATATGATCAGGTCTACTCAATAGTTCTTTCGCTAACTCATGGCTTGTCATATATTTCACTACTTAACTAAACCTCCTAAAAAATCATTAACATCATGCCAATTTTTACATCTTATACCTTGCCAATCTTTGTTCCATGTATATATATCTCCAAAACATATATTAATCATTGCATTTGATGTGATTAAATTATTGTAAGAATCATCAATGAAAATACCATTACTCATATCTATATGTCCTTTATTTTTATATTGTTTTAAATTAACTCCTATAAAATCACAATAAGGTAAATTCTCCTTAATCCAAATTGATTTGCCATATAGATTTGGACTATAACCAGCAGAAACAATACTTATCTTATAAGTTTCTTTCAGTTCATCTAATATCTCTTTTGCATAATCCATGTATTCTATATATTGGAAAAATCTTGGCTGATTAAAATATGAATCAATATACGATGGTTTAGCACAATTACACTCTTCAAAATTCCATGTATTAATTTCCCACCAATCAATATGCCTAAACTTTTTATAGTATTTAAAATCTTCATTATACATCTCACATATGGCTTTAATCGTATTAACTATGCACCCATCAGTCATAATCGATATACAAATCACGTATTCGACTCACTAAAATCACCTCTTCTTTATATATAATATTTTACAAAACAAAATCTTTAATATCCTGATAGAACTTATCCAATACAGACAGATCATCAGAATGAATCTTTATTTTCACTGGCTTCGAAATATCCAAGCTGAAGATACCAAGAATTGATTTTGCATCAATGACATACCTACCCTTAATAATATCTATATCTTCTTCATAACTGAGTGCAATTGCATTTAATTGCTTTGCTCCATCAATGGTATCTAATTCAATTCAATACTCTTTAAACATATTTACCTCCTTACCATAGTTTTACAATCTGCCCAATTATATACATTTCGTCAGGTGCTTTTGGTAGCTCAAACTGCTTACCGCATTTCACACACTGACACATATATTTACGTTCACTCTTTTCGCATCTGATTATTTTGTAAGATTTATGCTTACAGAAACTCTCAAACATTCTCTCTCACCACCTCTAAGCTAAATGCTGCTCATATAATATAATACTTTCGACTTTTCCAATTGCTTCTGATATATCTCCATTATTGTCTACATGATATGAATGTTTTGGATCAATATTAAAATAAATCTTATTAAACTCTTCCTCTTCTTTTATGTAATTAGCTTGCCAATTATCTGCTGTAGACCTTTTCTTCGATCGAAGTTGTAACTGGTCGGTATCACAGTCAATCCAAATGTCAATCAACTGTAGATTCGGAATATCTCTTGTCGTATTAATTAAGTCTGAATAACCGCTTGGATTGATAATGTATATATCACTGTTCATCAACTGCTCCTTAGTGGCGAATGAACAATAACCTGCTCTTTCTGTATATGCCACCATATCATCTCTATACTTATCTACATCATCAACATTAATAAATGTATGGTCACAATTGTTTCCTATCTCATTCTTACGTCTTGCTCTTGTCGTATAAGATTTCAAGACTTTTAACTTCACATCTTTTGCAACTGCATTAACAATAGTTGATTTACCAGATGCAGTTCGTCCAATAATACAAAATACTTTATGCATATGTGTATACCTCCTTACCAGTTAACCGCAATGTCAATTTGATTTGGATTGCTGTCAGCAAATCCACCAGTATCAACGACAATTGCTGTTCCTAAACTTGTTTCCACTAATGATCCTCGTGGATGAACATCAAGATTAGCTGCACACATAATATAATTCCCAAGCATTTTGCAGCCATCTTCTCTCACCCAATATTCATCAGTGTTCCCCATATTCCTCATAATAGATACACAACCTGACATATCTAAGTTATAATATGTTTCTTTATTCCCATTGTAATAATTCACACCTTTAGAAGCCGTAAGCACACTATCTGAGTTATATGTTATTTCTATATTCTCTTTTTCAATTGTTGTTGGAATATCATTTATGATTTCTGTTTCAATTGTTTCTTCAATTTTAATTTCAGAAATGCCATAATCTTCTATTTCGATAATTCTTGGCTCATTAGATACTTCATAATCCGATACTGGATTAGAATAAATAAGAATTGGTTGAATGTCATTATTTGGATCTTCAATGATAAGATCGACTTCTTTTGATGCTTTGTTATATGTTTGATCTACTGCTTTGTTCACATGATGTAAAACAATAATATTTACAATCAGTAAAATAATTGCAATCATCAACATCACACAATAAAATGTGTCTCGTTTTAATATTTCTTTTAACTTTCGTATAAAAATAAATTCATCTCCTTTACTTATTATCTGATTTAAAAACTGTTCTTGCCAAAATTAATGCTAACCAAATACCTGTTGAAATAGACCACTTGAATGTCCATCCAAAACATAGCGTAATAAGCTTGATAATTCCACAAGTTGCAATCCAGCTTACAGCATATGCAAGTATTACAAGTATAATAAATCCAATGATTAGTAAGATATTGCCTGACATTTTATCTTTTAATTTGCTCATAGTTACTCCTCTCTATTAATTATAAGACGGTTCGGTTTTATCGGTTCTCACAATTTCGAAAATAGGGAACTGAACTGAAATTCCACCATCTTTATTTTTAGTTTCTGCTTTGAATTTAATTTGCACAATTTTCCCTATAATCTCATCAGGATTATTCCAATAATAATCTCGCTGCTTATCTGTAAATCCAGATCCTACACCAAGCTCATGCCCTTTATAATCACATTTAATTAATCCCAATGTACCTTTATATTTACCATCGCCCTCAATAATTTCAGTACAACGAATATCGGAATGCTTAAATGACTTGATTTTAAGAATCCCGTTGTTGCGTTTATTCTTCCATTTAGTATCCTTATTAAGCATAAGACCTTCCCAACCGTCTTTATCTGCTTTATCAAGTAATAATGGAATAACTGATTTATCAGTTCCTTCATATATAATAGGTACAACTTCAAGATTGTCGGTATTCAGTCTCGAAATGGCTACAGTAAGAGGGTTAATTAACTGAGTTCTGCGCTGCCGATACGTCAATTGACTTTTACCCTGTGTAAATTCTTCAACTGGGAGTATTTCATAAATTACAAATTTAATACAAGATTTATCAGAATCATCAGAATTGATAATGCCAGTTCCTAACTGGAAATTATCATTATCAGAAAGGTTATCATAATTTTTACGAATTAATTCTCCATTAATAAAGAAATTATCTATATTAGGAAGTCTTTTAAGGTCTTTGATTATATGATCAAGTCCTGTAAATGGCTTACCTTGTCTACTTATTAATTGTCCGTGTTTCCATCCGGCATTAGATCCGTTAAGTTTTTGAGATAGAGCAAACCACTCACCATCTTTAGGCTCGTTCTTTTCAGAGATAGGATAAGCTTGCTGTACGTCCCAAGATGGGATTAAGCCAGGAATAACATTATTGACGACTTTCTTATCACATCCAAGACGGAATTTCTTTGTAATTAAGTCTATGTAAAAACTACGATATTCTTTAGGTTGCTCATTGATAAAACTTTGTATCATTGAAATATCATAATCTGTTCCTGTATTATTAGTTTTCAAATATTGTATAACATCTTCAAATTCTGCCAAAATATAATTTGATGGATGAACTTTCTTAGAAATTTTTTTGGTAGACAAACCAGTTTGTATATTAGAATCACATAGAAATTTTAAACATTTCTTGAATAATTCATTATCTTTATTGTCATTGATAATCACTTTCTTCTCATTTAAACTGCTCGTAGATTGTATCTGTTTAAATAAACTAATTACTGTTTCCATCGTCCACTTCCTCTCCACAATATTCTTTTAAATATGTAAGCATCTTATTTTCCTCAATGAAAAACGGATCAATTTTCTTGTCGCAAGATACCCATCCAAGAAAATTCATCATAAGTTGTCCGTATCTCCAATCAGGAAAATATTTCTTCCATATTCTATTTAATTCTGCTGTAAATTGATCTATACGTGCTGGATTTCTAATTATGATCGCCTCCTCTTTGTGAAATGAACATTTACTTGTGTACTTCATAAAACCATTCATTGTATAAATCATACCTATTTTGAATATTAAGCCAATTAATTTCCTTACTATTATCCTTTGCCCATTTTATAAATTCAGAAATCTTACCACAGCAACCAAACTCAGGACACCCTGCCCTATAAATGCAATTAGGCACTAAAACATCTGATTCTAATGGATGAGTTTTATGTAGTTCAATCTTAAAATCTTCTGCTAATTCAATCGCTTCAGGTGTAGCATTTCCACATAATCTTTTTCTCCATGAGTCAATAAGATTCTGTTCATTAGCATATCCATCAAAATTTACCAATGCATCTTGTGGTTTCTTTCCTCGTGGAGTATCATCAACCAATCTATCATCTCTTTGAGAACTAATAAATTTTTCAAATTTATGTCTTGACCATTCTGTACTCAGCCAATAATAAATACTTTTCCATGACCAATCAAATTCAAGTAATCTAATTGGCGAATGTTCAGATATGAGCAACTTCTTTTTAAAAGTATCTGTTGCTTCGTTCTCTGTAAAATCTTTATTATCCGTAGTTCTACAATGATTCTTTATTCTCTTCCAATCATCACCAAACCAGTTAAAAATTGTTTTCAATTGTTATTTCTCCTTTCTAAACTTCCAGACATAATCAACAAAACTGCCCCAATTCATTGTCACCTGGTCGTAAATGTCAATCTTGACATCATTAGCATCTCCAATCCACGAATGCAAAATCAATTCATACTCTGATTTACTCCACATGTAATACATTAATTCTTTCTTTAATTGAGCAGAAAATTCTTCCTTAGTTAGATTCTCTTTTAACATATCCTCTACTTTATCTCTAAATGTACTATGTTCAAAGATGTTCCACTTAATTATCTTTCGTCTGTTAATATCATGATAAAATGCATACCATTCTATAAGAACCACCTCCTGATTATTTATTCTCTTTTTATTTGTGAAATGATGAGCGAATTGCTCTAAGAAATGTAACGAAAATTATTATATAGAAATCGTAGTAATGAAATAATGGCTTCCTGTTACATTAATTTCTCCAAGGATCGTGCTTGCTTAAAACTTCTCTTATTTCATCGATCATATCGTTCATATATCCATCAGACTTAGCCTGGATATAATCTTTTACCGAATCAACATCTAAACCTATATCAATTGCATCATTATGATAAGGTTCACCAGTTAATTTTTCTCCATAACTAATTTCATCAAATGGAATATCATAACATTCACCTGAATCTCCATCTACACAGCTAAAAGTCAGCTTTGTATTTTCGTCATATCCAATTTCATTTAATCTATTAATCAAATCTACTGCTTTCATTTATTCTCCTTTCATCTTCCAAAGAAACTGTCGTTTATTTTGTTTCATATTTAGCTTTTAATCTTTCTAATTCTGCAAGTTCTTTTTGTTTAATTTCTTCTTCTTCTTTTTTTATTCGTTCTAGTTCTTTACATGGTGCAGCAAGTTTATAATTCATTAATTGAATACTATCATCTGTAATTTCCCCATCGACATACGAACGCAATTCAGCTAAATAATCTTGAGCTATTTTTTCTGCTAATTTTCTGTTATCACGATCTATATTAATAGTAAAACATAACCAGTCATTCATAGCATATATGCCTTGTCTTACGCTATTACGATGTAAATAATCGTCAATATAACAAGTATATCTCTCAGGTTCTTCTCTCATAATCCAGTTCCATTTGTTTGTATAATCACCACGATCAAACGTAACTTCATGGCAATATTTTAAGGAGACTTTCGATAAATCTTTTTCATCAGTTAAATCTTTTAATGGCTTTACATAATAATCACCATTTCCACATAAACAGCAATATTTTTCTGCATCTTCACGATTATTAAAATAACCGACTATATACCAGTCACTATAACAACCACCAAATACTCCATAAACCATATTTGTACCTCTCTTTCATATAAATGATGGACAATAAATCCGTTTTTCATTGGCTTTTTGAGTCTCTGAAACACCCTATTTATGGGCATTCCAGGAATTCTCTATTGTATTATTCTCTCTATCGAAGATAATTCTTTAAGAAATATTCAAAATACTCCCTGATAAACAGTCCTGAATATTGATTGTTTGGCATAAACATAACTGGAATATTATATTTAAACCAAAAGCTGTGTATTGATGCAATGAATGATTTTCGATTATATTTTGTATCATAATTTCCTGTTGCAATATCGTCATAAGAAGCATTTTCAATTAACAGAACTTTTGTTTCAGGTGCAAGACATAATTCTTTTTCAAATCTATCACGCTCTTTTGTCAGATTGCCACTTATCTCTTCGAGACTTGCTTTTCTCTCAATGACACATGTTGTATTAAAATACAAATCACGAGGTATGGATAACTTCTCATTTGCAGGAATCATGAACGAATAATCTCCATAACCGAGTGCTTTCTTTTTATATGAAATTCCTTTTCGATCAAAGTAATCTGTAATGTGGGAATTGACTTTCTCCCTTGTGTCAATAAGGATTGTAATGGAAGATATTAACTCTTCCATTTCCTTATCTGTATATTTATATTTGTTAAAAATCGTCTTCGTCCTCCTCAATATCATTTTTTATTACAAATTTGCTTAACCAAAATTCAAATTTATCAGGTACTTCTTTATAAATTTTCTTACCTGTAACTGGATTTATTTCACCAGTTGGCTCTTTTTTATTCTTCTTTTCAAGGGAAATTATGTAAAGAACCGAACCCAAATCAAATGGGCTACGATTATACTGACTTGTCCACATTTTTACATCTCTTGTTTTCCCACTATAGATTTCAAACAAGTGAACATTTACTATGGATTTTTTAATATCCAATTCAGATACATAATACAAACGCTTGCTTACTTTTGGATTTGAATCACTTACAATCCCAAGAACTTTTCGTTGATTATCTAATCTTTCTTTTAATGTCAATTCTCTATATGGAATTTTTGATATTAGCTCATTAATGATTTTGCCAAAATCAAGTTTATTAAACTGCTTTGCAGTCTCATTCCCATATTTTGAAAGAACATCAAATGGCAGATTATTCTTTTCAGCCTTGTCTTTTGCAATTTGTTTTGCTCCATTAAGCAGGTCATAATATCGTGTAATTTCAAGAAGAGTATTTACATCTCCATATTTCTTAAAATAATTAATCCTAATGAGTTTATTAACAATGGTTTTATTGATTGAATTAGAAAACAATGCAGTTAATACATCTGTAAAAGTTTCATATTCCTTTTGTCCTAATTCATATAAAGTATCAACTACACCTTCGCCAAAACCTTTGACGCTGGATAGATTAGGATATATTAGTTTATTCTCTTCATTGATTGTAACTTTTCGATTATCTGCACCAAATTCATAGCCACCCAATTTATAGCCCCAAAATTTAATAGCCTCTTTTACAAGAGCATCAATTTTATCTTTTTTATTTTTTTCTTGATAATGGTTAATAGCCACTTCATAAAATGTTTTTGTGTGATGTGCTTTGAACCAAGCTTGATATGCAGAGTCCCCTCCCATTGAATAAGCATGTGGAGAATTGAAGGCGTATCTCGCAGAATCCTCAATTACATTCCATACATTCTTGAAATTATCTATATTGCCAAATTCATCATTCCATGAGTGATTTAACTCAGAAAGCAAATGTTCTTTCTTTTCGCCCTTTAATTTTTTTTTGGAAATAGACTTAATGACACCATATGTTTCACCCATTTGTAATTGCAGGAATGAAAGAACTTTCATAATAGATTCCTGATAAATCATGAAATGAGCAGTGTCAGATAATAGATCATCAATCTTCTTTTCACCTGTTGTATAAGGTTCACGATTTAAGAATGTACTAAGCAATGAGGCAAAACCAGGTCTAATTGCTGCAATAAAACTACTTAATTCAGCCAAATTCTGTGGTTTATATTTTTTTACACGATTAGTTGTGGCTGCTTTTTCACATTGATTAACACAACAAGTTATACCGTTCGCATAAATATCCCATGTCTGTTTATCATTGTCTATCATATGTCTTAGTTCATCAAATGTAGGAACTTCCATACCGATACTGTGAAAGAATTTATATGTAAGATAAACGCTATCTACAATAAGAAAATCTTCTTTAACATATCCAAATTCATCAAGATAACCACCCTCAATAGCTGCACATACAGTTCTTTTACCAGTTGATTCAGATATAGCACTTATCAGTCCTACTTCTCTTCGTATATCGCCATCAAAAATAAAATGTCCACAAGCATGTACCTTTAAGTTAATAGTAATACCTTGATACTCATTACTTTGTTTGAATAGAGAAATATACTCTTCTGGGATATAATCTTCAACATGGATATCCTCTTTTTCATCGTCATCGGCATATTTTAAATCTTTGTTATATTCATCAAGATATTTTGAAATCTGATTGGCATCTTCAGGTTTAACATTATTTGCACCTGCGTATAACTGCCATGCTGCTTTTTCTTTCAATTTTTCTATTGCCATCAATGGATAACAACCATGTTCACCAAGTAATTTTCTTGCTGCTTTAACAAATGGTTCTTGTGTGGCAACATTTAGGTCGATATCTGGCATCTGACCTGCCAACACACGTTCTTTAGTTAAGAATCTTTCAGGATAAATTGGAATATCAGCATTGAATCTATCAACGGTTGTTAATCCTAAAAGTTTATTTGTAATGAATGAAGCTGCACTACCTCTTGATGTAGTTGTTAAAATACCACCTTCATTTTGGACTGCATCATCTACAATAGCCTTACTTGTCAAGAAATAATCAACAACCCCAGCTTCCATAACTTGTTTTGCTTCATATCTGATTCCATCTGCTTTTTCTTTAGACTTTTCCTTTTCTTTGGCATATGCTTTATTCAAAATATCTTTGTAGATTTTACATTTTTCTTTATATGTTTTATCTTTACAAACACTGGGAATCTTAAATTTTCTATCAAGAACAATTTCTTCACATTCAGATACAAAAACATTCGTATTCATAATTGCTCTATATATTTCTTCTCTGTTTAAAACTCCTTGTTCTTCAAATCTTTTTATAACAGTCTTGGTATCTGGATAATCAAGATACCATCCTTCTTCGTCAGGATAATTAATATCTTTATATTTAAGAATCTGATCACGCTTAATTGAATTCTCATCTTTTACATAATGACTATCAAGACCACAAATAATTTGAATATTATGCTCTTTTGCAATTCTTAATATCTTTTTATTCAATTCCTTTTGTTTATCTGTATTATGATACTGTACTTCTAAAAAGAAATTGTTACCAAAATATTTATGTACTTTTAACCATATATCCTCTGCATCCTCATAATGCCATCCAGCAACACACGCAGATGTTACAATCACGTTATCTTTAGGAATATTAAATAGTAATTCTAAATCAATACGTGGCTTATAATAATATCCATCAATATTTGCCATAGATAAAGCAAAATTAATATCTCCACGACCTTCAGCATTCTTAGCTGCTACAATCATGTGACAATTTGCTCTATCTTTTTCTTTTCTATCTTTTACCCAATATACTTCGGACGAATGTATATATTTGAGATGTTCGCTCTCAGCAACTTTATATACTTGAAACTGATTACCTTGTGAACCATGTTCTCCAGAATATAAACATTTTGTTCCAAACTCATGTACTCTATCAGCGTATGCATTAATTGATTCAGCACAATCTGGGGTAGATGTATTACTAAAATCTTTATGGCAATGATAATTTTCAAGATATAAATTTTTCACATAATCTTCTGCTGAATAAGGAAATTTAAACGTTAATGTTGGAATAATTTTTTTAACTAATTCAATATCAGAAATATCAAGCTACCTCCTTAATCTCATCACATATTGCTTTTAATACAAATTTTCTACCAAAAAATCCCGAATCAAGTGTACATACAATTTCTAACTCATCATTCATCATCGAATGATCCTCCATCTCGTCAAATGAACCATCAAAATTCCACTTGATAATTTGTAGATAATCATTTGGTTTTATTACAAGATGTTTATAGTCACTCATTTGACTGATTTCATATTCATCAATACCATCAATAAATACTTTGACAGGCTTAAAATTTGTACCAGATATTTTATCTATCTTCTTTAGATTCTCCACAAGCTTGCGAGTAACATCCGAAATATTAATCTGAATATCTACATCTATAGAGGTGTCAGATTCCAATTCTGGAAGAGTTTCTTCTATATATAATGCAAACTTATCAATGTCAGATTTTTTTATAGTAATACCACTTGCTAATTCATGCCCGTCTGCTTTTGCAAAACCACTGTCGTTACAAATCTGGCGAAAATCATCTACCCCAATTGCTCTCATTGAACCAGAAAATGTATCCTTAGTGTCTTTTAGAACAAGAATAGGTTTTTGATACTTTTCTAATAACTTATTTCCAAGTAATCCACTAACACCATAAGGTGTATCTATATATGTAATAATCATCTTCTTATCTGACTGAGCATTACATTGTTGTAATATATCTGGTAATAGTCTATCTACTTCCTTGTTTTGATCTTCCTTACACTTCTTTAGTTCTTTTACATAGGCTAAAACTTGTTTATTTTCATCTTCTAAAAATGCTTTCATAACAATTTCATTTTTACCCATGCGATTACTTGCATTGACAATTGGTGCAATGCTGAATGAAATAGCTGTACTATTAAATTCAAATCCACCCACTATTTTCTTAACCGCTGGATTATATATTTTCTCTAATCCTTTTGAGACAATATATCTATTTTCCATAACAGTCATATCCATCATATCTCCAACAATTCCACAAGCGGCTAAATCAATAAGTTCGTCTGCATAATCTGTAATATATTGCTCATCAAGATATTTGCAAAACTTCCACACAACACCTGATCCGGATAATTGTGGATTCTCATAATTTCTTTGTGAAGATACTAAAATTGAAACTTCATCATATGATTCATTCTCTTTAATTGCATGATGATCAAGGATAATTGTATCTATTCCCATCTCTTTCAGTTTTTTATACTGAGAGACATCTTTATCTAAGCTATCTACAATAATCAACAAATCAATTCCATTAAACTGAGCTAAATCTTGCCCTATCAAACCATGCATCTTACCTTCATCTATATAAGTCTTAATGTCAGTAGTAAAATGTTTTAAATATCTTGTTATTTCTGTTCCAGATGTAATGCCATCTAAGTCAGTATCAAACAAAATTCCTATACATTCATTATTTGCAATTGCAGAGTCTACTCTTTGATATGCTTCATCTATGCGGAATAATGAATCTAATGGTAATAAATCTTCTTCTGTTGGATTTAAAAAATGTTCAACATTTTCGATCCCTCTTTGATTAAGAATCGTATCAAATACTTCATCTTCATACATCCCACGACAATCGTTTAATATTTTATAATTCGTCTTCGTCATCCTCATCTCCAATCATTGTTATCTCATTTTGTAAAATATTTTCTAAACATTCTTTTCCTAAATCAGATGGCGAAACTTTATTCTCATATCCTCGACCGAAGTAACTCCAATATCCAAGTTCAACTTCTGTAAACCTGGAATAATTTTTGACCATATCAATATTTCTCATAATATTTTCAAGTCCATATCCTACATCATGTAGGAAGATTATTCGTTTGGGATTTAATTCGAGAAGCATTTTGACTTGTTGAATAGAAATAGATCCGCTTCCAAGAGATACGCAATTTCTTATTCCGTATGAATAGCACTGCATACAACTCTTCTCAGCCTCAAAGATATAGATAGTATTATCTACTAAAAATTCATAATTCTGAGAATATCCAAATAATGTTTGGCTCATGCTGCAAGGAACAGCATAAAAATATTTCATTTCACCATCAGGAACATCATAATTGAATCGTTCCTTAACACCCATTAACTGTCCAAATTGATTTCTTATGGGAATAACAATTCCTTGTGATTCTACATCATACTTTATTTTAAAAAATTTTTGTGAAAGAAGCGATATATTATCAGCAAGAAACCTTATATTCCCACAATTAACATAGCAATCTAAGATGGAATCATCATATGTATTGACTTTATTAGTTCTTCGCTTTCTAATCTTTTCATAAAATCCTCCAAAAATTCCTTTGTTATCAAAGAAATCATAATAATCTGTAATCCCTAATGCATGTCTTACTTCATTAAGTACATCTATAAATTCAACTTTTCTTTGCTCAATAATATACGAAAAAATATCTTTTCTTATATTTCTCGCATAATCAATGGTATACAAATACTCGTTGTTTTCGAGATTGATTACTATACTTTTCTTTGATGACTTCTCATCTCGTCCAAAAGATATATATTTAGGACGAATTACTATGTTACAATAGCCAAAATGTTCTAATACATCTTTAAGCTTATCTGGGTGATTTATCAGTTCTTTCTTAATATCTGCTAACATATATCACTCCAAAAGTTATTATTTTATTTCACACCATATTTATCATATAAATGTTTCTGTGGTGCAAATTCTCCATAGTATTTATTCTCTGCTTTGAGTCTAGCAATTACAGCTTCTTCAAATGAAGTGCCTCTGTATACTGTATATTGATGTTTATCAATATTCACTCTAGCTTTCCAAACACCCGATTGGTTATCAAAACTTACACCAATTACTCCACTGGTATTATTAGATTGTTTTGTTCTATTTTGTAAATTTTGAGAATAGTTGGCGGTGCGTAAATTATTTCTTCTGTTATCAAATGTGTTTCTATTTATGTGATCCATACAACTTTTACCAGTCAATATCCTATGCATAGGAATCATTTCCCCGTCAATTGTCGTCACTATTCTTCGATATGCTCCATTACCATTTTGTATAACCCAATAATATTTTGAAACTAAATCAAAATCTTCTAAATCAAAAATAAATGTTTCACCATTTTTAAAATATCCAACGCCATATTCATTTGATAAATCATATTTATTTTCTTTACGTTTTTTACATCGAATAGCTTTGTCCATATTTTGATTATGAACTATTGTTAGTTCTCTTCTTAAACAACCACACGAATTAGTTGTTCCTGCACATAAATTTGAACTAGATACTATCGTCTCATTACCACAATCACACCTGCATAACCAATGAGGACGTTTATATTCTTTATCTGTTGCCCTCTTAATAACTGTTAATCTGCCATATCTATTCCCCGTTAAATCAAGTAATTTCATAATTATTTTATTTCTCCATGCTTAAATCTCGCTTGCGCAACTTCCCTGAAGATACAATGGTCGCCATCATAACGTAAAAGATATCCAATTCCATTATCACTTGAATTAGCTCCACTACGACATTTCTCTATGAATATTGCTCTCCATACGGCATTAGGATCAGGTTTATACTCTTCTTCTATCCATTTATCATTGACCTTTTTTAGTCGAAATGGACGACAATAGAATTTACTCTTTTCATCTAATTCCTCTGCGTATACAGTTCTCATGAGGAATAGATTTTCCAATATTTCCTTAATCTGTTTAGCATTACTCAAACAGCTTGCATCCAAGAATAACTTTCCTTTCATATACTCTGCTAACTGCACAGAAGCAAGCATAATCAGATTGTATTTCTTTGCTAATTTATCTAATTCACGACTGTCTCTTACGAGAGATAAGTCTTGCCTTGCAGATGAAAAATCTCCTTCTTGTATCTTAAATGTGTCATATAATACAGTGTCATATCCATATCTCAATACATTTTCACGAATTTTTTTCTTTACAACTCGCATATCAGCATCATTGATAGAAATAAATTTAACTCTACCCTTATAATTCTCTCTCCAAAATTTCTGTACATCTGTCAATTGCTCTCTACTTTCGGCATTAATATCACCAGATGCCATTTTCTTCTTTGTGAGTTTAAAATATCTATTACGTTTTCCAAGCAACCAAACCATGAATTTAATCTTGAATTTTTTGATATTCTCCTCATTGGAGATAATAAGAATTTTTCGATCATAATGCAGAAGTGCCATAAGAATTGTAATCCACCAAGTAGATTTACCTGCACTTGAAAATCCACCCATCATTGTAAGTGTTCCTTCAAGTAATCCCATAATCTGTCGTGATAAAAACGGGAAACAATTCATCTCTTCACCATTCTTATCATAACCAGCAATATCAAACGGTACACCATTTTCTTCGCCATCTTTACAAGACTCTATGAATTCATCATCAAAATCAATTTCTTCCTCTTCAAGTATTTTACTGCTATAACCAGTTCCATAACTAGATATACGAGCTTCATACCAATCTGTTACTTCTTCAGCAGTCATCTTTCTAAACAATTTCAAAGGTATTACCTTTTTATCTCCCACAGTTATTTCCTGCAAAAGATTAAAACCATCCTTATACATATTCAACATAATATTTTCTCTATAAAGAATATCTATATATGTATCAAAATTCTGAGTATTAATAATATCAATTTGGTGTTGAATTGTATCCCAACCACCTCTATTCTCAAATTTCTCAATAACTTCTTCATTCATATTTGATAAGATGGTTATCTCATCTAAGGAATAAAACCCTTTCTTTCTCAGATTTTTTAACAATGAAAAATAAAAAAGACCATCTGCTGTAATAAAATCTTTTTGTTCAAATGTTGTATCATCAAGCAGAAGCATATCCTTGAAAAAACAACTGATAACATTACCTTCATACTCAATTCTACCTTTTAATAATTGAGCAGGATATTTTTCTTTTACACCTGTAATAAATTCACTTATGTTAATCACCTACGCTTTCTTCAATTTCAGATAAACTTCTACGTTTATTTCTTCTCTTATAATTCATAATTGGCATATCAACTTCAACTTCTCTCGGTTTTTCAGACTCTTTCATTTTAAAGTCAGTCAAATTATTTTTAAGTATTGCAGCGAAATACCGAATTTTTGCATATTCACTTACAAAATCCTTTTCAAGAACCCTTGTTATATACTCTTTATTCTCTGTTAGATATGCCAAAATATGTTCATAAGAATACACATCTAATAAAAGATTTATCTCTTTGAACAAAGCGGAATTTAAAACTTTATATCCAAATATCTGATTAATACATTCGTATGTATTATCTTTTACTTCCTTTTCGTGCAATACTTTCTGATATTCAGCTTCATTGCAATAGTAGGTGTTTTTGCCACCTACTACCACTTTGAATGCTTCATTTCTATCTACTTTAGTACCACACAGTCTGCATTTAACCAGCATGTGTTACTCCTTTTAGTTCATCATGTCGTAGATTCTCTTTAATCCGTCCTCATCGACATCATTAAGCTTGCCATACTCAGCAATTACATTCTTAACAGATGCCTTTAGTTCTGCATCTTTGCACTCCTTGTACATCTTACGAATAACAGCATCTAAATCATCTGGATATGCAGAAGTTTCTGTTGTCTCTTCGATTGTATCCTCTACGGGTGTGTCGATATCATCAATATCGTCTTCCTCAATAGGATCAGGTTCAGCAACCTTTTCTTCCTTAACTGGTGTTGCCTTCTTAGATGTAGGCTTCTTGGTGGAAACAGAATCGACACGACCATTCTTTAATGCAGTCTCAATTGTATCAATAAATGTCTGTCCCATATTTAACTGGTCAAATGGGATATATTCAGGGATTGATAAATCCTTTAATCTACCACCAGCTTCAACAATTTCATTGCCACGGAAATATAATCTACGCTCTGTTTCTTTTACATAACGTTTTGTGCTATCCCCTTCGCCTTTTTCCTCGATCTCTCTATCAATTAATCCAGTTGCAATAATATCAAAACAATCAGCAACTGCACTCTCATAATCCGCAATAAGAGATGAACCCAATCTCTGAAATCCCTCTTCGTCAAGAGATGCTTTATCTTTTACTGTCTTTAATTTTGTGTGACCAATCATCCAAGGCATAATTCCTGCATTATATAAGTCATTAAGAAACTTTTTAACTAACTTTGCACACTCTTTTTCGCCATTTGTATATCCACCATAAGCAGCCTTGATTGATTTAATCTTCTTTCCATTCTCAAGAATAGATAATCTAATCACCTCTGATTCTGCGATACCAAAAAACTCTTCTGCACTATCGAAACATACCATCTCAACATCATGCTCTTTACCCTTTTCTTTGATAAGCCAATCCTTTACTTCAACTAAATCTTTCCATGTATTTGCATGTGTTGTAAAAATATTATCAATCATATTAGTACCGTGCTCCATACCACAAGATACTAACAATCCTTTTTCTGGATTTCCAAATTTGGCATTAATCATATCTGCCCATAAACTTGTCTTACCAAACTTACGAACTCCCATAATAAATCCTGTAATCTTATTGATCTCTGTTGCCGATCTCTGTAATGTTGGTTTGTTCATTAATATAATTCCTCCATATTCCTATTTGTTATTATCGAGAGAGGGCAAAATGCCCTCATCTCTTTTAAAGTTCATCATCGTCATCTTCAAAAAGGTCTTCTGTTCCTTCTGGAAGCTCCTCTTCAAGTGGCTTAATTACCATATCATCTTCTGTATATACCGTGTCTTGTCTGCCCTTAGTGAATCCCTTTGCTGGCTTTAAGAACTGATACTCTCTAATCCTTTCACCATATACACTTCCACCAAGTTCTGCACGAATGTCATCCATAGTAATAAGACCACACTCTAAGTCATCCTTCTGTTCATCAGTAAGCATGTCCTCTGTAATTTCTGTCTTCTGAGCACCATTAAGCATATTAACGACTGCACCATATTCCTTGAACGTATCATCATCAACAATAAATTTATGCTTAATTGACTCTGCTCTCTTCTTAGCCTTTTCATCAGCATCATCTGAAGGAACTGGAATTGTAATTGTAACTGGCACAGCAATATTACCCTTACGATTATTGTCATATTCCATCATGTATCCATTCACATAATACTTACCCTTCTCTTCTACACTCATATCATCTAAACTCTCTGAGTTAAATAAGATATTAATTGTAGCTGTTGAACTCTCTTCTGCATCGTCTGCTGCGAGATAAATACGATTAGGAACATATGATTCATAAACTCTCTGATTCTTGTCTGAATACTGATACTCACCATTTCCACGAATGAAGAACTTCTTATCAGAATACTTTCCACTATCAATAACTTTCTTGATAAAGTCGATGAAATCCCATTCTGAAATAAATTCATGTCTTCTTTTGTTACTCTTTTCAAGCTCCGCATTTACATCTGCTTCATTCTCAAGACCAATCTCTTTTAACTCTTCATCAGTAAGGCTTGTTCCTTCCTTAACCTTTTCAGCAGCTTTTTCAAGCTTATATCTACGACCTGGCTTTTCAAGATCGAAGATGAACTTCTTAAACTCTGCAACTTCTGCTAACTTTGATGATGTAAGTCTCTCCTTAAATGGAATCTTTAATGATTCACCCTTAACCTTATTACCATTTTCATCTACACCACTCTTAGAAAATGTGTACACATCACCGTGACCATCCGCAAAAGCACCTGATGTAACAGTCATCATGTGTCTGTTGTCTCCGCAAGCTACATTAAACATTAACTGTTTGCGTACCCAACCAGAATCAAACTGTTTTTCCTGATAAGGATGGAACTTTTCACTCTCCTTACCGATACTTAACTTTCCTGTCATTTCAAAATTCATTAAATGAATCCTCCTTATATGTAATAAAATTTAATAAATAACTTATATATAAACGCCCTTATCAGGACGGAACATGGAAGTAAATCTATATGAAAATTTATCCATAAACAGTGATTTTTGAGCGCACAAACTCAAGGGTATGCTGTTCTTCCACCTATGCAAATGCTTTCCACATTTATTTATTTTCTTGTTTATCACAGATTTTATATATTATTCGTGACATTTTATTTTTGGAATTTTTGAACTGAATTGTTCAAGACTGATTAGATATTATCTAAGATATTTCCTGTTACTTCATACATTTCCAAATCATTTAATTCACACCATGATTCAAAGTTATCTCTCTGAACATACCAACCAACATTCATTCCGAGAAATTCATTCTCACCATTTCCATAAGAGACTGCATTATATAATTCTCCGTTTAGAATGTCGTTTTCAAAGATTAACTTGCCATTTTTATCATGGCTGCCTGTACATCTACACAATGTCTTTGGATTTATTTCTTCAAAACCATCGGTTTCACCATGAGAATAGAATATTGTTGTTGGTTCAAATATTATATGAATTTCTTTACCATACATATCTAAACCTTTTACATAATATCCACAAACCCATTGACCACTACTAATGCTCTTTGCTTTACATAGCTGCGTATCTAAATTCTTCATTTTCACCCACTTATATATTCTCTATTTATACAGCAATTCTTACTTTGATAAATCTATATGGCTGATAAGCGTTTGGATATTTCTCTCTATCCACTTTACTGATAAACATTTCATATGGTCTAATCCATACTCTTTTATCCTTTAAACTCTGATATACAACCATCTTTTCTTCTGTTTCTGTATTAGTTCCAATGGCAATAATCTTATAGAAACCACCTTTAAAATGTTGTACTGTGTCTCCTGGTTGAAAATCTCTATCATACGTGAATAAATCATCTACACCATTTGATTGCATATGTCCCAATATCTCAACATTCATTGTGATAAATTCACCATGTTTTAAAAGTTCGTCCTTTTCAATCAGTGCCACATTATCAACTAAGTAACCATCCTCTTTTTCTTCACAAGTAACTGTCTGCCCTGACTTCCAGTTATTTGCAAAGTCTTCATTAAATCTAAAATCTGCCACTTTCTCACCTCCTCGATATTTTTATTCTCTTAATTAACAAAAATCACTTTCATCCATACCACAATACTCTTGCATATCAATATAATATTGGTCATCATGTAATGGAGTTCTTTTAGCTCTTTCAAAATACTTGCCAATATCTAACCAACATTGATGTTTCGTAAGAGGTTGAATATCCATGCCCAAGTGATTGTTGATGAATAATATTGTCTTTTCCTGTTTTTCTGTTGGATTATATTTCTTAGGAATCTTCCATTCACCATCCAAATATGTAATTTTACATGACTTACAAACAAATTTTTCATGTTCAACTTTCTGATAATAAATCTCTTCATCTTCCCAATGATAAAACCCTTCCATTTTACAATAGGTTTTATTGTCCATTTCTTGATCACAATTAGGACACTTCATATTCTCATCTCCTCAAATTTCCCAATGAAACAGTGATTTACTGTGAACTACTTCACTTACTTATTCTCTGTTTTACTCTTATTATCCAACTCTTTTAATGTTTCCGTTATTTTCAAAACTTCTTCGTTAATATATTCATTCAATTCCTTTTGATATTGCTCAATACTTTTCTTATACTTTTTCAATATCATTGAAATCACTAGATTCACCTCATCTTCTGATAATATATTCTCCGTATTTGAGCATTTTGAATGAATAAATAATTTTGCCGATGAATCAGTATCATTGTTATAAGATTTAATGTTATCAATAATGATTTTTGCATTACTGCTTATTGAATCAATACTACTAATAAAACAACGGCAAGCATTATATTCTCGATTATCCATATCCACCTCTTCTTATTCTGTATTCGATTTTCATTTTTATTGGGAATTGTGATTCGAATGAATCATAGATTATAAAACAATTCTATATGCAAGTTTCTTTGTAATAAAACCTGATGGATGTAAAACCATACAAGATAGATGAATGTCATCATATATCAAATCTGTCATTGTACAATTCGATAAGATACTGTAACCACGCATAGTCTTTGACTTAAAATAAACAGCTTCGCCATTATATTTTTCAAATGCTTTGCAATATGTATCCCAATCTTCAACTTCAACAATTTGTGACTGATGATCTCTTATGATATTATCTTCATCAATGCTCAAATTTGTCTCAATTACCTGAATCACATTTCTCACCTCTTACTTTTATTCTCTTATTTTTGGAAATTGTTAGCTGAATCGCTAAGATTAGTTATTTAAGAAATTTCTAATATCAGTCATCATCTGTTCAGATTCGTCAAGATAATATCTGTGAGTATCTTCACCATCATAATATTCAAAATACGGAATTGGCTGCTCGTCATTATCATATACAAATCCAAGTTCTGAATATGCATCAAAATATACAGACACATGCTTTCCATTATAATCAATTACAAATCTGATAATTGCTCCTGCGAATGGTGGAATGATTTTTACATCCCATTCTTTATCAAAATGAAAAGCAGGAAGTCTATTAGCCCAACCTCTAAACTCATGCATCTGTTCCACTTTTGATAGTATGAGTGCTTTATTTACATTTTCCTGTAAGTTCATTTGTTTCTTCACCTCCAACTATATATTCTCTGTTTTCTTTCTTCTCATTACTAATTCAAACTCTGTGCTAGGATATGAAATCTGATATTCTTCTTTCTTGCCTTCTGAGTCTTCCATATTGCCCATAAACCATGCATATACAGCATCTATTACTTCATTTGTAACATCTATTTTCTGTCCAATCCACATATGTTTTTCTGTATCCTGAGTTCCATAGTAAATTGTATTTGTTATTGGACTTATACCAAAACCTTTCTTTTTCGCCATTTATTTTTCTCCTTACTGCAACATTTCTGGATAAAAGTCATACAAATAATCTCCAAAATCCCCACTTCTTTCTGAACCTGTTTGGCTCTGCCAAAAATGTTTCCACTCTTTACCTCGCTCAGTCTGAACAAACTGTTCATATTTAGGTCTTAAAGCCTCTCTATCTTTACAAATATCACTCATTCTATAAATCTCCTTTAAAATTGAACTAAAAAATGTCAGATTCCTGTGATTTTATTTCTTACCTGAAACATCCTCTAAAACAGGTTTTTCATTGATAATCTCATGTAAAACCACAAAGGCAAGACCGTAATGGAATTCAACTTCATATTTGTCATAGACATTCGTATCAATAAGTAAATGAACATTAATTTCATTCTCAAATCCAATGGCTTCGTTTTTATAATCACCATTGATATTCAGATAAGTTTCCTTAGTTCTATTAACAAACTCTGTCTCATATTTAATATTCTCTTTTGGAATGCCAGTCGCATTATAAATATAAATCTTATCTGTTCCTACCTGTGCGACTCTATAAGCTGCTGTGTAATTATTAAACATATTTTTATTCTCCTTCTTAAATAAACCCAATTCTTTACCGACTGCTATTGCACTTCTTAATACCTCATCATATCGACTCGTTTCAGAAAAATTATTTTTGCTAGAGCAATAAACAAGTGGTTTTATAATTTGAGCCCATTCTGATTCCTTAATATCTTCGCATTGAATTTCTACAACAAATACTTTTTCTTCAACATTGCCAAAATTTTCTATTCGTTTGTTTTCAATATCGTATGTAATAGTTGTTAAATATGGCATAATTGAATAATTAACAACATCTCTATCAATTCCACCATCAATTACTACACCATTAAATTTATGTCCTCGCACACAATCACTGACTTGAAGAACCGTAATACAACTTCCATTCTCCCACCAAAATCTTGTCTCGTGATTACTGATCCTATGTTGAACTTGTGCAGAAGATGATAATAAATTGGAGATACATTTTATTACAATCTCTCGTTGAACTTGTGTTATTACGAATACTCCACATTTATATCTCTCATATTGTTCACAGAACTCAATCTGTTTTTCTAATGCTTGTACTAAATTCGTATGTATCAATCCTCCTTATATATTCTCCAAAAGAAATCGAAATTTACTTTGTTTTTCTCCAACTAATACTGTAATATGATTCATTATACTGAGTACCAGTTTCTACTTTATAACCAAGTCCCTCTAATTTCTTTCGTGTTTCAGGTTTTAAATAACCATCTTCACAGATTGAAAATTTGCCATCTGCAATTGCATCTCTAATCAATTTTGATAACTCTGTTAATTGCTGTGTAGTGCAACTATCAATTGCATTGTTTGTCATCTTATTTGCTTCTGATGCAGACGGGATAACATTCTTTGGTGGCTGAACTTCTGGCATAGGAATGTTAGAGTCTGTTAAAGGCAAAGAAGTAATCGTATCTTTACATACATTCTTTTCATCACACAGATTACCATCACTCTGTCTCCACCATGCTTCTTCACCTGCTAATTTAACAAATTCCTCTTCCGACATATCACACATCTTATTAAATAGATCTTCAGATACTTCCCATACCTCATATCTATTTCCAGCATATATAATTTCAGCATCATTTGGTGGATTATCTACAATGTCAAAAAATCTTTTTAATTTATTTCCTAAAATTTCCATTATTTTACCTCCCAAGGAAACCGATATTTCTTGTCCATTTTATTACTATATATAGTAGTTTAAAATTATACATCTACTATATATAGTATGTATTTTTTATGAAATATACTACCTATTGTATTATTCTCTCTTTTACTTCAATAGAGCAGCAATCTCATCAATTTCCAGCTCTGTTTTCTTATCATCAGAAAGCAACTTGTCCAACTTGCTCTCCATTTTCTTCAAATCAGACTCTTCTTTCTTCAGACCAGATACCTCTAACTTACTCTTAATATCTTTAATCCATGCTGTCACACTATATCCTGAAATTTCAAAATCAACCATATTAAGATCCTTTGCAGACATTAAATATGAATTCAATCTAATTAAAAGTAACAACAACGCATCATCTGAACACACGTTAAGATTAATTGTCATTCCATCCATATTAAGAACGCAATTTGTTTCAGGAATAAACCTAACCTTCTTCTCAGAAATTGATTTCTTCTTAGTTTCAATCTGTTTCTTTAATTCTAAAATTCTGTCATCATTTTTACTCATTAAACTCGTACTCCTTTTTATATTCTCTGCCATTTGCTAAATATTTTTGAATATACATTGGTTTCATTGTTTCAAAAATCTGTTCAATAGTAATAGGAATCATATGCTTTTCTTCTTTGTCGTTATATGGATATCGGTTTGATTTAACCATTTTAGATGTGGTAGGAAATATGTCAGTTACTTCAATACGTTCTTCAGAAGAGTAATGATAATTGTGTACTATTTGTATTTTACGAACAATGTATAAATCATTATCCTGTTTACAAGTGTCAAATACACATTTGTTTCCATTATAATATTCGCTTATAAAACGACCTCTTCTCCAATAATCGCCATGCTCTTTCTTAAATTCATCAAACATAAAATATTTATATTCATTTTTGCTACTATCATATGGTGAATAGTCAGGTTCTCCTTCTAACTTATCAAAAATATCTGCATACTTTTCATTACATTTATCATCAATACATTTGATAAATTTATTTTTTGGCATCGATCTATAATGTTCAAAATAACTACCTTTCCAAAACCAGAAATGCTTGCCTTTATTATCCCAATTTCCATACTGGTCATAAACATCGAATTTACCCATATAAATCCAGTTCTCATTATCTTTGGTTAAATATGTAGCACCTATAATTAAATCTTTCGCTTTAATACACTCATTGTTATGTACAATCTTATTAAACTCACTAATCTCTTTATAATCAGGTGACTCTACTGGCATAAGAACTAAATCTTTACCATCCCATCCATATACAAATTCTCCTTCAAGTCCTTTGCCCTTGATACAATTCGCATTTTCGAGAATGTATAATAAATTTTCAATGGTAATTTCAAACTCAAATCCTCTTGGATCATATACTCTACAATAAGCATGTCTATGATCCCATCCTGTAGAGTAATCACCAGCTTTCTTATTTAGTACAAATCCTTCTGTTGGAACATTCTCAAATTCATCATTTGGAATTTTATCGTCACGCCAACTGTTCCATGATGCTTCTTTTCGCAACTTACCTTTTTCATCATAGTAAATGACATAGGCAAGTTTTCCTGTATAAGTTCCTGAACGATTTTGATATCCAACATTTATCGTTTTAGGAACAAAAATGCTACTGTTCAATCTATTGCCTTTTCCTTTCTTTGCATAAACCTTATGTATATAAACTATTAACATATAGTAACTATCTAATTGATTATTCTTTCAAAATACTTCTTACTTATTTATTCTCTTCACTCGGAATGCAGATTTCAAAATCTCCATTCTCATTCATATAATAAGGAAACACACTAGCTGGAATTGTAACCTTATATGCTTTTATCATACATTCATACATTATAAGAAACTTTCCTCTTGAAAAACATGGTCTAACACGAAATCCATTTTCACCTGCTACTTGAATATCAAATGGGATATTTTCTTTAAAATGTTTATCATCATCCAATGCTGCCACTCTGATTGAATTTAAGATAATATTCTTCTGTTTAAAATCATAGTAATCTTCAAAGGTTTTCATAAACTGTACTTTACATAATTCTTTACCAACCATCCATTTATTCTCCTCTTACATTGCCTTTGCAATTGACTTAACCTGGTTATCAAGCCATTTTACAATCAGACGTTTCTTAGCAAGATTCAAACCTTTTTCAATTTCAAATTCATCATCTTTACAACAGGTAGCTTCTGCTTTAAATGCTCCACATCTAATCTGAACTTTCTTTCCGTTAGTTCGATAAAGATAGTTACATCTTACATCTTTGCCATTAATATCTGTAAACCTAATCTCATTTAAGTACCACTTACTCCAAGTTCTCTTTACAGGTTCTTCAACCTTTTCAAAATACTTTTCATACTCGTCATATGACATACAACCAAGATGGCAACCACTAAACTTAAAACAGATTACTCCACCTTCCTGAATATCAGTTACTTCACAAATCTCACCGATGTTATCAAACACACCCATCTTACGAACTAATTTAATTCGATCACCTTTAATCATGCTGCTTTATCCTCCTTATTCGCAAATTTTTTGTTAAATGCATCAATAGCTTTCTGATCCTCTGCTGTTACATCATCATTAAATCTTCGTCTAGCTTGTACAATATGATTATTTCTTACTTCAATCGTTACCAAACTCTCATCTGGTTTGCTCTTTTTTCTCAAAAAAAGAATGTGGCACTCACCGTCAATAACCTTATCTATATATGAAGCAACGCAATTTGACATCTGAGCAGCCTCATCTTTTATATCCTGTGTAGAATCTGGATAAATGAATATGTAATCACCAAAAGAGCATTCATATTGTTTATTTATTCTCTCTTTAAATAATTCTTCTGAGAACTCTTTCTTCATTCGATTGTAATTTCTACAAGCAATCTTATGTGTAGTAAGGAAATGCCGTGGATATTTATCAAATTTAGGACTAATAGTTTTCATCATATTTGCATAGTCATATAACTCTTTAATCACAAATCTAACATCTTCTAACGCTTCAAATGTTTTTAGTTGATCAATATATAGTAAAAGTGGCTTTGCGGTATATCCATACTCTTCAATCAATTTATTAAAATAAGACCAATAATGTCGTTCATATGTATCATGATCGAAGTCATAATTATCTGTTGACCAAATTCTGTAAATATCATCATCTGTCAAGCTCATATATTCCAACTTATATGCGATTAAATGAGCATCAGGATTCTTCTTATAATATTCAAGAATGCTATTCGATAATTTTATTTCTCTGTTTTTACATAATTTAATTAACGCTTTGGGAATTTGATTAATTGTATATCTGAATTTGTTCCTACTATCTAAGATCTCATCTATTCCTGCTGAAAACAACTGTTCATAATTTGAATATCGTGGTACACGATTTAGAATTGTTCCTATATTATATATTGGATGATAACCAGACTCTTCTCTCTTTACAAATCGTAAAAACTTTGCATACTTTTCATCATCGCAACAATCAAACAATTCATTTAAGTTAAAACCACTTAACTGACTACATAGATTTTTTACTGGTTTACCTTTAATTCCAATAGCAGTCTTTGTTGCGAAATCATATTTTACAGTACGACCATCTTCATAATCGAAAATGAGATACTGCTTATCTTTATATACTCTCGTTTATACCACTCCTATCTGTTAAAATTTTTAAAAGAAACGAATCTTTCTTTCTTTTCTATAGTCGTCTATTTATTCTCTTAATATCATCTACTCTTAATGCGATTTTAATTGCCAATTCTAATTTTGACTGCCAAATTCTCAAAATATTGTCTTCTTCTTTCAGATTGTCTTTATTCAAACAATAGCTTATAATCTCATTCTTAATACTATTTTCCAACTCAGAAGATCTTTTGTTTGACCACACGTCAAGTATCGTTAATATACTATTGAATATCCTATCTATTGTTTTATCTGTATATCCATCTTCATCATAACCAAAATAATTTCTTTCGCACTCACCAATAAAATGATCCAGCTTAGACGATTTTTCCTCTGAACGTTTATACCACTTTTTGTATTGCTCAAGCCAATACGATGAACACATACCCCACATTTCCAATAATTCTTCATCAGACGCATATGTTAAAGGTTTTAATCCATTTTCTCTAGCTTTATCCGAAATATTATTTTCATCAAACCAAATCCATGTCTCACATATTCCACAGGTCATAAAACCATATTTTCCAAACAATTCAGGATATTCGTGATCCCATCCTAAATTTGGAGTGCAATTCCTTACTTTTCCTAACAATTCTTTTCTATTCAAAATCAATTACCTCACAAATATTTATTCTCTCATTGGCTCAACCCTATATCGTTTATTCCAATCTTCCCTCTTCTTTAATAGAGGAATCCAAGGACAGTGTAAGTTTTTCAATTCTGTCCCTTTTAAGTCATCTGGATCACAACCAAGATATTCTTCATGACCGCAATTAGGACACACAACATTGTAATTAGGGATTAAATAACCAAAACAATATGGACTCTCCATTCGAACATTCCAATCATCCTTTGTTTCAACTTCATATACACAGTTACAGCATCTACATACAAATTGAATATTTTTACCGAAATAATTACCTGCTACAATTTTCATAATGTTATTCTCCTACTCTTTTGCAATTCCAATGCCATTCACTTTAAAGCTAGTTACCTTACCATCCTTAATCTCAACACTTTCTTCTGTACCACCATGCCAAACAAGACCAACGCCTGTGATATACATACCATTTTTATCCTCAATCAATTCAACCTCTTGTGCTACTCCAATAGGGAAGAATTCACCATCATTGTTTGGTATTTTAATCGGAACATCCTTTACATTTTTATAAGCGTTTCTAATTGCTTCTTTTGAATATATGACACCATTTAAATCAGGTGTATCAACTGGAATTGGAATTTTAAATGTTACTTCTATATTCTCTGTTCTCATATAGTTATTCTCCAATTTCTATCTCCTGACCAATAAACTTCTGAAGCTGTTCATTTACATCACCAGGATAAGTTTTTACGACATAATCAGTGCAAACATGAATTTTTGTAATCACCTTATTCTCATCATATTCAATACTTCCAAGTGTTCCACCTGGAATTCTGATAGGCAAACAACCATCCTCATAATCACAAAGCACATAATGTTTCCAATGTCCATTAGGATCAAGTCCAGCAAGTTTATCTAGTTCTGCTGTGATTTCACAATAATATTCATTTATTTTTGAATATCTTGAATTTGCATATTTGTTAATCAGCTTCATGATACAGTTCTCCTATTTCTTTTCTGTTCCTTATATAAAACATTTAGTTCCTGCTCTAATTTCTTTTTCTCCATAGAATTCTTACAATACTTTATTCTCTTCTTAAGAGTAGATATATCTTGTTTTGGAGGTTCAAGGTATTCAATAGGAAAATTATCGCCAAAATGCATTTCATTAATTGTTTCAAGAAGCTTTGCAATTGAATCTTCTTGTACCTGTATTCTTAAGTCTTTATATTTTTGTTCAAGTTCATTTTGTGTTTGAGCTTCTATCATTGCACTTATCATTTTCCCTATTGCATCCATCTGCTTACTAGCTATTAAGACTTTTATATCGTCACTTATTTTTTCTAATTTATCATGTAATTCTGAAATATTAATCACCTCCAATCTGTCCAAAAGAAAGAAAAATTTCTTACTATGATTTAAACTGATAATCTTTGTTGCTTACAAATTTGTTAATCTTTCCATCTTTAAAAAATACAAATTCTGCATAAAAATCATCTGTATTTTCTGACATTGCACATGAAACATACTCATCAGATTCCTCATCATATTTTTCAAACCATCTCTCCACACCATCATCGACCGTTGTATTCTTAAACACAAAATATGGAAATTCATTTTCGTCAATTGACAAAATATCATTTGCTATTTCAGTAAATCTTTCAATAATATGTTCTCTTTTTAAAACGGGGATATTATCTTTTTCTGATACATCATAAGTATCATTTTGTTTTAAGAATTGCATAATAGAATCTGAAATAATCTGCTTATCAGATGTGTGAAAAATCTGTTGATTTGACATCTCCCAACAAACCCTATCAGGTGTGTTATCGCACTCATTAATGGATTTGTTAGTTCTTGTCCATACATCATTTCCGTCCATTCCAATAATTCCCTTTTTAAAACCAAATGGTGTTTGAATGTAATCATGAATATATTTGTCTGGTAAGACGCTCCAAATTATAGGAGAAAACCACCATGAATTTCCATATTCAAATATTTCTTCTCCAGTATAGTCTTTTCTTATTCCATAAATACTACTACTGCTCATTTATTCTCCTTTCAATATCAACAATTATTCATCGTCTTGCTCAACACCCTTATATATCACATCTCCATCATCAATATAAATCAATGTAGGATCATCATACTCTTCGTATCTGGTATATCCAATAAATCCTTCTGTATCAATGTAAGGTGCTAACCAATGTAGAAACCTATCAATCTCATTATCATAATTTTTTAAATTAGCTCTGATGTTGACCTTATAACATTTTGAAATGTTATCAAACATGATCTTACTATTGGTCATTCCGTCAAAATAATAACTATCACAACGAGCTACAATATCCCATCTATCACACTTGAAAAATTCGTGATTAGGTAAATCTGAAGGTTTATCATCACCATCTATAAGATAATGCAAAATATCAATAACATTCTTTGGTGTGCCTTTTGTCAAGTCAAAACACACATTGATTTCTGTGTACATTCCCATTTGTTTATTCTCTCCTTTCAAATCAAAATCCACTTTGAAGACCACTCAAATCAGTATTACATCTACTAAATTCTTCGTGCTCCGTTTTCTTAATAGCATCCTGAACAATCTTCATTGATAAAATTTTCTTACTTGTTTATTCTCTTGTTTATATGAATTTTTTGAGCGAATTGCTCTTGACTACAAAATATTGTAGTAGACAGAATTTTATATATACTATATACTGTATTTATCAAATTTCAAAACACAATATATAGTCTTAAAATTCCAATGAAAGATTGGTTTACTGCGATTCTTTATTTTTACATGTAATGATTGTTTCATTAGTTCTTAATGGCGCTCCTATCGTTATTTCTCTAGGAATCATCTGGTCATTATTACCACTACAATACACAACATTGTCTCTCCAATTCCACGGAGTTGTTGTGATAGTAGTCTTATTTGAATTTCCATCTGAGTATCCTGCTTGATATACTTCATCTAAAATCTCTTTTAACCTATCTTTCGTAATCACGACACTGTTATTATCGTTTTCACATTCCTTAAAATCAAAATATACTACTGGTTTCATTTATATTTCACCTCCAATGTATTATTCTTCACTTACAATCTCGTAAATAATATCATCGTGATATTTACCATTCTTATCTTTAATCGAATCTTTTAAAACATGTTTTGTTCCATTATGTCTCTCGATAAAGCTATCATATCCTCTACAAGCAGGATTGCCACCAACAGCTCGCCATTCAACTCTGTGCAATGTTTTAATCAGTTCTTCTAATTTATCGAATACGTCCCTACCGACCAAGATATTTCCTCTGTCAAATGAAAATAATCCAAAGTTATACGCTTTAGACGCATACCAATCAACGGAATATCCTAAGTAGCCAATGAGTTTTTCGTTCTTATCAACTATTGCATATTGGAATTGACTCTCATTTGGACATTCTGCAATTTCAGGACTCCAATTACACATACAACCTGTTTCATATAACATATCTGTTGTATAGTAATATTTTTGAAATTCTTTCTTGATCTGTTCTTTGTATAAAATTGCAGGTACTAACACCTAATCACCTCTTTTCTATATCCAATGATATGTTGCTTTCTTATGAAGCTATCTATAATTCATTCTTCTCTCAACTTCCTTGTCATTTTCTTCATCATTGAAATATTTATAAGCAAGAGTCATAGGATAATTTGAATCTTTTGCTCTATCCCACATCATAAATTCACACCAGTTCGGTTCTTTATATCCATTTTTACTGTCATTACACCAACTTGGATCTTCAAATAAACCATCAAACACACTCTTAAATGAATACTTTCTTCTCTGAATATTCCTGTCTTTGATAATAGTTGACTTGTCATATCCTTTGATTTCTACAAGAACATCTTCACAACCTACTCTCTTACAAAGTCTTACAAACCACTTCATAAATTCTCTGTAAGTTTCTTCAAATTCTCTGTCTCTTAAAGCTGCATTTACAACAAGAATGTATTCGTCCTGTGTTTGTAGCCATCCTCTACTACGACTCTTATGCCCATATCTATCCATCAAATTATTTGTCACCTCGCCAAATTCATCACATGAACACGAACTGTTATAACCATTTTTCTGAATGATATATACATCCATGTCGCCCTCAGAACCTGTTACTCTTGGCAGATGATTTAGCACTGTTTCAAGAATATATCTCTTCTCAGGCTGTGTTCTGCCCATAGGACGAACCGTTATCGTACCATTGATATAAGTCCAATTAGACATTTTTACCTCCTTGCTTCAACATTCTCTATTCGATGGTCAATTTCATGTTGTTTCCATGCTTTCTCCAACTACCTTCTTGCTTTTCCTCCTTGATTAGTGGAAACTTCAAATCAACCTTTCTAACAATATCTGTCAACTTTTTATTGCCTTTTAAAACTGAAATAGAATAACTTCTTCGATATGTATTAATTTTCAAAGCTCTTTCTAAAATTTTTTCATCTGATTCATAATCACTATTATATACATAAGCAAAACAGTGCCCTTCTTTTATATCAGTATTACCATAATCAAAATCTTCGAAAATTACTTTTTTCTTACCAAGATATAAATACATTTCCCCTTGAGTTGATTTGTAAATTCCACCCACTTCTAATTTACTTAACGGAATTGTTTTTAAATTTGCTTTTCGCTCTCGCTCTTCTGCTTCTTTCTGAAGGAATATATTTATTTTATCTCTAATTTCCAACTCCTTTTTCGTTGGATTTTCAATCAGATATGTATTGCTTGTACAACTTTTATTGATATATTCTTCACTATATCCTAAATAAACAACTGAACTACCTTGAAAAACTCCAATATGCATTCCTGGTGAATTTCTACCTATTGCCATTCCAATGCACATATCACCATCTTTAATCTCTCTACCTAAAATGTCTTTCAAATTTTCACCTCCATATTACAACCAAGAAACCTGAAATTCCTGTTACTGTATATCATTCAATTCCTCATTGATATCTTTTTGAACTTCTCTTTTATACTTCTTTTTAAATAATCTACGATTTTTCTTTTTCATTTTTCTCCAACCATTGTGATTATTTGCCCAACAAGCACAATCATGAGAGAACCAAGATTGATGATTTTCAGAAAATTGTCGTCTTTTAATCTCCGATCTCATAAGTCACCTCTACTTTCAATTGCAAAGTCCAGCATTATCGAATAGCTGTACTCGTTTCTGTTTCTGTACTGATTTTCTTTCCTCCTAATTTTCTACCGCACCAAGGACAATACAAAATACATTCTCGCTGATGAACAAATCCATCATCATATTCATCCCATTCTGATGTTTCTATATCCAAATAATATTCTTTTGTCAGTGGATCAACATATATCTGATTGTCAGGTGAGTCATAATTACAACGATTACACATATTTATTCTCCTAAACATCTTCTACATAAACAGTAATACAACTTCCAATCTCACCACTCACTTTTGGAAATACCATTGTGATACTATTTATGTAATATTCTTCTCCGTCTGTATCAATAATATCGTTTGTGTTGATTATTAGCGGAATTTCATTCTTTCTCATGTAATCTAGTGTCTTAAAAACTTCTGATATATTCTCTACTTCTGTATATCCAAGAAGCTTATAATCGTCATATCGGTCACTAAAACCAACAATTCTTATCTGCAAGTTTTGTACCTCCTTATATTTATTTATTCTCTCTTTTATTTGGAAATCATGAGCAGAAACGCTCTTAGATAGAATCATTTGAAATTGAAATGCGAGTTTCAAGTTTTAGATTTTTTAATCATTTTAATTGCTTGTTCAATATCAACAAACTTAATACCAGACGATTTTATTTTTCTTGCTAGTTCAAGTTCTTCTGCATAATCAGAATCATCTTTTATGTAAATATCATATAATTTTTCAATATCTTCTTGTGATAAATCATACCAATGACAATGACAAAATTTTGCCATACCGCAATTATCGAAACAAGCACATCCTGTTTGATTAAATCTTTTGCATCGTTTATTTAACACAGTAAGAAAATCTGTGATTATTTCCAACTTGTTTAACTCACTCATATCTCGTTCACCTCACTATATTATTCTCTTATCTCAAACAACTTTTCTACAGCTTTCTCACCTGTGACTCTATCTGACTTCTGTAACACTTTACGTTCTTTCTGCCAAATACACTTAAAATCATCAGGCATATTATATTCACTTACTAACACTATATTATTCTCTGAAAGTTTACGAAGAAAATCGTAGAATTCGTCATAGTCGATTGACTGTTTAGAATACTGTTTTGTATTACGATATGGTGGATCGAAATAGAAGAGGCAGTTCTTATAATCTGAGAAATTCTGATAATCGCAACACATTATCTTAATATCTTTTAATAAGGGAGAATCTTCTTTTAAATTTTTTACTCTTTCTTGATAAATATTACGTTTGCCAGTCTTATCCTTGCCCCAACCGCCATCGAAGTATCTGCCACCATACGAACCACAATATCCAATTAATGCTGTATACTCCTTGGAATATTTACCAGTTCCTAATTTTCTATTCTCTCTTACTTCTGCATAATGTTCAAAATTACAGTCTGTTGGTGCAATAGAAAGAGTTGAATCAGATTTTACATACTGCAACAATGCTATCAATTCATCATTTACATCTGCTGCAATTCTGTTATCACATTGAATTTTTTCAATAATCGAACAACTACCACACATAGGTTCTATGTAAGTTTTAATATTATTATCATCAATATACTTCTGAATAATTGGTACTAAAAATTTTGCCAATCTGTTTTTACTTCCTTGATATACCATTTAATTACTTGGAGTAAGGAATTCCTTCTTGTGTACACAAACCTCGTCTCCTTTCATTTTTTTATTTGAACTCTATCTTGTTTCTCTTTAATACCTTAACTGCCTTATCATAATCAGATTCAGCCACTTTGATATTTTTCATCTTTGTCGGTTTTGGCTTAACCCAATCACGGCATTCTGTAATATCCTCGTCATACCACATTAAACCGCCTTCACAGAATTTATGCCATTGGCAGTCATTGTTACCACATTTACTCATTTATGTATTCTCCCAATCTAATGCCTGACCACATTGATCACAATATTTTATGTCGGTATCTTTATATCCATCATCACACAATAATTCTCCACAAGCAGGACAATACCATTCAAACGGAATTCTTTCTCCGCTATTTTTTACTTTCTTTGGTATCTGTTTTTCAAGTGCTTGGATTGCTATTCCATAAGCATTTTCAAAAGAACATCCCCATGAAGTATCACATGGAATTGCTTTGCCAAGTTCATTACAATCATATTTTAGCTCTTCAATAGCTTCATTCTCTGTCATTTATTTCTCCTTTATAATCAGCCACTCTCTTACTTCCAACCTCAAAAATATCCTTGTCCTTCTCGAAACATATGTAATTTCTACCTGTATTCAAAGCTGCAACTACAGTTGTACAACTTCCTGCACATGAATCAAGAACTAAATCGCCTGGGTTGGTGTAGGTTTTAATCATATACTCACACGCTTCAACGGGCTTTTGGCACTGGTGTAAGCTACTTTTCTTAGTATCCCACTTGAACTGCAGAACATCTCTTGGATATCTTTGTGTACTACCACCACCTGAAATACCAGTCTTTGTAGCACCATAACAATTACCATCTGTTGTATGCTTTGTATAAGAATGAACAGGTGTATGTCCTTCTGTCATTTGTGGATTGTATGTAGGGAGTTTCTTATAGAAAATTAAGACATTTTCGTGTGCCTTCATAGGCATTTTCTTAGCGTTTAGATGACCAGTTGCTTTGGTCTTTTCGATAATCCATTCGTAGCGATACAATTTTTCATTACTACAAGCGAGTCTCTTATCAAAAGGTGACTGCGCCCATAATGCAATACAACCATTATCTTTGATGATTCGATTGTAATGAGTCCATAAACCATCTTTTTTGTTCTCATAAAACCAATCTCTTGTATATTCAAGACTACTATTTGTTGCTTGAGCTAACTTAAATAAATCTGTTTCATAAAAATATTGACCCGATAACTCGACATAATCATTTAAAGGCATTTCACATTCCCAAGAATTATTAGTCGTATTATAAGGTGGATCTGTGAAGATAAAATCGACTGATTTATCATCAATCTTTTTCATACCTTCAAGGCAATCTTCGTTGTATATTTTGTTAATCTCTAACATTTCTTACTCAGAGTAAATCCAGATTTAATGCTGCAGCAAATCTCTCGCTCCTTTCAATGTATTATTCTCTTAATAGATCTCTGTCCATTCACTAATTTCTACTTTATTATCAGGATAGCCAGATAAGCTCCATTCGTTGTCGTTATATACTACTTTCCACATAGCATTTTCTCCATGTGGATTACCTTTAATTTTGCCATAATATAATCCTGAACATTGTGGTAATTCTTCTTCTGTTTTTCTCCAAATCGGCTTCTCATATACTTTATTAATATCATCTACTGCTTTTGCCAAATCTGTCGCAATTGTATTGAAATATCCTTTTTCTAAATCAATTACTTTTCCTAAATATTCTTTAGTAATATCGTTCATTCCAAGTATGTAATCATGATTGATCTTAAAAGAAATCCCAAGCCCAATAAGTGCTCCTATACAAATTCCTAATAATCCAATTAATACTGTTAAATAAATATCCATATCTTACCTCACTTTCTTATCATCCGAAGGAAACTTCGGTTTACTGTTAATTCTTTGGAATAACAATCTTATGTTTTCCTTCTGAATTTCTATATACCTTTAAACCACAACTCTTTATTTGGTCTATACCTTTATTATAGTTTACAATCTGTTGTACTACACCTTTTCTATAAATCGCCCACATTTCATCTAAATTCTTTTCAAATTCAGTTTTTCTAAGTGCAATTTCTAACATACCGCTATCTTTATAGTTAGAAGTGTTTTTATAAGCATCGAAATAATTACCAAAGATATTTTCAAAATTATTACTCAAGATCGTCACCTCCTGCCATATTATTCTCCTACTAAAATCCACAGTCTTCGTTTTTTACTGACTTTCAAGTTATCAATAAAATCGACATTATCTAAACTTATCATAAGATTAGGCTTATTTCGTCTAATCTCACTGATTGACGGATAAATGCCTAATTCCACAAGAATTTTAGGAAGAAACCTCTCGTTTGTATAATAAGTCTTTTCCTGTTCAATTCTGTTCCAATCATTTTCATCTAATGCAAACATCTGTTGTGGTTCTGCTATTGGTTTTCCTATTACAATATTCTCTATGTAAGCCATAATTCACCTCATTTCATATCCAAAGGAAATCTATGTTTCTTGGTAAAAATATTACTATATATAGTGTCTATATTTTGCACAGACACTATATATAGTATCTCATTTACGCCTGATACACAAAACTTGGCATCGGCTGTAATTTAAACAGATTTTTCTCATGCATTGAATCAATCTTAGCTTTTATTTCCTCACTTGGCTCAATTCCATCTCTGATATATGCATCTAATTCAGCATAAGTAAATCCAAGGTTATCTTCATCGGTCTTTCCGCAAAGACCATCGGTAGGTGTCTTATCAACTAATTCAGATATAAGTCCTAACTCACGACCAAGAGCCTTAACCTCTGTTACTGTAAGCTGAGACAATGGACTGAAATCACCAGCGGCATCGCCATATTTTGTAGCGTAACCTACCCAATCCTCAGAAAGATTACATGTATTAGCAACACGACCATTTACTGACTGAGAAATAGCATATAATGTAGCCATTCTGATTCTTGGTGGTAAATTAATTCTGGACTGCACAGATATGTTTAATTCGTCAAAACCTTGTCGTGTATCATCATAAATACCATAACGAATAGCATCGTACACACTATCTACAGTTTCTTTTATATTAACCTCAATACTTTTAATATTCAGTAATTCGCATAATTTATATGCATCCGTAATATCTGATTGATGTCCATTTGGCATAAGGACTCCAATTACTCTATTTTTCCCAAGAGCTTCTACACATAATGCAGCTACAACACTTGAATCTTTACCACCAGAAATTCCCACTACTGCCATACAATCTTTCCCATTTTCTTCAAACCAATTTCTGATCCACTCTACGATTTCATTTTTTACTTTCTTAGCATCAAACATTTATATATTCTCCTTCCTACATTCGATTCATCACATCATAGAACCGAATTAAATACTCATATACATTTCTAGGGACTAATTCTTTTGCCTTTTCAAATTCACCCTTTTCACATAAATCTCTAACCAAACTTGAAGAAGTATGATTTTCTGGTATCTGAATTTCTGTGAAGTGATCTTTATATTCCATAAGGTTTGCTTCTCTTAAAGCAGTCTCAAGATTCTGACCTTCCCTTACGCAAGCAACAAAATGATATTCCTCTACAAATGGTTTCCAATTGTACCAACTTGTCAGAGTTTGAATATTGTCCATCCCTAAACAAATATAATATTCGTTGAATTTATACTCTTTTTCTACTTCATCTCTTAGCTGTGTTATTGTATTGTATGTTCTTTGTGGAAAGAAGCTTGTTGTTTCTATATCCAATGCTTTCATGTTATTCTTATCACAATTTGGCATTGAATTTATCAATGACACTCGACAATAACCAGGAATTAATGTTCTTTTCTTTGCCACATAAGTATCATGAGCTGGAATAAAATATATCATGTCGGCATTAACTGCATTTTTTGCAGCCAATGCCATATCCACATGAGCATTTGTGATAGGATTAAAACTTCCTGGAATAAGTAAAATCTTATTCATGCGACATTCTCCAATCAATACATCTATTCAGATAATCTACATACTCAGGATTCTTGCACATACCTTTGCCTGTTACATCTGAAACCTTTGCAACATCCATACCATTACATTTTGTTGTTTTCATAACAATATTAAGTGCAGGAACATCTGTATCATTGCTTAAATAAGTACCAATCCCAAAAGCAACATTAACTCTGTCGTGGAAATGTCTAAATAACTTATCTGCTCTCTCAAAATCAAGACTATCACTGAACAATAATGTCTTTGTCTTAGGATTGATGCCTAAAGACTCATAATGAGCAATTATCTTTTCACCCCACTCATAAGGATCTCCACTATCATGTCTGACACCACTAAATAATGTTGCATAGGTCAACTGAAAATCTTTAAGGAAACAATCTGTTGTAATCGTATCTGTAAGAGCAATACCATTTAATACACCATACTCTTTAACCCATGCATCAAGAGCATACCAGTTTGAATATGCAGGATTGTGTTTATGATTACCTTGTCCTGTACACATAATCCATTCATGAGCCATTGTTCCAACAGGTGTAAGATTATATTTCTTCGCCAGATACACATTACTTGTACCTACAAATTTTGAAGGACTATGTAACGTATCGTTTAAATGTGAAAACTTCTCAACAGCTAACTCCTGTGCTTCGGCAGAAAGTCTACGTCTAAGACCAAATTCAGAAAATGTACCAGCGTACCAATGACCACTTCTGAGATTTTCGTACTTTTCATTTAATCTCTTTTTGAAACTATCAAGCAATTCCTCATAGTTATATGCCATTCTGAAATATACTTCGTTTACAATCGCAAGTGTAGGAATCTCATACATAGATGTATTAAGCCATGTACCAAATGTTTCGATAGAAAGACCACAATCTGAATCTGTTGTAATCTCAAAATCCTCATATCTTGGCTGCCACAATCTCAGAAAATCAACATATGAACCTTTCATCCATTTGATATTATCAATATAAGTAAGTTCATCTTCTGTGAATCTCAAACCACAATATAATTTAATCTGTCTACGAATCTCTTCTACCATTTCTGGTGTAAAATGAACATCCTTATTACGACATTTAAAACTCCAAGTGGTTTTATAATCGCTAAACTGATGATAAATCGCCTGTCCCATTGAAAGCTTATATGCATCTGTTTCTAATAAACTGTTAATGATCTGCTCCATAATTATTTTCCTTCTTTCTTAATTAAATTGAATATTGTTCCAATATCATATTCTCTCTTTTCACACTCATAAAATAAGTTTATGTATTTATCAATGAATGCCATATCATTTGGGTGCATAGCAATCGGTTTACTCTTCTTTGATTTCCACCACTGCAATTCTTTTTCAAAATCAAAAGATTTTCCATGATATGCTCTGCCAGCACCAAGATAATCACATAACATTTCCTTTTTATACTTCATTGGCATTTCAATCGGATTTCCACCATTATCAAAATTATCTTGCCAATATTCGTAATGATGCTTGTTTCTTCCCTTATGATGCATCCAAGCTGCTGACCAACCATTTGCTTTCTTACAAGCATCAATCGGGCTTGAAGTACCTTGATAATACTTAACACTTTCCCAAAACTCTGTTGGAGAAAATTTTGATAAATCATGTACTAATCCTTGAAGTGGAATTCCTGCTTTACAACAGTAGTAAAACACCCAATACTTATGAATGCATATCTTTTTGAAATGTTTAAAGATATTGGAAATATAATTACTGTACTTCATTCTGTTCTCCAATCTTTCTATATTCTGTGTACACCTTATTTTCGCAGTAGTATAGGTTGTAATCACACTGTTCGATATACCACCACAATTTCCGATGTCCTTCTATTAAATATTCTCTACAATAATCAGTTTCTTCATAATGATTATCAACCATCTGTCTGAAACTCAATTCATCAATCTCATTTGAATTGTGACAATATACTGCTATTCTATTTATCAAATCTTCTGTGAAATTTTTCGTGACTACGAATACGACTCTTACGATTTCGTGACCAACACGTTTAATAGACTTTAACTGCTCAAAATCGTGTAAATGATATACCACCCTGTCAAAGTAAGGATACGGTGCAGACTTCACATTTGGCATACTTGTATGTAATTCCGTCTTGACTTTTCCTAATGTAATATCAAAAAACTTTTTATACCACTCAATGTTATTCTCTAAATTCCATAATGGATCTCCACCTCCAGATATTGATACCCAATTACACTGATTTTTCTTAATCTCATCATCCAAAGAGTCCAATCCTTCAATCGAACTCTTTGGAATCTGAAGATTATTATTCTTTACAATGCAATATGGACATGAATAGTGGCATCCAAAATTGGTTATCACACTCATGTATTTATCCATATTATTCTCCAATCACATTAATCTGACACATCTTCATAGTTGCTAATGCAGCCTTATGAGTCTCAGGTGTTACACCTGCACAACAACTTGCATCTACTGTAATATCAATTTCAGGATAATTTGCTCTAATAATAAGTGCATTTGAAACCACACAAATATCTGTGCAAAGACCACAAACTTCTACTTCTGTAAAATCAAAATCATCCCAATGTGTCCATCCGAAAGTTGGCTTGTCGATAATTACATCTTCTTCAATATTAAAATCCAACTTATCTGAAATCTGCCATCCGATTGTATCTTTTACACAATGAACAACAGGAAGATGCTTTCCTTCATATGTTTCTAAGTAATTCTCAGAATGTGTATCTCTTGTAAAAATTACCTGCCTACCTGCATCCTTATACTCCTTAATTTTCTTTGCTACATTTGATACAATTGCCTGTGCTTCCTTCGTACCAAGTGAACCATCAATAAAATCATTTTGCATATCCACTACGATTAATGCTTTGCTCATTTTGTTACCTCTTTTCTTTATTTTTATATGTATTTATTCTCTGAAAACTCAGAAGAAATTCCGCTTTCAATCGGTCTTAATTTTTATACAATATATAGTATGCATTACAATATTTCCACACTATTATATTGTTTTGTTTTTCAACTACTTATTGTATTATTCTCTACTTGTATCTTCAAAAACTTTTAATCCGCTTCGTTGGCTTCTTAAAGTTGGCGTGTAGCCATTATAAAATCTTACTCCATCAAAACCTTGTGTATCATCAATACAAACATTTGATATTTCAATAAGTTTTATTCCATTTCGTAATGCACTTGCTCCGATATTTGCTGTAATAGTTCCTATTCGTTCTTGATCTTTTGTAAATCTACTATTATAGTCATCATATATATAAATTTTCTTATCTGAACCACCACAAGCAGAACTTAATCTGCTTGTGGGCTTATAAAATTTCCAGAGTTGATTCCTTCATATAATCTATTCAATGCTATCTCAAATGCGCCAATTCCAGAAAAGAAACTACTTAATCTCAAATCATCGAACAGATATGGCATAGCCTTATATAACTCGACTAATATGTAATATAAAACATCTACTACGATGGAGTTCCCCGCTTGCTTGTACAACTGACTGTTACTTACCATCTTCTCAGCAGCTTCAAAATTCTCATCTGAAAATCCCATAAGTCTAAAACACTCCTTCGGAGTTAATTTTCTGATTCTAATAGGTGATTCAATTCTACAAACCCCTGTCTCAGTTGCAGTAATTGTTGGACAAATCTGACCATTTTCCTGAACTCTACCTCTTCTTGTTTTTGACTCTGGATATGATAAATCAGCCACACCACCAAGTTCACATTCAATATATCCTTTCTTAGTTGCCTGTGGTATCTTAACCGTACTAATAAGTTGCCTTTTGTGTTTATTGAGATAATAATCAATAGTAGTTCCTTTATAATAATTTGCATCTATGCAGTAACTGTAATTTGGAATATCTAATTTCTCTAGTCCATCTGACAATTTATCTCCCAATTGAACAATCTTTGGCTCATGGCTACTACCTCCGCAAGTATTTAATGTTGAACTACAACCATCTTTTCCTTCTCTTTTAACCTGACAAGCATCGTATAATAAAGCGTCTTCGTTGTTGAGATTTGTTAAAAATCTCTGAACCTTATCGTCTGAAATATAGAATTTCTCATCAACATTTTCTTCAAGAATATCTTTTAATCTCATTCCATTATCAAATGGTTCAGGATATGTAAACTTTCCATTATCCAATTCTTTCTTAATAAAAATCAGATACACACGTTCTCTATTCTGAGGAATACCATAATCTTTTGCATTGAGGACTTTCCAGTACACATTGTATCCATACTCATCCAACTCATCTGTGAACATCTTGAATGTATCTTTAAACTGCTTTCCCACAATATTCTTTACATTCTCGTACATACCGAAATTCGGTCTATTTGCTCTGATAACTCTTAAATACTCTACTAGAAGAGATGAACGAGTCTTCTCAATGTTGTTACTTCCGCAGCATGGACATTTATTTCTTTCTGACCAATGAACTGTCAGTGGATTATACTTATGTCCACAATCTTTACAAGTCCATACAGAACCTTTTTGTTTACCTGCGACAGAAAAATCCTGGCAGGGACTACCTCCACAAATCATATTAAATGGTTCAAGTTTTGTTTCATCAACCTTAGTAATATCGCCAAGATTTTTACTTTCATTCTCATTGTGAATAGCACAATAAGAACTTGTTGCATATTTATCGAACTCACAGAAGTTCACTAACCTCCAGTTCTTCTCACAATAATTATTTTTTTCTTTATTCTCTGTCAAAATCCTTTAATCTACAGAGATTGCGCAATCATTTATACCTAGGAGTTACTGTTAAATCCTTTCTTTTTAATATTATTTAGATGTTTGCAACCATCCTTAATTGTTATTTGTTATCAATTAAATTCTTTGAATTTTTAAAACTATACTCTTTAAAATACTTCTTCTCAGCATTTAATCTAGCTTCTATGGCATCTTCGATACATGAAAATGTTCCTAGATGTATCCTTTTTTGATTAATCTTAATATTAGCAATATATTTCCCTGGTGTTTTTGATAAAGCTACACCCATATATCCGCTTGTGTTATCTGCTCTAATATCCTTATTCATATTATTTTGAGAAACTGTAACAATTCGTAAATTACTTTTTCTGTTATCAAAAGAATCATGATTTATATGATCAACTTGTAACTCTTTGTCATAACAATTCATGATAAGTCTGCTCAATATAACAACATGCCCTTGATTACTTCCACGAACAAAAAAGTAACCCTTTTGAGATTTACAAATTAACCATGAATAATTCTTAATTAATTCATAATCTTCAATATCAAATTTTACTATTCTGTCTTTTATATATAAAACACCATAGTCAAAATTGCTAATATCATATGTATTATTTTGTGATGTTTGTTTTTGACGTACCTCTTTTCTCTTGCAGCCACAAGATGTGGTTTTACCATTCTTTAGTGAATGTCCCAAAATATTTTTATAATTACCACAATCACATTTGCACAACCATTTTGACACATGTTTCCCAGCAATAATGCCATCTTCTGATTGTTTTATAACTGTTAATTTTCCATATCTTTTCCCAGATAAGTCCTCTTTGACCTTTACTATTAATATCACCACCATAATGCTTGAAACCATTTTCCAAACAACTGCAAACCTTCATCAACTTCTGCTTGCTTCTGATCGATTAGGTGTTTAGCTTCCTTATATGGTTGCGTATTTATGTCCCAAACACCATAATAATCATCGGTCATCAATGTTAATTCAAATGCATGAATCATTTTATCTAATGCAGCATCCCATTTCTCAGGTGTATTCATATCACCAGTTCCAGGATAACAACATGATTCTTCTTTAAAATATTTTAATCTCGGAATGATAAACTTTGCAATGGTATAGCTCAAATCCCAAGTTTCCTTCGGATTAACATATTCACCATGTTTCTTTAACCATTTCTTACGCTGCCTTTTATTCATATTCTTATCCCTTTCCAATGATTTCTTATTATTATGATTGATCATCTGTATAAGCAATTTGTAATTAAAATAACAATCCTCTGGGTGAAATATTATCGTACCACTATATTCTGTTCGTACTTTCATGTATTCTCCATTTCTATGCTGATAATTTTTGAGTTAATTTCTTATCAAATTCTTTAAAATCAGCCAACATATTATCCAAATTTGCCACCTGATCATGACTATAAGAAATATCTTTGTTAGTATATGTAACTAACCAATCATCCAGATCTTTGTCACTCTTAAATGAATATGCAATCATACCTAAAAATGCCAATTCATTATGGTAGTCAAAAAATGGTGATTCTTTGTTTACTCCATCTAAATTTTTGAAGTCATCCATTAAAGTATAATAATCATCCACATCATCTTCTGATACTCTCTCTGATACATTCTCTCTAATGAACTGCAATGGCGTAATTTCTTCTGACAACTCAACATTGTCTATTGAATTATTCTCTGTCTGATCTTCTGTAATATGTAAATAATCCATCATTAATGCCGTATATGTATCAATTTTCTGAGCAACAAGTTTTTTACCTGTGGTACCTGGTTCTTTATATAATAAATCGTATGACCAGTCGCCTACTTTGACATTATGTAATTTTGTTGGAATCGCCTGTAAAAACTCAGCAAATTTAGAATCTGGAAGATTTAATCTGCTGAACTTATCAAATACAACTACCCATGTCGATATGTCTTTCTTTACAAAAACATCTGTACAAGATGAACCACAACATTTTTCCATTCTCTGAAGGATATTTCTGACTGTTTCAAATTCCTGATGATTACTTTTTTCTTCAAGCATAGCATTCGCTGATTTTGAATCTTTTTTAAATTCATCTATATGGAAAAGAGCCATTACACTATTGCAAACCATCTGAATATAATTTCCATTTTTTCTATCTGTACCTGAGTATGTCATTGAATTTTTGAAGAAACCTTCTTCTCCAATACTTTTTGCTTGTCTGGCATATGTAGGAATCCAAGTCAATGCTTTCTGACTTGCATTCATTCCTTTGTGGTTATTTAGTTTTCTAACTAATTTACTAACCTTTTCCATAGTACAATTCTGATATGTTACAATCCGAAGCTGATAGTTATCAAATCTCTTTTTTAGTTCTTTTGGAAAATCATCATATGTCTTATTTTTTATATCAAATATTTTCTTTTCCCATACAAAATTCCCATCTTCATCTCTAACTGCCACACCATTTTCATCGAAGACTTTTGATTGATACTCGATCTCGCTGTCTTCAATGCTTTTAGTAAATTTGTAATTCCCATAACGGATTTGCATCAATGCAGTGGTACGCTGTAATCCATCACCAATATATTTTTGAACAATTCCATCTTTAATAGGAACTTCTGCTAAAATCAATGGAGGAAGATAATCTCCTGTTAAGACAGTAACACCAATTCCATTAACAAATGGGTCATCACTACAAAAGTATCGCTGCACGTCTTGATTATCGTTGACATCACCCTCTTTTACTTCCTCTGTGTAATTGATTACTGGAATATTTTCTTCTCTAATTTTTCCTACTGCCATCATAAATATCTTCCTCCTTGATTAAATATAAGTAATTGTGTTCAAATATAGACAAATGTGTTCAAGACACATTATCTAACCAATATATTTTATTAAATTTCCAAAGTAACCTACATTTCTTTGCATTAACTTTCTTACAATGTTTTGTAGGACTTTGAAAATTTATTGCGTTTTGTTTTGGATACAACGCCGTTACATACCCTTTATGAGTTTCACCATTTTTGAATGTATATTCTACTAAATCCCTATGCTTGATTCCTAAAACATTATCTGTTTTTGCTTTACTCTGTCTACGCATAGGTTTAATAGTCCATTCTTTTACATCACATGTATCAGGTTGTAAATCAGTGATACATATAGCATCATTAGAATGTGATTTCTCAATATTCCAGTCAATACGTTTATTTGCTGTATCTCCACCATTTGTCAGATATAATAATCCTAAATTTGACAATTGTTCTCTAAGCCATTTCTTACCAATCATTACATGTTGAGCATAATTAAGATTTTTATTATCAGAAGATTTTAACAGAGAGAAATATTTATCCATAAATAGTTCTTCACTACCTTCTGTTTTCTGATGACACTTTTCACATAATGTAATAAGATTACTAAGTGTGTTTGAGCCATTTAATCTTCTCGGTCTTATATGATGAACTTCTAATCTGCAATTAGATTTTCCACATTCCATACATTTACACTCATCTCTTAGAATCACTGCTTTACGGATATTTTCATCCAGCCTATTAGATTTTTGATATTGCCAGCTATAAGATTTATAACCATCGGTTAATGCTCGTATATCAATAGAAACATCTTCCAACCAATAATTTGTTATATGTATCCATCTATTAAGCTGATTTATAACTCTTACTGTGGCTTGACGCTTTTGTAAAATACTTGGAGCAATTCTTCCTCTTTTTGACGAAGAGCGATTATTGAATCTTGATTGTCTATACCGTTTATGATAACGATGATAATGTCTGCATCCACGTCTGACATCCATAAGATGTTTTACATCATTGCGTTGTTCAATCGTTCCTTTAAAAACCACTTTGTTTTTTGTTTGACATTTCTGAACTAAAGCAATACCCACATGAAGTCCACCGTCATCAATTCCACAACGAATCTCATCTTTACAGATTTCGTCATCTGAAACTTCTTTATTCAGTTGTATTACCATTGGATATTTACTAACCAATGTTGCATGTTCCTTACGGATAAAAAACCATGCTTTTGTTTCTTTTGTTGGGGCTAACTGTTTGCCGGCAGCATCCAATACAAAAACATAATTTGTCATTTCTGACACCTTCCTTTCGGAGAATTTTTCTTCGTGTCAAGGTCGAGTAGAGGACATGTATTTCCCTGTTATCAATGCAGAACATTAGCATTGTTTCTTGGTTTGTACTCACAGAGCTTCAGACTGAAGATTACATCTAAAGGTGTGTTTTTACCTTACTACTTAACATAGTTCATATCTGCAACATATTTTTCAATAGTAGCAGTCACTTAGACTTGAAACCTATTGTTAAGCCATAAAACAAAAGATTTAATGTGTTCACTTTTGCCTATGTTTGTATACATATTTCTATGTTTTTAATTACTTAACAATTAGTTCTTATATAGTTACATTAATATTTTCACATTTTCATAAGCCTGTATTACAGACAAATTGTTTGAGTAATCTTTCTTGCTCATATGTAATAATTCTCTTATTTCCTTCTCGCCATACCCTTGAACAAGATATTTGACCATTTCCCTTTGAATATTAGACAAATTATTCAGATATCGTTCAATTTTTGTACCTTCGAAATGACCTCCACACGCAGATTCGTATGTGTCAAAATTAGATGGGATAACGTCTTCAAGAGTAAGTCCATCTTCTGTGATTAAATTATGTATGCTATCCACCATTTTTACAGGTATCCTCTTCTCTCTATTTCGATCACGAATCTCTGTATTAAATTTACGCTTAATATTACTAGCCAAGAATCCATCGAAATTACATTCTTTATCTTCATCGTATCTAAGTGCCGTATCATTTAATACATCAAGTGCAATAGAATAAAAATCATCATAATCTTTGTTGGATATGCCACCTATTTTAACAATCATAGGCTGACATATACGCTTTAACTTAGCCATATCGTTATCACAATACATAAATAATATTTGATTAATGTTCATCACTTTGCTCCTTTATTATGTAAATAATCGTCAAGATATAATTCTCTCTCAAGAATCTTTAAGTGTTTCGTTTCACCATGGCACTTCGGACAACGCTGAAATTTCTCATTACATTTTGATGTAAATCTTCTCACTTCTGTCATTGGAACATTGCATGTTCTACATATTGTCATCTTCATCTTCCTCCACAATCCTGTATTTGTATTTACGATCAAACAATCCTTCAATCGCCTTTTCCGTTCGTTCACGATTAATTTTTGTCTCATCAATCTCTTGTAAAATATTATGTATAATCATCATTTCGTCCTTGAGCTGTCGCCTATTCCTTCTATTCTCCCTTATCTTCTTATATAGAAGCCAAGCAGAATACAAATCCTTTGAAGTTTCAAGCTCAATACTATGTAAAATATCCATCAAACTAGAATCAGACATCCTTAATTCTTTCTCTAAGTATTCATATCTGTCTCTAGCTTCTTTAAATATGTCATAACATGTGCCGAATTTTTCAATCCATTGTGTCACATTATCCGATGGATGATAGTCAGTATTTTCGATCACACGCTTAGACTCTTCTCTGACAATTTTCTGTACAGGTGTTTCAACTTTAATATCTGGTATACATTCAACATGAAAATTCAGATTTTTCAGAGTTTTAGGCAAAGCTTTTAGAATATTCTTTGCTTTTTGCTCTGTGAACCTACCCATGTTGGTTTCATTACATGTTTCTGCTTTCCCATTATTAGTCAGCCGAATATACACCTTTTTGTTATTTTTGATAATATAATCCAACCATATACAACCTCCCTTATATTTAATTTTAGCTAGGCTGGTGGGGATTGAACCCACGAATACCAGAGTCAAAATCTGGGGTGTTAACCGCTTCACCACAGCCCATTATTAATTCTCCATGAATGAATTATGTGTAAATGAATTTATGTGCGATACGCAACAATGATAAAAATAAATAAAGATAATGTCATTTGACATTTATTTGAAAATATGTAACAATACAGTTGTAGCGTATACACGTTATGTACGGCAGCCTATCCGTTTAAGGTACTCGCAATACCTTATATCAATCGGTTAGGCTGTTTTCTTGTCTTATTATAGAACACTTGTTCGAACATGTCAACATTGCATCGAAAATATGTTCTGTATTATTTATACCTTATGGAGTGTCCGTTTTTCTGGACATCGAACGAAACAATATCGTATTAAGGTATCCAGTTGACTCATAGTTGATTGGATCTGTTTGAATATCTGAAAATACTCTGAGTTGATTCACAAATTCATCACATATATTTGCAATAGTTTTTGCAGATCCAATTAGATCAGTACATTCTCCAAATTTCTTTTTTACGAAATCAACATTACAATCTTGCGATGCTAAATCCTGTGTTGCAACAAGGACGATTGCATCTTTTTTCGCATATTTTTTTGCCTCTTCAACAGTCATCATTATGTATGCCATACATTACACCTCCCCGAAGTTTGATTCATACACTCTTTTAACTTCCAATTTAGTCGCCCTATCACTAATTGAACCAATCTTCTTTATTATTCTCTGTTTGGAAACTTGTCTAACACATTCCCCTAATAACATTGAACTTTGTGTTAAACCGCCAGTTCCTCTCATAAAAAGAGAATGTGTAGATTGATCAATATTCTTTATTTTAGTAGTAAACGGCATCACTATAGTTGTATCACTAAACCTATTTCCCATTGCATTTTGAATAACTATAGCAGGTCTGACACCAGCTTGTTCACCACAGAATTCTACTTCGCCAAAATCGACAAGTAGAATATCAAATGTATTAATATCCATATTCACATCCTCCTTTCCTTTGATTGTCATTATTATAGCAAGTTGCTATCAACTTGTCAACAGGTTTGTATCAGTTTTTTTAAATAATTGACACAAGACTTATAGCAACTTATAATCAACTTATACCAATTAATTCGAATAGAAAGGAGAAAAATGGCACAAGGACAAATTAGCGATACCAATACAAGAATTGTGATCGTACTTCCAAAAGAGATAAAAACAAAAGCTGATATAATAGCTAACTCAGATGGTAGATCACTTTCTGGTTGGGTACGCAATCTCATAACAAATGAAGTAAAAAAACATTATGAAGACGATACCCAGTAAGTATCGTCTTTACATAATTTTACATCTTTTTTCTCAGTTTGTATCATGGTAATTTATGGAAATTTATTTTACACAACTCTCATTTCATTTGCCATATTAATTGCTGCTTGATATTTATCCACATCATCTGTGAGCATTCTAATAATTTTCCCAAAATCGTCAGATTTTAGTGAAATAACTGGCATATTCTTTATAATTTCGTCACCCTTACCTGCCAATACATTCCGCACAAAATCTCCATGATCTTCAATGTATTTTCTGTTTCTCATTTTGGTAACACCCATATAGTCATATGTCTGTAATACGTTAACATGTCCAAACATCTTCTGAATAGAATATACACAATTGGGATCAAACTGGTGCATTGTATAAATCCAATATGCAAAGCTCTTACGCAAGCCATGTGTTGTTACACGATAATCCAGGTTCATGTCTCTAATTGCATGGTTAAATCTCTTCCTATATGAATCCGTATGCCATTTAATAGCGTCCTTTAATTCCACTACATAATGGATGTAATCAAATATATCATCGTAACAACCATATTTTCTCGATTGTTTGCCTAATTGTTCATTAAATCCTTCTTGAATTTTCTTAATCCTTCTGTCTCCCCAGTCTCTATTGAACATATTTATCCAATTTTCAACTGTATGATCAACGTTTGTAATAGTGTTTTTCCCATTCGCAAAATACTGATGTTCAATATTGTTCCATTTTTCTTTAGCGGAATGTTTAAAAATCTCCTCATCATAATGCTGCATAGGATCAATTTTGGTATGCTCCAGATAATTTTCTATAGACTCAAATACCATTTTACTGATCGGCATTTTATTATTTTTGCCTGTTTTCTGCTCAACAAAATGATTTAATTCATTTTCTTTTCTTCCATCTTTTTTGTAGAAGTCAGACCATCTCAAGCATACGATATCACCTATTCGTCTACCGAGCAAAAGTTCAAATAACGTTATTAAATAGCCATCCCAATCATTATGCTTCTCGAACCATTCAACTAAACGCTTAATATCATCCATATTCCACAATGGATCTCCCTCAGTGTCATAACCTGCCTTCTTATTTGCATAATTTCTACTCTGTGTCATATTTATCAACCTACCCTTCTATCATTATTATCTTCTTTATAATATTTTTCTCTGATTTCCATTGCTTTTGCATAAATTTCACCATAATTATCGCACCAACGGATTTCTATATTTTTAGTTGCTTTCTCATCTTTACAATATAAGCACATCAAATCTTTAATATGATATTTCTCACGTTGATGTCCACCTCGTTGTATACCTGATCCGCATGGATTAAGTTGCATACATTTTAGGCAAATAAATCGGCTACTCCGTTTCGGATTTCCATTTCTTTTGCACATATTATCACCTCATTTACCGCAATAAAAAAGAGACAGGTATTAATCTGTCTCTTAATATTTAATGTTTATTATTTATATTATTAAATATTTTTTCTTGATTTATCATCAAAATCTTCAATAGTTAAAGAATTATCAGCATTCCATATTTCAACCGTTTTATCATTAGATAATGTTAATAATAAATCAATTTTATCAAATTCAATAGTTTTAACTTCAATGGTATTCGCTATCGTTTCATATAAATAAAATGCATCTTGTTTCACATCCTCAATAGGAGTATCTTCAAAACATAATGCATATGCCTTTTTTATTGTGTCGCCAAAAAACCTTTTAAATGGTTTTGTTATATCAATCTTCCATCTTGAAAGACTGTCATCCCAAATAATATTTTCCATTTCACTGTGTTCTATCTGTTCCATATAATCTTGTTCTGCCATCTATTATAAGACCTCCTCGTATTATAAGTTTATAGACCTCCCATCCAGAGGCTATAAACTTATTTTTATAATGTAGGTATGGATGTATTGTTGGACATTCTTTTATACCCACATAGTTAATAAGTTACTTCATAGTCATGATCCAAGATGTTACAATAAGTTCTATAAGAACTGTAGCTATGGTCACTGCAACGCACCTCCTGCAAAGCTTTGCTATTGCCTTGAAAGTATACAGCCCTAATGCTTTTGTTATATATTAAAATTATAATAACACATTAATATTAAGAAAACAATTTTTTCTTTGATTTAAAATAACTCTTTACTTGTGTTCTATTAATTCAAATATATCATTCCAATCACTATATTTATTTAATTCTTCTTGTGAAATTAGCAAATCATATTCAGCTTCAATTTCTTCCGAAGTTCCATATCCATTAAAACTAGGAAGACTACCTACTATACCTCCGTGGTTTTCTAACTGTCTAAATATAACAATAGTATTTTCTGTATCTTCCCAAAATTTTCCCATATGACTTGCAAATGAATCAATTTGAATCAGTTCTTTGGTGTCTTGATTTATATATACATCTCCAAGTTTCATACTTTTTCCTCCAATCTGCCTTGTAAATCATTTATAACTCCCTGTAAAGCTGTCATTCTACTTAGATAAATATTTGCCATATAAGAATCTTTTGTTACTAACTCACTTTCAAGTCTCTTAATTTCTGTTTTAAGCTCACCAATATATTCAACAACCTTTTCTCTCATATTAGGCTGATTCTCATACTGATATAACTTTTCTAATGGTTCTTGCATAGCCAAATTCTCTTCTAAATTTGCATTTCCATAAATATACATTTCATCTAATGAAATATCCATTATATCCATTGCGACTTTCTGTACAAGCTTATTCATATCAATCACAACCTTCCTTATACTTTACATTATAATATTCTCTCCTATAATAAAATAACTGCCAGCATTGCTACTAGCAGTTATAATCCGTATCACAAATGATAGCATTCGGAATCGAACCGACTAACGAGTTTACCACCGGGTGTATTATCCTTATTTTTATGCGCACTTATTATATAAGGAGAATTGGAGTCGAACCATTACCTATCGCATTTATTAGCCACCAAGACACTATCATATATGAAACAATTCATTCATGTCATGTTATTTTGTATCCATATACCCATTTTGGCATTAATCTGCTATCATGCCAATTATGAAGCCCAACAGTGAATCTTTCTAATACCCCATTTTTATATAATTCTGTAAGATATCTATTAAGTTCTGGAACTTTCTGTGTTCCCCATAACATAATTTTTACATTCTTTGGATTACAATCATTTATATAAGAAGTGACAAAATCTTCCATGTATACGTCCTGCCATCCATTATCACGGATATATTCAGTAATCCAATTTAATTTTTCTTGTTTTTTCACATTTTCTCCTAAAGAAATCGTCAATTAGTTAACCAATGATAAAATATCATTTCTATCGAAACCAATTAATTCATCGGATTCTATAATATCAGCCAATATATTAACAATTTCTTTTTGTGCTTCAGAGTCCCATTTAGCAAGTTCTGCCTTTGCATCTGCTTCCTGGGTAATCGACCACATTTGTAATTCTTCCGGTGTCCGATCAATACCTAAAATCGAATCATGTTTTTTAAATTTCTTCCACTCATCTCTTGTTAAAATTTCATCACCTTTAATTAATTTAATTGTATTATTCATAATATCTACCACCCTTTCATCCCAATATTCTGTTTACTGCTTTATTAATTTCCATTATTTCTGCCGTTGTACAATACCGTAAGTATCGACCTATTTCCGTTTTTTGTTTATGATAGATCCGATCAAGATTTTCGAGCTGCATCAGTAATACAATATCATCTGTTATATTGCGTTCTGCCTTAGATACAACCACCATTTCTGTTCCATCACATCCATATACCTCATAAGGATTAATAATCTCCATTTGTTCTCCTATATTTTCCATTTACTATCTTTGTCGTAACCACCAGATATCATCTTACTTTTTATCTGTGATGGGCTTTTACCAGCATCCATAGCCATTTTTCCGATTGACACCTTATCAAGATCATAACTATTTACTTTTGCCTCAATGTATATTTTGCGTCCTATATAAATAAGAGCAATTGTAATAATCAATGCTAGACTGTCCATATCATCATCTCCTTTTAACAATTTTACAATTCGATTGAAAATTCAGAATACAATAAATCTTCAAAATCTGGATCTTCTTTGACGTATGCTTTTAAAAAATCTTCTGGCGTACATGGCGCAAGCGCACGATGTATTTTTTCTCTGATATCATCATCCATATAAACAACGATAGCGTCCATTAAATCCTGTGTTAATTCAAAATCTTCACCAAATCTTTTCATATTCTTCTTTCCTTTCTATATATATAGTTTTATATACTATGTTCCACGATGTATCTATTAAAAAATGTCTTGATAATAAATTAATCTTTACATTCCAATATGTGTCTATTAAACTATTAGTTAAAAAATTATAAATATTTTCTTGTCTTTAACTGATTCTGTAATGTTAATAATGTCTTGACCATGATTTTCTGCTTTTCATCTTTGCTTACATCTGCATCATCTTCAGTCAACTTCAACAAATCATCTGGTGCATTTAATGATGTCCCATTATAAATCATTAATGTATAATTCAAGAAATCATTCACATCACGTCTTTCTGAAGCATTTAATGCTTTCATATACCAGCCCTTACATTTTGTCATTGCATCAACTTCCATTTATCTCCCTCCTTTCTCTTATATATGTAATGATTATACCATACTAGGCGACTCTTTCCCATCCCTGTTCTATAATTTCTGCGTCAAGATCAGGGTTATTTATGTTTTCGCCGTTATAATACTGATGAAAACTTATCATATCAACCATGTTTCCATCGTTATCATATAACTCATAGTATGTATCTGCTACCCTATCGGATTTACTAGCTGCAACCTCATCCGCTCCGATAGTATTAATATAGCCATTGTTATGTACAAAATTTTCCGCATCTGCGTATTCCATATTATTTAATACTGTAATATCTACCATAAAAATTCCTCCTCAATAATAAAACCTGCGAGTAATTGTTACCCACAGGTTATTAGATACATTATTTCATTGATTGCTGACTGATTCCTTCACCATAAATTTCGCTTTGCATGTCAACTATTCCTCGAACATACTGTCCAAGTTCCTGATCCGTACAAGGTTCTAACATGTTTTTTGCCTTTCTTCGGATTAGTCTATATGCGAGTGATTCATTCTTCGTTTCTGTTATATTAATATTCATTTCCATTACGTCACCTCCAAATAAATTTCCGTTTCATGTTAATCAATAAATTCTGAAAAATGTGCTAACTTTAATGTTCCTATTTCTATTTCTCCATTGCTAGACGGCAGATATACATGAGTATACCAATCTTCACCATCAAAAAATTTTGTTTTGCAATGATAAACTGTTCCGATTTTAATCTGTTCTGGTTGTGTTTCTCTTATAGACACGCATTGCATCCAGCAATCAAAAGATGAATCATAATGTAATCCCATTCTAGTTTTCCTCTCTTTCTTTCAAGTAAATCCTCATTTCTTATGATTTTTTATTTCCCAATTTTCTTCCACATTCAGGACAATATTTTATTGGGATATAAATAGAACCAACACCCTCTCCGTTAAAATAACCAGGACAAGTGAGAATTAATTCTGGTGTAGCTGTTTGATAATCATGAATAACACCATCCCATTTATCATTTTCCAATACATTTCCATTCAGTCTGCCTTCGGTTAGATTATTACTATGGTATGGAAGTTTCGGTTGTTCCCATCCAAATTTTACGTCTGTTCTTCTTTCACAATACATGCACATATTTATTTCTCCAATCTTCACAGTAATTTCTTATTCAAAGTAATTTATTTAACTTTTCCATAATTTCATTTTTAAATCCAATCACATTAAGAGTCTGGATAATACCCTCTGCGTATCCTCTGTGATTCCATGCCTTTGTTTCCAAAATATGTCGTTCTGTTGTATCATAACATCGTGCAGCTTCTTCAAATTCTTTTTTAGAATTATTTGCATTCTGTATTGCTTCTTCCGCTAATTTTTCACACTTAATAATTTCTAATCGTGTCATAAAATCCTCCATTCTTCAAAAGAAACTCTTGTTTACTTGCCTATTCCACATCCCATTTCACTTCATAACCAGTAATTTTCTTTCCAAAATCACAAGCATGTACAACTACAGCTCCGCAATTATCGCACCATAAAGCAAAACTATTAACTCCTGCACCCATCCTGTTAGCACCACCACGTCGCATTTTTGAACCACACCAGATGCAGGTACATTCGTTCGGAATCTGCACTCCATTATTTACTACACTTTTAAATTCCATTATCATCACTCCTTATTAATTTCATTTACACATATACAAGCTGTTAATAATCCAGCTTCCACACTACTACCTGTGTTGGTAATTACATCTTCTATTAAATTCATAAAAGAATCTCCTTCTCCGTGTTCTCTCTGTGGATTTCTTGTGACCATTTCTGGCATCAAAACTTCAATAATATCATGTTCTCCCATATCATCAATACTATTTGTATCACCACGATTTAAAGCAACTTGTTTTCCATATGTAATCGCCTTTTCTCTTTCAAGAGCATTAAAATAGTTTTTATTGCTAATGTTTGGATTGTAATCATATTGTATAAAAAATCCTGTTCCTCCGTGATTGTGTCCAAGTCCAAAAGTTGTAACATTGTACATTGGTTCTCCGCAAGTTTCCCAAACCTTGCCATCGAAAACCACATAATTTTCTGCTCTTGAAAAAATAATTTGTTTACATTCTTCTATATTGCTTTCCTTTACGATAGATTTTTCGGTGAAATCTTCTCCACCTTTCCAATATGGATCATAATCTTGTATTCTCTGCTTAATATAATCAAACGATTCAAAATTTGTGCTAATTGCCGTTCCATGTGAAATTCTTACTGGCTTGAATAATTTTCCGTTATATGTTCTCATTTCTTCCGAAAACATTTTATATTCACCGTTTCCATCAAAATCATCATAAGATTTTGCATTTTCATATACACTTTGATAATCATGTATGATAAAAGCAACTGGAAAATCTGTTTCAATCAATTCTTTAATATTTACATCTATATTATTATTTACATAACGCTGTCTTAAATTTCTACATCTTTTTGTAGGCAAATACTTTTCCATGCTCCAAAATTTTATATTAAATATCATATAAATCAACCATCCTTTCCGTTTGAAATTGCTATTTCTTACTAACAACATTCCATATTTCCATACCAAAACCACTGCACACCATCATAGCTTGCATATATATCATTACCTTTACTTTTGAAATATATTGGATAATCATTATTCTTCATTTCCATCACTCCATTTCTTGTCCAAAATCTCCATGTTCTAATAGTTATCCATAACTCATATCTGAATAAGGTCGTTCAAAATAAAACCGTTGTGCTTCTGGATAATTTTCTCTTGCCTTTTCTATTTTCCTATCTTTCCATAGTTCCATATAATCCTCATCAAGATCATTTCCAACATTGAATGTTTCAACTTTTACTTCATCTCCGCACTCATCTACCATAATTAAATCCAATTTCATTTTTGATACACCTCTTGCTGTTTTTATGTTATAATACATATAAGGAGTTGAGGACTTACACGGCTGCGTCACCAGCCGATGCCTCTAATTGTTAGTAGTTTTCTCTTATGTATTCCCAAGCTTCATCTTCCGTTGGGAATTTGATATTTTTGCATGGTACATAATAATCTCCGTACTTTTTGTATGGTTTCATACTAACTACCCTCCTCATATGTATTTATAGAAAAAAGCAGAGACAATTAAATCTCTGCTTTAACTATCACTATTAAGTTATTCTCCGTTACATATTCGACATATCTCTCATTGCTTGATCTCATACAGAATCATCATTACATCCACAATCATTCCAAAAAATCTTTCCAAATTTATTTGCTAATAAGTTCATCAATATCATCTTTGTGTAATACTATTTCTGTCCCTGATTCTGTTTCAAAAACTTCTTTGTTTCCTTCTGAACCAATATATATAACTGTCTGTTGTTTTGCCATCCGTTTGCATGTCCTGCCAACTCTAACAGTATTTGTATATGTGTATTTATTTCCTTTTATCAATTCCACATAATCAACTCCAATCTATATCTTGTAATATTGCTATGCCATCACATTGTCAGCAACGTTCAGAATACATTCTGCTTGTGTTAAAATCCCTTTAACTCCTGCCATCTGATAATTCCCATTCCGTAAAGTATTTATGACACTTCTAAACTCTTCCGTTGCTATTTCGTCACATTCCTTCTTGATTTCTGCAACACAATGTTCGCTACAATAAATCGTCATGTTCTTAAATGTTTTTCCTTTATACTCACAATTCTTTTTTCTGCAATTCCTACAGTTTTTCATATTGTCACCTCCATATTATATCATACCAGCAAGCTACTTTCCATTAGATTTCGCTTGCCTTTATAGTAGTTGAAATTACAATTTCCTGCTAATCTTCAAGTGTCCAATTACCAACTTTATTTCCATTGATGTCCATTATGTAACCAGCTTGACACCCGTATTCAAGTTTTTCTTCAATTTCTTTTAAATTTCGCCTTAATTCATATGCACTTCTGTCAAGTTCGCCATCTTCATTTCTATAAGCTGCACCACCTGTTTTAATTTCAATTTTCAACATAATTTTTTACCTCCTTCTAATCCAAGTACATAACGATCTCTATACCCATTCCAGAAATATGATTTCAAATCTGCAAGAGTTTTTGTACCATTTTTCAGTTCCTCATAATCTGCCTTTAACATATCTGATGTATAATTTTTATAGTAACAAATACATGAATGAAATTCTTTTCCTTTTTGTGCATACCATCCTTTATTTGGTGGAAATGTTTTCTTTGCAATTGTATGAAAAACAATTTCCATTCCGTTATAATCTGGCAATTTATGTTCTCCACTTAAATCTCTAAGCTCAATTTCTATTCCATCTGGTGTAATGGCTTTATCTATGACTTGCATAATTTTCCACCTCCCCACTTTCTAATCTCAATACTAAATCAAGCACTTTATCTCTATACTTAATCATCTGTACTGCTTTTCTAAGAGTTTCCTTTTCTCCAAATTCGTCAGGAATGATATCAATTCCATACTCTACAAGTTGCTTTTCTGCCTCATACATTAAGTCTTTCGCATTCGCTTCTGGGATATAATCTTTACCTCTTGAATCTGCTATGCCAGCTTTTACATATTCTGGATAACATAAATCAATGAATCGTGGCAATTCATTATCTAAGTCCATCATATATGTTAAGTCAGGATCAAGGATACGTTTAGGTTTACCATCTCCACCTCGCTTTTCCATTCTTTTCGCAATATCTTCTGTCTCATAAAATTCATTCTCTGCAAGAACTTTTCTCTGAATCTCTTCTGCATTTGCCTTAATGGTTTCATATAATGCCTTTGCATTGAAATAATTACTTTTCATTTTGCCAAGCAATACTTTGTCATACTGAATCTGTGGTAACATAATCATTTCCTCCTTGCTTTTAACATTTTTTCTCTATACTCATGTATCTGTTCCAACGTCAACCACTCAGGCTTTTCATCATCAGCAAACGAATTCCATAACTTTTCCATTTCATCACAGTGTTCTTCTACCGATTTGAAATACAAATGACCTTCATATCCGTTTCCGTTACCCAAGAAATATTCGCAATCTGTTTTATATCTATCGAGCATCATATAATCAAATTCTCTTGGATGTCTTACAAATGGCTCATCGCATTCAACTTCTTCTGTAATTCTTGTATTTGGTTCGCCACATATTTCTCCCCATTCTTCTTTGTAAGCACCTGTATAGAGATCAAGTCCGTTACGACCATTATTTTCATCAAAATATAACTTTCCATTTTCGTCCTCATAACAAGGAACTTCCATATATCCACCGAATCCTACAAATTTTACTTTCATACTAATCAACCTGCCTTTCTAATTTCTCCAACTTCTTGTTACTGTGTCATATAAAGCTCCGTTTGCATCCTGGTATTCATCATCATTTGAATATGTGAATACATAACACTTGTGACCATTAATTATTTTCGTTTCTCTTTCTCCATGCAACACTGCATATCTTTCTCTAAAACTTGCACTATCACACATTTCTCTCATTTCTTCATCTCGCTTTGGATTTCCACAAGCTGCTTGTACACAGCCATATAACCATCCATTGAGATAATCAATGTTGTAACAATACTGTCTCCATGAATCTGAATTATCAGTGAATATATAGAAACTTTCTCCGTCATCTCCTCGCTTAATCCGTGGCTTGCCAAAGTTTGCAATAAATGCCATCAGGTTGTCTTTAATAATTTCCATTTCATTTTTTGTAAAATCATACATAATTCATTCCTCCTTGTAATAAAATAGGCAGCTAGGTATTTATTCTCCTAACTGCCTTTGCGTTTGCTATAAATTTATTGCATTTCCATCTTCATCATATTCAATCGGTACAATATGAACTGCATAACCGATTTCTTTTTCTTTGTCGTAAATCTCCATTGTGCCACCTGCACAAAATTCAAATGAGAACCGCTTATCATCCGATTCAAGTAATTTAATCAAATGATCCGTGAGTCCATTTAAGTTCTGTGCATCCTCTTTTGACTTTTCAATGCTTGCCATTTCGCTTCACTCCTTCCTAAGAAGTCTTAATTTCAACTACTACAGGTAATTCCACTGTTTGTTGTCTAACATAATGCCTACTGCTATTACGTTAGCATTTACATGCACTTCTCTTACCTTATTAGCTGCTTCATGCGGAGTGATAGCATTATCAATGACATCAACATTCTCTCTGCCTTCTCTTAACCACACAACTAAGTATCTATCCATAATTTGCTCCTTTTCCCTGTAAATCTTAGTTTCAAAGTCTATCTACATTACCGATAGCATCAACATAACATTCGTGAAATACAGTAGACTTATGATTGTTTTCATCGAATGTATCAATCCATGCACATAATACTCTATAATTACCCCTTCCTCTTTCGATCGTTTCCATGGCTTCTTCAAGACTTACGCATCCACTTGACATTGCAGAAAGCCAAGGCTTGCTATTTTCCGCATCTTGAATAATCAATGACACCCAATATAATTCCATATCAATTCCTCCAATCTTCTAAAGAAATGCGAATTTCAAATACTATCATTATCATCAGATGCCTTTGTTACTCTGCTTTTAAAATCTTTTAATGCCTTACTGCATCTTGAATTATCATTAATTTCAGCAATTCCATTTTTGACATAGTTCCAATTACATTCTGCCGTATCCATTAACTCGTAAACTTTAGTGACTTTTTTGTATGTCGCTTCTTGATTTTGCTCTTTTAGTGCTGAAAATAATTCATATTTCAGTTCTTTCAGTTCCGAAAATAACTCATTGATATTATAGATAGTTGCTCCTGCCTTGCATTCATTTGCAAAGCATCTATCAGAGCACTCAATTTTTTCTAATGCCATAATCTCCTGTACAAGTTCTTCTTTTGACTTTTTGCTGTATTCTGTCACCATTCTGTCATACATCCATTTATACATAACTTTTACCTACCTTTCACTATGAAATATCCATTTATTCTCTTTTATTTTCTGTTCCGTTTTCTATTGCAATGTTTTCCTGCGTGGCGACACTGAAAATCATATACTGCTTTTCTGTTCTTTTTCTGCACTACATTCTCTAATGCCATACGTTTAGCCTGTTCATAATCTGGATTCATAAAATAACCATCCTTTCTTTCTACTTCATAGCATTCTATTAATATATCCGTTTATATCTCCATTCCGCATGTTTTCATCTAACTACCTCTCAATGATAATTTTTGAATCATCTATATTTTCTTCTTTTACGGCAAAAGGTAAAATAATAGCCTCTCCTATATCTGTTTTAATATGCAGAGGTGCTTTCTTCCCTAGATATATGACCTCTGCAATATTTCCATCATCAATGATAGAGAACGCTTTATCTATCAATCCAATTTTAAAAAATGTTTCTTTGTATTTTAGTAAATACTGAGAATTTTCATTATTCCCTGTTTCTTTTTTCAAGTATTGATATCCTTTGCTTTTTGCTTCTGCTAATAGATCATTGATGCTTAAATTTTCACTCTCTGCTTTATATTTTCCAATATCAAATATACCTACAATATTCAAATAATCGTTACATGTTTCCATTGTTCCAATGCCTTCTGTGGTTAATGCCGCACAATATGTATCACAAAAAGCATTATATTTTTTTCCATTGTATGAAATATTTGTTCCTGGTTTATTCATAAATTCTCTAGTATCTTTCGATTTTCCGGCAAAGTATCTTTTCATCGCTGCATAGCGTTTTTTTGTCGTTCCGTTTCCTTTCAAAGAATCTTCATATATTTCACTAGATAAAATTTGTTTCAATTCATTAATTTCTCCGTTATTTATCATTTCCAATATTTTTGTATTTTTCATATTATCAACTTCCCTTCTATAAGTTTTTCAATAATAAACAATGTGTTCTCTCTGCTTCCTCTGTTGTACTTGAAAAGATCACTTTTTCAGACTGCCCATATTTTCCAAAAATCTCTGATATATAACCACCATTACAATAATATGTTGATACCATATGATTATTTTTAATAGTACGGTAAAAATTTCCCATATTATGACCTCCTCTATTCTTCTATTAATGATAATTTCCAGCATTTCCACAGACACGCCAAAGCACATAAGCAGCAATTCATCGGGATATAGTACCAATTCCCTCCTAACAAGAATTTCATACCTACACACAAAACAGGTAAAACAATAAACATATAGTTACATTTTACCATGTTGATGATCTGCTTTTTTATTCTCTCTTTCCGCTTCATTTTCCGGCGTGCTTCTCTCTTTTTGTAAATATGTACCGCTTCATTATATGTATATAATCTGATCGTATTTGTATTTTCCATCTTTCCATTCCTCCTGTTTGCTTTAAGCTATCTTCTCAATTCTTCCAGTTCTGCAATTCTCAAAAATTCCATCCGATAATTGACTATCTAATATAGATATGCAGTCACTTTCTGTTTCTGATGTAATAGACAAAATAGTATATTGGTTTGATCCTGTATGATCTGCATTTAAAACATGCACTAAACTGTTTTCTAATGTTATTGTATAAGATTTATTAAAACTTTCTTTCTGTCTATGTCCATCTATTCCATATATTTTATATATTTTTGTTACCATTTTTTGTACCTCCTATAATTTGTATTTATTCAATGACAAGCTGCCTTTATTAATAAATTCATCTAATAATTCTATTGCCTGATTTTCTAATAATTGTGTAGTGTATACACAAGTAATTAAAAAAGATCTAATTGTTTGAGAGGTTAGATCACTTTCTTTGTTTGCTTCTATTAACATTTTTCTTGTAATGTTTTCACATTGTATAGCGTTCATAATCATACCTCCTGAAATTCTTCTAGTTTATATTCCATGTTTTCCTCTTCTATTGCTTCATTAATTGCCTGATTTAAAAGGTAGCATCGAATAGAACAATCTATTGCTTCATAATTATTCGAATACCACCAGTTCATTACCTGATCTTTGCAACCAAATTCTTCAGACATTTCTATAACTAATTCTTTGTTATCATCAACGTATTCTTTCGCCTTCGCTCTATTACGGGTGTATGATCCGCTTGCATTTCCTGTCACGTTATCATTGATTCATAAATCATCATGAAGCTTTTCTTTTAATTCTTCGATATCGCCAAATTTCGAAATATCAATATTTTCTGCTATATACTCTTTTACATCCTCTTTTACTGCTTCTAAATAGTTATACATAATAACCAACCTCCTGTTTTTTGTTTTATTCTCTCTTTAATTTATTTCAATACAGATGACACGCCATTCTGGATGGTTTGCAAGGATTTCATTAATAGCTCTGTCTGTCATACATTCACACCAACATTTTACTTCATTACATTCATTTACTATTGCACTTTTATACATATATAAATCCCTCCTTATAGATCGTATTTTCTGCTATCAACCAAAACGATCAAACCATATATGATACAGCCCAACCGCCTTATTATCGAATCGCCAGAAAAAATTTATTAAGTATTCACACAAACAAAAAAGAAAGATCAATATTTTTTCAACTTGTAATACTTCTATTAATCTCTCTTTATATGCGGTGTTACGGACAGGGAAAAGAATCATTCATAAACGCTTCTACTACTTGCTGCCAGTCCAGGTCTTATGTTTTTGCCCGATTAATTTATAAATCAAAATCTTATATACCGTATAGGTTGCATTTTTGTTTGTGTTGTATAATTAATAAAAAATTGTTTCGCTCAAAATTTGTTTAGCGTGATCAGATCACCTGTTCGCTTTTTTCTAATAGGTTTATTAATCTGCAATGCTGCAATCCCTATCGTTTCACGATGCCAACTATTTGTTTACCGTGGTTACTTCCAAGTAGTAACAACTCATTTAGTTGTTATCTACCTTGTAATTTTAGAAGGTTAGCGGTTAGCCCTGTTTTGCCAATCGGTTTATATATGAAAACTTATGTTTCATTTTCTAAATTTATTATAGCTTATTTTTGTTTACTTGTCAATACTTTTGTTTCATTTTCTAAATTTTTATTTGCATTTTATCGGATCATGTGATATACTATCAAAAAAATATAGAGGTGGTAAAAATGGCAATTAGATTTTATAAATTCTATGATTATATGTCTCGCAACGATATAAGCAAAACCGACGTAAAAAAGGCTTTGGGTATATCGTCGGCAACGTCTGCAAGGCTTTTTAATAATGAAAATGTGTCATTACAAGTTGTTAATGATATTTGTAAGTATTATAATTTACAGCCAGCGGATATCATGGAATTTATACCAGATCCAGAAAATTAAAAGTATTGATTTTTCAATGTGCTAGAAATGGCAAGTTGTAATTGAATACCACGGCTTTACCGCTTGCCTGTATGCCTTATTTTGATAGGAAACCTTTAAAATATGTATAGTGCGGATGATCTAGCGGTTATCGCGTAAAGTGTGCCTGTATTATCGCCTTTAAGTAATTTACCATTCAAACCATATATACCAGATGCATAACCGACTTGTGACAGGTAACTTTCTTTTTCTATGATCTCTTTATATGTGTTATTATTGCCCTTTGTAAGATCAACGGCTAAACCGTTATTTACCAGGCTTTTCAGTTGCTTAAGTGTATATTTTTTCATATGTCATACCTCCTATTTATTGATGATCTGAAAACCTTCATGTTCAGCTTTGCGAATCTGGTTAATTGTCATTCGAGTTGTGGCGATGTACTCACCGTTTAATTTTATTGTCACTAACATATAGAACAACCTCCTTTTATGTGGTAGTTAGTCTAGCTTTGCTAGGCATTGCTTACCTTTATCTTATGTATTAATTATACTCATTTTTATTGATTTTGTCAACAGTTTTGATGATATTTTATAATTATTTTTAATGATTTTTACACGGTATTATTGACAAAATAATTATTAGTTATTATAATCATATATTAACTAATAATTTGTTTAAAAAATAAAAGGATAAACAAAATGGATATACAAGAGTATATAAAAATAGCTTTAGTTAAAAAGAAATTGAATGAGCGTCAATTAGCTTTATTAATGAATGAAGCACCGCAAAACATTAACCGTAAAATTAAGTCTGACATGAAAATATCATTTATAGAGCAGGTTGCTACTGCCTTGGATTGTGAACTTGAAATTAGATTTATTGATAAAGAAACAAAACAACCTATTTTATAATTATGAGATCAATAGTATAGTATAAGCATAACCCTGACAGATCAGAAAGAGGTATTACAATGTTTATATATAACGATAACAAGCAAGTAAAAAGTGAATTTAAAAAAATGGCTATTGATTGCAACATGACAATGACAGATATTGCCAGGGAATGTAATTTAATCCCACAGCAGTTGAATAATAGATTCAATAATAGTAGATTAGCTTTATCTGATTTAAAAGAATGGTGCAATGCTATGGGTTGTGATCTGGTCATAGATATAGTTAAACGATCATAGATGGATCAAACAATAGTATTTTTATATTGTGCGACAGTTTATTGAATTGTGTATAATTTTAACACAATTTATATTAATGTATATACTTTTTATTATATTGTATGTTTATTGTGTGAAATATAATATATTGTGTATATATTTATTTATTTTATTTTTAATTGTGTATATTATTTATAGAATTGTATGTGTGGTATGAGCAGTTTTGTTCAATGTTTTAATTGTGTGCTGTTTTAATATAATTGTTTGAATTGTATAGACAATTTAAAATAATTATATAACTATAGCTGCCGAACTGGTAAAAGATCAGATAAATAGATTATACCAGATCATACCGGATGTACCAGGGTACAGTTATTAAAATGTTGCGGAAAAATGAGAAAATACCGTCATTTTTCAGTATTAAAATATAGGGGGTATGTTTACATTTTTAAGATTAGAGCAGAGCGAGGAAAAGGGTGTATCTGTTCCATTCACACGAAACTCTTAAAAATCCCAAGTATATCCATCATTTTCACCACTCTCCCATTTCTGCTACCCAAAATCACCCACTTCGATATTGAGTTCGACAAACCTCTTGTAAATCAATCAATTTAAACTATTTCTATAATATGTAAAATAACCCATCTTGCTATCAAACACTCAATTCAGCCAAAAAAATTAAGCAATTTACGAACATAATATAAATTAAGTCGAATATCACTCAATGTACCAAAACAAAAATACAAATTATAACTAGCTCAAGCTTATATTCCAATAGAAAATCAACTATAATTTCAAAATCAACACCAACACATTTCTCATTAATCACCGAACTTAATTTTTAATATATATATTCTAACTTGCTATTCTATGTCCAATTCACTCTAAAACAGAAAACAACTTAATAGAAACACAAAAAATAATTATTGAACCAGGAAGATTTACAATGAACAAACCAACCAAATATTATCTTGTACCAATGTAGAACTATAAGAATTGTAAAATGAAAAATCATCTTGTTCTCATAGAAGCAATAGATAAATACCAAACAATGCTTATAGCAATAGGCTATCATAATTAATCTGCCAGTGATAAACAAGGATATAAAACACCAGTTATGTATAAAAGAAGATCAATGGCATATGGATTATAATCACAATGCATATCAAGAAAATAGAAAACCCAAAACAGATATTTACCTATATGAGTAGGCTATATGAGTAGGTAACACACATATTAAAATTAAAGGCAGATGATTAACTTCACCTGTCTTATTTTTATTTAAAACATAATTACTTGACTAATTCGTATCAAATCGACACAAAAATCGATTTTATCTTCTATCCTACCAATCTATCAACAAAGATATAAAAATAAAAGTTTACCCTCAAAACAATCGATTTGGTTCCCATAACGCCATATAAAGAATGTAATGGTACACGCCAGTATAAAAATAGTCCATTTGATAAGGGACGGTATTTTCGCAGCGTAACAAGAAAATAATTTTAGGATAGACCATATCAATTACTAAATATCTGTCAACACAAACAGAGAATAAAAATAAAAAAAGATTAATCAACAGAAAGGAACATAATACTATGTCAACATTTAAAACACAGTTACCTACATATTTTGAAACACAAACATTACATTTAACACCATTAACAGTATTAACTGGTTGTAACAATACTGATAAAACAACAATTCTACAACAATGTCGATCACAATACTCTTCAGCACAATATTTTAAATGGAAAGAATGCTCTATTGCTTTGGCAGATATAGAACATAATATTATGATCAATAGTGTAATTATATTAGAGCAGCCAGAATGCACATTACATCCTATTCTACAATTAGAGATAGCCGACAAAATAATTGAATTAATGAACCGATCACAGATAACAATAGTTGAAACCCACAGTGATCATATTATAAACAGGCTTACTAGAAGATATATTGAAGGTGTAGTTACTGATGAAGATATGACAATCTATCATTTAATAAAAGAAAACTCAAAGACTAAAATAGATCATGTTCCTATAGATAAAGACAAAGGAATTTATTACGAAAAGCCAAGTTTCTTTTATCAAATCATAGAAGAAACCCAAGCAATTCTTAATGCAGGTTTTAATAATTATATTAATAGATGTGCAGAAATAGAGAATAAATAACTAATAATTATTAAGGAGGATATAAAAATGGATAATAAAACAATGACAGATATAATTATGATTTGCAAACAACACTATGACACATCGAAATACAAAACAACATTAGATGCACTTAAAGCATATTACAATGAATATTATGGAAAAGAAAATATGGTACTTACAACAGAATTTATATTTAATGTGCTCATAAAACCAGTTGTATTAGAAATAATTAAAAGAGAACCATCATTAGCAATGTATTTACTGCAACCAACAGACTTTGAAAATTATGTGCTTAATGCGAAAGGGTCAGTATCTATATCAGAGGCAATGTGTAAGCGATGTATAACTCTTATTATTTTTATGAAGTCTAGTATATTTAACCTACCAGATGAAGATAATCCAGTTATTATAATCTAACCACTACCATACTCATATGCAATTATTAAATAAAAAATCTATTATACAACCAATTTATCATCGAAAGGAAGGATTATGGATAATTTTAATCAGGAAATACCAAAGTACAAAAAGAATACAGGCAGTAATATCTCTAAGATTAAAAAGAGATCAAAGCACAAGCATCAATATGAAGAATGTTTGATTCAATACAATATGAAAATAGGATTAATAAGCAAACCGACTGCATTAACAACTTCATTAGGCAGTTATTGCACTATCTGTGGCAAAATTGGTGACAGATTCAAAAAAGAAAATTCTATTGTAAAAGATTATAGACGGATAGTTGAGACTCCTATTGGGAGATGCTATCAGATGATATCAAGTGAAGAATTATATGAAAAATATCATAATAAAATGCCAGTATTCTTTGTAGCGGATGTTGTTAAAGAGAAGTATGTTGATTTGGAATAGTTAATAAATGATCAGTCTAGTGGAGAATAATGATATAGGTACATCATACATGTACCCAAATGAAACCATCAATCCCAAACACCATGTACCTAAATCAACTAATAACAATCAATTAATTTTTTACGGAGTAAATGGGCGTTAGACCATTTACGAAGTTATTATACTTTTTTATATATTTATGCTTTTTTATATTATTAATTATGCTTTTATACTATATACCTACTTTTTGGGAAAATTTTCACACAGAATTAAGTACCCCTTTGGGAAAATTTTCACACAAACTTAATAGGTAGTGTTAAATCTTTGGGAAAATTTTCACACAGAATCTTTTAACGAAAGGAGCGATTAAAATCGACAACTATATTTATCTATCCGAAAAAGATAAAAAAATAACATCAGTTGGATTTTCAAAAAAAGAAATCAAAAATCATAAAGGTATTTCAGGTTTAAAATACTATCTCATCATATTGTATCTAAGGAAACATGTACAAACATTTGGACAAGTTACTCTCACACTTAATGATTTGCTACAGGAAATTGGATATTCCACAAAAACAAATAATAAATCTATATACTCTGATTTTCGAGAAATTATAAAAACAGAAATTATAAACAAAGGTTATGCAAGTTGCAGTGTAGATATTTTTGTAGTTAAACCAAATGATTTGTTTCATCTTCAATTATCTTATGAACATAATCTTTTTTTTACAGAAGATAGCTTTGTACAGATTACTATTTCTGAATATGAAAAAATCTGTTCTCTCTCATCTAAAATTAATAAATCTATTCTATTGGGTATTTATCTTTATATAAAGCAATATATCATGGATTATCCAGGAGATATTACCCCTGCTAAAATTTCTTTTCCATCTAAATCACAAATTGCGAAAGGATTAGATACCTCTATCTCAACAGTTGAAAACGGATTATCTGTATTAGAATCTTATAAACTAATTTATATAAGAAGAGATATGTTTGTGGAGGATAAAAAAGAAGAAGGAGTGTTTGTTCCTACAAGGAATGTATATGCTCTTGATCCAATGGAATTAGAAGGTGATTCTGTTTTAATCGAATTAGAAAGAATTTATGGAAAGAGAATATATAACAAGGATGACGTGTCTGGTGAAATAAGATATTTAACAAAAATGAAAGGAGAATAAAAGTATGGGAAGAATGGTAAAAATTACAGGAACAAATGAGATAGGTGATTCAAATCAATTATATAAAATTGGCACAAAATGGTTCAAGAACAAAGAACATTATATCAAAACATTAAAATCATCCAATATTTCATATCAAACAGTATTAGACTTATTAGAGTCTGATAAGAATTGTTTATTTTCTGATGACGTAAAAACTAAGATTATTAAGTTATTAGAAAACGAATTGTAAATAAGAGAATAAACGTATGACACAAATTAACGCAACACTATAAAAGCAGCGATGCGAATGGAAAAATATTTAACAGAGAAAGGAAACAAAAAATTATATGAATTATACTACACCAAAAATTTATGTAGATCCATCAGAATATAGAGGGCTGATCTACGAATCAGATTTTGACACTACTAACGCTACTTCCCATAATGTTGCGGCGAGAATTGAATCAGATATGCGATCCAATCAATCATGCCGTTTAGGGAAAGTTTACGATCAATATACATATAAGAGAGGTATTAAAAATGCTTAGATACGAAAATATGGGAACAATTTGCATAAAAATTGACTTACATAATAGGAATTATTCAGTGATTGCTATTGCTAAATGGAATAAAGAGACAGAAAAATATATGACTACATTATATTTAAAAGAAAATAACGTAGACCTGCTTGATCTTATGGAAAAATATAAAGATATTGAATTTGATTCAGACTCCTCTTCTATCCGTAATGATATATTGCAGGAAGTATCGAAATTAAATGATCACGATTCATTCAAATATTACATGGATCGCTACGATCTTGAACAAAAATGCTTTGATCGAGGTTTGGAAATTGTTACTAGAGAGGAACTTAATAAATGAATATTATGAACTGTACATGTGAGTATTGCGGACAACTTCATCATATTCCAGGATGCCCTAATTATAGAGAACATAAAAGCAATATTATATGTGCCGAATGTGGCGAAGAAATTTGCATTGGAGATAAGTATGTGCGAAATGATGTTGGACAATCTGCCCATGTAGACTGTTTTGATAGAACTGAAGATATGGCTATTTTTCTAGGCTATAAGATTTATGAAATGACGGAGGATGATGATGGAGAATAAATATAATAGCGAAGATTTATATAATATGGCAGCGACTCTCCCTCTATCAGAGTGTCCGATGAGTAATGTGATTGACTGTACTGGATGTGAATCTTTGCAAGTGTGTTATGAAGAGAATAATCCGATAAATGATGAATGCAAGGAGGAATTTTAAATGAATAAACAGGTGGTGATATAATATACATGAGTGAATTTGGAATCAAAATTAAAAACATTGAAGCAAGCACTCTTTATGAGTATAACAATGGTGTCAGAGATCATTATGAGTATAAAGATGCAATGTTTACAAATAGCCTTTTTAGTGACTTTCTAAAAGAAAACGGATTAAAAATATGGAAGGAAGAATCTACACGAGATATAATTTGTTTAGAATTTAACTTTGGTTCTCGTTCATATGAAGAAGAAATTGCACATTTACAAAAAGTTGCCAAAAATGCTAGAACTGAATACAAATTAGCAAAATCATATGGGTACAAAAGCCAAATTCAAAAGAAAAGAAACAAGCGCAAAAAACTTGCACAATTATTTCAAGAAGCAAATCAAAATAAAGATCGTTACCATAAACATACCAAGGAAGAAATCAGAAAGTTATTTTACAATGATGGTGTGAATGTTGAATATATCACTAGAAAGAAAAATGGTGATATTATAAAACGAGAAATTATTCATTATAAAATGCTTTATAGAAGTACAGGAAAAGCGAAAAAAGGATCATGTATGTTTATATGTGATCGTCTTTATAAAAAAGCAATTAAATTCTTGTATATGGGCATTCGGCTTCCGAAAAGGAATTCTCCTACAGTCGAAATCAGTGCATATGCCCCACTTATATCAAGTGCCATTGTTGGTAAAGTCAAAATTAATCCCAAGAATATTTTAATATTAAAAGATGTTGACAGGTCGTTTTTTACTAAAGTTGTCAGTATTGAGACTGATGAAAACAAACACTGTTACGCAAAACATATTGATAATTATGAATTGAAGAATACAATGTTTGATGGACAGGCTCTAATTGATTCTAGTATTTTCCCAACTTGGGGGAATGGATATATCCTATTAAGACATCATTTTTGTAAAATGGCAGCGTTCAGTACAAATATTCAACAGTTTTTCAGAGATTATTTTGGAGAAAACTACTACTCTGCCATTGTAAAAGATATGTTTGGAGTGGAGCATTTTGTCAAGGATATTGAGTTGATCACAACTGACAATGCTATGAAATGGTTGAAATTTGATAAGTCGTACGAATATTGGTGTGACAGAGTTTATGAGAATGGTTGTATGTTTGGCATTGTGAAGACAGCACATGAAAGTAAACTTGGTGATGTTCAGAGAATGAGTTATCAAATGGTGAACTCGCTTGATGAAGAAATAATGCCAAATGTTGTAAAAGAAAGTGTTGAGTATATTAATAAACTCAAACAGGACAATTCTGAGTTTCTGAAATATCTTGAAAAGAATAAAAATTTTTCAAATGATTATGAAGTTTTAATTGCTTTGTGTAATCAAAATCCAGATTTTGTAAGAAGTTCATACTTTAGAAGAAGAAAAGAATACATTATAAAAACATATGTTTTGAACATGAAAAGTGGTCGTATTATTCAAAATGCTGAAAATCTTGTTATTGTTGGCTCTCCATATGCAATGCTTTTATATGCTGCTACAGGGAATGAATCTGACGTTGATAATGATGACACATTTTTTGCTGAAAGTGATACAATTCAATGTTATACTGAAAGATTTAACAGTGGTGACTATCTTGCTTTCTTTAGAAGTCCTTTTAATAGCAAAAACAATCTTACATATCTTCATAATATATATCATAAAAATCTTGAAAAATATTTTAATCTTGGAAAACAGTGCATTGCAGTAAATATGAATGGTACAGATTTTCAAGATAGAAATAATGGGTTAATATAATGGCTCAGTTCTACAGAAATGTAGTTCTTAAAACAATCGGTGAAAATTGGGACGCTAAGTATGTAAATAAATTAAAGTATAAAAGAGAATATATATAAATGTATTTTTCTTTTACAGAGTTATAAATTATTCACATATATGCCAATCAATTACCAAGACTATCGAAATCCATAAAAGTAGATAGTAAGGTTTAGAGACTAGGTGGTGAGCAGGTGAACAATAATCCACCCACGAGTGCCGATTGCCCTAACATACAGATGAGGGTAAAGATATAGTCCGACACTTCGATGAAAATCGGAGAAGCCAAGGATAAAGAGCCTTGGATATAACAGATGCAGATCAAGATTCAGATAGTGGATATACAACAAATCAGGCAGACATTGTAGAACATGCTAGAAATTGTTATCAAAATTATCCTACAATCAAAAATAATATTCCAAAAGAGAAAAATATATACGGTAAGTCAATGGACGATTATGCTGGAATTGATAATAATTTAGCAAAATCTCAGTTAGACATTGGTGAATCAAGCAATTTAGCTCAAATAGCTCAAACATATGCTTGTAATTTTGATGATACAAAATATATTGACTATGTATGTATATTGAGTGTTTTGGCACAGGTGGCTATTGATAATGCAAAAAGAAGGTTTGACATTGATTTAACTGGTGAGATTAAAAGAATAAAAGATGATATGGATATTAAAACAAATCTTTATCCTTCGTTTTGGAAATTAATTAAGCGAGGATTTAATGATAAAAATGTAAACGAAGGTTTGAAATGTCCTATGAATTATTTATATGATTTAGACTTATCAGAATTTCATCATAAAGACTCAACTCTTCCAATGTCGCATTTTTTTATTAAATACGAAATGGGTAACAATATTCGTACTTGTAGAAAGGTTGAAGACATCATATCTAAATATTCTTTAAAACTATATGAAATAAATGACAATGCAGAAAATGATGATTATTTACTTCTAAGAAAAGATTTCGATGATATGATTGCTGAAATTCAAGCTATTAGAATATCAAAGAATTATCTTGGATTATTTTCTTGGATGATTGATCGTTCTTTTAAAATACTTCCTGGTTCAATTCGTAACAAAAAATCAATATCTTCAGTTCTTAATAAGAACAAATCGTTGTTATTAAAGGTTTTATATAATGTAAACACAACAAATTTGCTAAAATGTTTTTCAAAAAATTGTTAAAAATGTACGGTTTTTTGTGCAGACTTAATTGTTTTATAGGAGTTAAAATCAAGTAAAATCAACGGTTTCAGGACTTGAGCAAATCCAACCTTATGAGGAGAAAGTGGGCAATGAAACTTTATCTATGTATAACAGTGTAAATTTGCGTGTGCTTTAGTACAATACCAACACAACTATCCTCTCCGCTAATATGCAAATGCGGAATAAAAATATGCAACGATCGTTTTACTACAAAATAGAAGCCCTCTTGATTGAGGGCTGTGCCGAAAGGCTAAAACAATGAAATCAGCTTTTCCTAGCTGATAAAACAGAGAATATATCGTTGTCAAGAGACATTATAATATTTCGTCTAACATATAGCTATAAATCATTGCTGTGATGCTATGTGAAAAACTTGTATATGTGTGCGCCAAACCAGGTAAGTGCAGCAAGCGAGCCTGTACCATGTACGTTCTGTGGAAGATATATAGGAATCAAACCTATGGGGGAACGATTCGAGGCGTTTTCAAGCAGAATAAAACATATCATGATTTCTTTGGCGGTAGTTGTACTTTCTTTCTGAAGGCACGACTACTGCTATCTCTTCCCCAATAGCTCAATGGTAGAGCGCATGACTGTTAATCATGAAGTTCCAAGTTCGAGTCTTGGTTGGGGAGCTATCCTATTATGTAGGACTGGTTGGTTTCGAATCAGTGAGATAAGCGTGGTGACACGTATAAAGTGGTTCTTAGAATGTACTAAGGCTGCGACTGTAGAAATACAGTACAACAGAAAACACATAGGATTTATACCTAACCTTACGTTCAAGGGCGACTGCTGGCGAATCTGGTTAGGTAGGTGTCTTGGGACAGGCACTGTATTAACACAGAAATGTGGGGATAATCCGTGTATAATTGGTGGGAATACCGCAAGTATAACTGCTAATTAGATTGTAGGTAGTTTTCTTAAATCGAAAGATAGGAATCTTAATACAAAGCAAGGCGATCGCAAGTCGAGCAGGATGGCGATGATTGGGCGGTACTCAAAAGGTACTGATGGTCAAATGTACACCTCGTCACCCAAATAATACATACATACTGAGTTTGGATTAATGCAATAGTAAACTAAATCTTCCTCAAATAAATAATAGAAGAAAAATTACTCAACAAGCAAAAGTGTGTATGACTATGGAGAGAAAAACAACTTATTGTCCTGTAATATGGACACATATGACACTCGCAAGGTGTTATGTGAGAAAGTACAAGTAGTTGCAACCGTATCAGACTGCAATCTGAGAACTCCGCAAGAGACGATGTGATAAAAGAAAATCTATAACACTTCATAGTAAGAGTTTGCTGGTTATGTCAAAACCAGTGTTGTTGCTACCTACTGTCTAATCGGCAGTGTGATAAGTTGCGTCCAACCGCAATAGATGGTAGTGTAATGAGTCAATATCTCAGCTCATATATGTAAATCTCGTGTTTTGTATACGGGATTTTATTTTGGGAATTAGTTCAGTTTGGTAGAACGCATGATTTGGGATCATGAGGTCGTAAGTTCGAGTCTTACATTTCCAATTTGCGGTAAGGTGTAAAGGTGCATGTTGGGTTCATACCCCAAAGGGTCTGTTCGAGTCAGTGTCACGCTACTCTTCCACTTTTCTTCACTTGTGGATGAAACTAAAACAGAAAGGTGGTTTTTACAATCGCAAGAAAAGCGAAACTAAAAGATGATGGAATCTTATTTTGTGGTAATAATGCAAAAGATGTTACTGGATCAATGATTTATATAAGATTTGCAAATAAACAAATTTTACTTGAATGTGGCTTATTACAGGATAATTCATATTTGGCAGCTTATAAAGCAAATTCAGAAAAATTCAAATTCAAGCCTGATGAACTGGATTATGTGTTTATTGGACATTCGCATATTGATCATATTGGATTATTACCTCGTCTTATTAAAGAAGGATTTCATGGAAAAATAATTATGACATATTCATCTTCGGTTATGTCGAAATATTTATTACTTAATTGTGCTTTTATTGTAAATGATGAGGCACGAGTTTTATCAAAAAGATATAATAGAGAATACGAACCACTATATACTGAAGAAGATGTATATAAAACACTGGACTATATTTATGTATATAATGAGTATAATCATGTTTACAAATTAGATGATGTGATTAGTTTTCAATGGTTTAAAAATTCTCATTGTGTAGGAGCTGCACAGTTACAGCTTATTTTAAATGATGGAATAAAAACAAAGAAAATTCTATATACTTCTGACATTGGAGCGTTAGATACTAAAAATCATTATGTTGAAAATACAGAAATCCCAGCTACCTTTTCTGATATATCAATCATGGAGTCAACTTACGGTTTAAATACTAGAACTATAAAGAAAACTCGTGAATTCGATGTTGAACATTTGCGAGTTGCTATAGAAACTGTACTAGAAAGACAAGGTTCTATTATTCTTCCAGCATTTTCATTTGCACGATCTCAGGAATTATTGACAACACTATATCTCCTATTTGGAGAAAATGAAGATTTTAAAACAGACATAGTTGTTGATTCAATGCTGACTTGTGATATATGTCAGGCTTATGAAGATGTTCTTGACTCAGATTTTCATGAGTTATGGACAAAAGTGTATAATTGGAAAAATGTAAAATATGTGTGTGAAAAGTTAGAATCGAAGGCATGGGTAAATGACTCTATACCTAAAATTGTAATCTCAAGTAGTGGTTTTTGCACGAATGGGAGGATATTATCTTATCTTGATAAGTATTTACGTGATGTCAATTCTATGATTTGTTTCTCTGGATTTGTAGGAACAGATGATTCTTATTTGTCGTACCGAATTAAAAACGGTAAAACCCATAAAACAATCAATATAAATAAAGTTCCTGTACCTAATAAAGCAGATTGTATAACGATGAGCACGTTCAGTTCCCATGCCAATTTTGATGACTTATTACAATTTGGTAGTAACTTGAATACAAATCAGCTTGTTTTGGTACATGGATCTACAGAAGCAAAAAATTGTTTAAAAGAGCATTTACGAGAAGAAATATCCAAGAATGATAAGTGTTATAAGGTAAAGTGTTCTGAGAAAGATATGATTATACCGCTATAGATAGTGATAAATAAAATTTAACGAAATGTAAGGTGATCGCCTATAAAGAAATATATTTTTGGTTTTCTTACTGGTATATGTTTATTGCCAATTATAGATTCGATTACTGAATTAATACAAACTGCTTTGGAAATTCCCAAAGGAGAATTAAGTAAAAAGGTCTTAAAATTGAATAATGAAATACAGGATCTTCAATTCGCATTAGAACCAATAGACGCACACTGCATTGGGTTTGAAGCACCGTCAAATGAAGAATATTTAGATGACGAAAATGGAGAAGAAGATCATAAAAATAAAATAGGATTTTAAGGAGAGCACATTGCTCTCCTATTTTAGTTGATAAGGAGAAAAAGGAATAATGGTTAAAATTACTGAATCAGAGGAGAAAATTACTGCTCCTAAGAAAACAATTAAATTAGACAATATTTCTGTAAAGGATTTAAGATTTGTAGATGTGGAAACTGGTGAAGATTTATCTCAGCAGGTAATTGATGCAATTCCATTTGAGTCAATTGGTTTCAAGATCACATTTGAACTTCCTGTAGAGGAAGGTTCTGAAGAGTAAGGCGGTGGACGACATCGAGAAGAATGAATTTCTTAGAGAACAATTAGACTTACTCAAGAGAAAAAGAACAGACGAAAATTTAGAGTGGCAAGATGTTGCTGACTTTCGTTCTGAATTTAATGGTGATTTAGAGCACAGAGATACAGTACGCAAAGGTAGTAAATTATTATATGAGTATATTGACGCTGGATGGGTTAATGAACCAGTAGAAACAGAAAATAATTCAGATAATTCTGAGTTAATTAAAATGCGTAAGGAAAAGATTAAGCTTTCTGATGCAAGAGTTGAATACAATCGACTCATTAGACAGGAAGCTCGTAAAGAATCTTATGTAGATATGGTAAAACGAATTATTTGTGAAAATATTGAACCTATGAATATCCCAGTACATTATACATTATTTAATAGTTCAACGGATCTTCTGGTTCATTTAACTGATATTCATACAGGTATTGAGATACATAATTGGAAAAATGATTTTAATGAAGACATTTTAAAACAAAGAATCGAAAAGTTCACTTCTGACATCTTAGATATCCGTGGACAACATGGTTCAGAAAATTGTTACCTTGTAATTGGAGAAATTCTTAGTGGAATTATTCATAATAACCTTCGCTTGCAGAATAATATGGACTTAATGGAACAGTTTAAATATGTTTCAGAATTGATTTCTGCTATGCTATCAAGAATGGCGAATCACTTCAGTCATATCTATGTATATACAACGCCTGGTAATCACTCTAGGATCTCTCCTAAAAAAGAAGAAGCTTTAGATGGCGAAAACATGGATGTACTTTTACCTTTCTATTTAAAGGCAAGAATGCAGAATGTTGAAAATATTACAATTTGTGATAATACAGTTGAACCTGAAATAGCAATGTTTAATATCCGTGGAAATAATGTGTTTGCTGCTCATGGACACAAGGATTCGCCAAGTAATGTTGTACAGAATTTCACGATGATGTTCAATATAAAGCCAAACATTGTGCTACTAGGACATAGACACACTAATGGATTGACTACTGTTTATGATACAAAAGTTATTGAGTCAGGATGTTGTTCAGGTTCAGACAATTATGCGGTATCAATTCGTAAAGTAAATAAGCCAGAGCAAACAGTTTCTGTTATTGGAGAAAATGGATTGATTTGCTTGTATGATATTCAATTAAATTGATTAATTATTTTACGACAAAGTAGATTATGTACGGAGATACATAGTTTTTAATATTGAGATAAGTGACTGTGAAATAGGGCTACCCTTCTACTTTTGAGTAGTTCGATTCACATAAACATCGTAGAGTCACTGCTATGATGTAAATAGACCTGAACCCAACAGGCGATTAATAAATGGGAATAACTTCGGTTTTTGGCTGACGAAGCCACATGTGAGGGAGTGGACTCATTGAGCCGCTACCCTCTTTTGCTATTCGGCAAATATCAGAATGTCGAAAAAAATTACAAAATAAAATAGTCGAAAAAGACAAAATTAGTTGAGATAAAAGGAGAAATAAAAATTATGAACAAAACAGATTTAGTAAAAGTTGTAAAAGAGACAGTATCAGAGACATTAGAGGGAGTAACATTAAAGGATACCGCCGTATTCGTAGATGCTACTATTAAGACTATTCAGGACGCAGTTGTAAATGGCGATAAGGTACAGATCGTAGGGTTCGGTACATTTGAGACAGCTACAAGAGCTGCTAGAGTTGGAAGAAACCCACAGACAGGAGAAAACATCTCTATTCCAGAGTCCAAGTCGCCAAAATTTAAAGCGGGAAAAGCGTTCAAAGATGCTGTAAAGAATGCATAATCTGAAAGGATGTGATTATTATAAAAACATTACATTTTGAAGATTATGAAGACTTTGCTTATGATGTTTCAGACGTATATGAGCGAGTAAAATCCGATGATGAATATAATTCAGTAAACGTTGTTGCAAAGTATGAAGGTGCAAAAGAAATTATTCGTGAACTTATTGAAGTTGGATATAGTATTGCATTTATTGATGACTTTGGTAATCCTAAATGGGATGATTATGATGACGCTTTCGTTATCAGTCTATATGATGATGAAATTTGGTGTGAACCTGTAAAGCGAAAAGATGGTTATATCTTTGTTGAAGCTGATGTCGTATATATCTTCGATGATTGTAATTCTAAGATTATTCCAAAGATTGAATCTGACGAGGTATATGAAGTAGAAATTGGCAATGAATATGATAATTGTGATGGTGACTGTGACCACTGTGATTGCAAGGAAATTGATAAAGATTACTATTCTATCAATGGCAAGCAGGTGTCTCAGGCAGAGTTCGAGAAGAAGACAAAAGAAATTCAGAAGACTTATGATTCATTAAATGATTGGCTTAATATAGTAGACGCATTTCCAGAGATTTACAAGCGGTTAATGAACTATGCATGTTATCTGGATAAATTAGATGAATCATTTTGGTATTAACTAATAAGAAATATGGGAGTGTGTGGTGTACGCTACACACTCTTTTTTGTATGGGCGAAATTTGTCTTTGTGAGGATCGTAACCTCAGTCGTCCACTTTTGATAAAGGTACGAATGTCCACTCGTGACTTTAGTCATGAGCAAGTGAGCATTTATTATGGAGAATATTATATTTGAAAGGAAGTGATTTAGTGGCACATGTAACAAGGGTAAAATATTTTACCAAGGATAAGGAGAAATTCATAAATCCTGACAACTTGAAAAAATATAAAAAATATCTCCAATCAAATATTATAAAAAATCAGGATGTTAAAGATACTACATATAAAAGATATGAAGGATTGTTTCGTCATTTTCTTATGTGGTTAGGCGAAAATTATGGTGATTTAGATTTATATTCAGATGAGTTTATGGAGAATGCCGTTGATATTATGGAGAACTATATTATGTTCTGCCAGGAAACACTTCTGAATCATAAAAAAATTATTAACATGAAAATCTCTGCTATTAGTTCATTCTATATTTGGTCTATGAAACGTGGGTTTGTTAAATACCACCCTTTTGATGGGAAGCTTGATAGAATGAAAAAAGCCAACGAGGAACATATTTTGAACTCTTACTTCCTTACAGAAGAACAAGTTCAGACAATCCGTAGAGAATTATCTGAAAATGATAAGTATTCAATTCAAGATCAGATTTTATTTGAGGTAAGTTTTGACTCTGCAAATAGAATTGGTGCATTGTTAAAACTACAATTATCTAAGCTTGACTTGGAACATAATATGTTTGTTGACATAAGGGAAAAAGAGGGTTACCATACACAAGTTGTTTTTGGGAGTGTTGCAAAAGAACTCATTCAAGAGTGGCTTGAAATGAGAAAGAATGATTATGACCATTTAGAATGTGATTCGTTGTTAATTACAAAATATAAAGGAAAATATAAACCTATGGGTGATAGTGCTATTAGAGACAGAATGAGAAAATATGGTGAAATCATTCAAATTTCTGATTATCGTCCGCATTGCCAACGTAAATCGAGATTAAATTTGGTTTACGAAGAAACTGGTGATTTAGCGTTAGCAGCCGAGCTTGCCAATCACAAGTCGACAGAAACTACTCGTTCCTTTTATTGTAAACCCAAAACTAAAGCAGAAGTTATGGAAAAAATTAATGCTTTAAAAGAGAAAAATGAAGCCGAGAGCAAATAATCTTCCGAAACCACTCAGATGTACGTCATCCGTGAAGACACCGAGGATGCCGATGAAGCTTTTGTCTAACACTTCGTCTAATTCCCTCTTGCACCACACAATTTTATGTGTTACAATACAAGTCAAAAGAAACAAGCAATTATCCGTTAGACGGTTAAGCCAATATTGAACACTATTTGGCTAATATAACAATATCAACACAAAGGAAATGATCGCTATTTGCCGTGGCGGTCATTTTTGTGTTTATCGAACAATCTGACTAAGTATGTAGCAATTACACCACTTACTATGCCAGTCACTAATGTAAAAATTAGTAATTCACAAAATGTCACGTATTATCCTCCTTTGTAAGTATTTCCTACATTGTGTCATGAGGATATCTATATAAACAGAGTATCGCTACTCTGACGTGACTTAACCGCCTAACCATCTCTATCTAGCCAAAACAAAGATGTTTGAATAACTGCTTGTCCTTTCTATTATATATTATATGACACTTCTTGTCAAAATATGTCAATTTTTACGACATTTATTATTGGATTTTATATGTTTTATAATTTTCCTGATATAAATTAAAATATTCCTAAAAAATAAAGTTAATAACTCAATTATAATGATACATATTAAACTAAAAGCTATCCATGTTATAACTGTGTGAACTGATGCACTCAACAATGCATATGCGAGCATTGTTATGTATGCGACAGTACACTCTAGCACTAATCGTAAAACAGATTTTTCATTTTTTGAAGAATATGTATACGCTTGTATCAAATTAGGTTCTAAATATCCAAGTCTTTTGCGAAGATATATGTATTTATTATTGATGTTATTTTTAAAATTTATAAAACTATCCTTATCTCTATTTTTACGATATAAATCAAATGCGTGAAGTGTCGATCGATCTGCATAATCATTATATTTATTTAAAATGACAAATATATCTAAGCTGATTTGATTTGTACATATATTATTAGAATTATTTTGTAATAGTATATGATATATAGGATTATATATTTTATCATATGCTATCTCCATTTTGTCTAAAGGTATATTTTTATTATACGTATATTTAGTGGCTAGGAATGTAAAAATTCCAGTAATAATAGCAGGAAAAATGGTCTTAAATATTTCAAATATTGTGTCCAATATACACTCCTTATAAAATTTTCTTTTTTACATCATAGCATGTTAAGATGATTTATGTCAAAGTGATTGAATAATATTAAGGGTAACAAACTCATATACCTATAGCCGAATGCTCTGAAACCATAAGAACTCAACAAGGCTCTGTGGAAATCGGACGGACTAACAGACCGATAGCACTGTATTATCCAAATAAAGCCCTTATAAACAGGCATGAAAGGCATATATAAAAAGGTGACGACAATGTAGAGAACAAATAAAAGAACCCTTAAGTGGGCAACCAAAAAGAGAATATATAAGTATCACATCTTGGCATTTGTTATTCATGTAGTGTTGTAAGTCCTACTTCTTTCCTACCGACATCTAGGATTATCGGTTACTCTCAACCTTCAGAAATGAGAAGATGTTCGTGCCTCTCTACGTTAATGAGAACCATTATTATGATTAAAACTGTCCACAGAGTTTTGTAAGAAATGGCAAATTGTCTTTTCTGATTTTTACAATTGGAATTTTGACGGATAAGAGTCATTAAACCTTATCGAATGGTCTTTGTTCCGAAGACTGAAAATATGCGGAGAATGATAAAGTAAACGGTTGTTCATACACATATCATGCATTTGACGTACTATAAGTACGAGTTAGGAATGATCAAATAATATATTATTCAGGTCACCAGCATGAAAGGATCATGCGTCTCTCCTATAGAGAGAAGATTTCGGTTCGAGTCCGTTGTGGCGTTGCAACTGGATAATATTTTTAGAGAATTTTCAATATTCTCTTTTTGTCGGTCGGCTGATAATCGATTGGCAATAGATCTTATCAATCTATATAATAAGGAGAGGTCGTTCCTCTTCTATTCTGCTGTCTTAGCTCAATTGGATAGAGCATGGTTCTTCTAAAGCCAAGGTTGTAGGTTCAAATCCTATTGGCAGCTTTTCTAATTCTATTATTTTGGAGGTAATTTATAGATGTATAAAATATTAATTAAATATAACTCTGTGCTTGGAAGAGAATTTTATCAAATGTATCAGATTCAGACTGAAGGTTCTCCATCAGAACTAATTGAATATTCAACGGATGATTTGGGCGAGTTGAAAAATACAATTAAAGAGCTTGATCGAGAATATGGATATAAAAATATTCGTGTCATTAAGGATGTGACATATAATATTGGAATAACCGTGGATGAGATTAAGACTACTACTCCATTTGAGGATGATCGTTTAAAAAAGTAACTAAATATGAAGTGAGAAAGAGTCATTTCCTTTGGAGGTGGCTCTTTTATTATGGTCAGATGTCCGAGTCTGGTTTATGGTGCTTCCATGCTAAGAAAGTGTGCATATATTTGCACCGTTGGTTCAAATCCAACTCTGACCGTTAAGTACAAAAATAAAAGAGAGGCTTGCACCTCTCTTTAAAAACTGAATAGTATCTATTTGCGCACCCTTTACACCCAGTAAATCCGGATAACGCTTGCACCATGGCACAAAAATTGTGCCAAGGCTTGCTTACCACACTACTTGTTTGAAAAAGTAGAGAATAATTATAAAGAAAAACATTTTTACAATTCCTCTAACCATTTCATCAAAGAAGCCATTTTTTTGTAAAAAATTATAAATGGAATGTTTCTTTGTTTTTAAGTATGAAGCAATTCTTTTTACTGGGTGTTTCATAGAAGCCTCCATTCTTAAATACTATTCAGTTGTCAAGTTTCAATTTATGGGTTAAGTATACACTTTTCTCTACCTAAAATCAAGATAGAAAAGAGAATAAATATATAGCCAACTATGAGAGGATTGTTACTGTTTCGATTGCAGATAGTCGGAATTATAGAGTGAGAAGCCTTTGACTGATCATCTTAGGTATAGTAGATACTCACACTACTCTCTCACTCTTTTTAAGATATTGAACAAATTTTAGATAGTCGATTGTTATTGTAGCAATCGACTTATTTAGTTGTAAAAGGAGGTGTGGCTTCGTGCCAAAAGAAACAAAAAATGAAAAGATAATTGAAAACATGAATGCTACTCCAATTATTGATACGAATGTAAATATAAAAATACCAAGGTCTCCTATTGCATTTGATGAAAAGAAACATAAATTCAAATGCTCTTGTTGTGGTCGTGGATATTCAAAACAAGAATCTTATTTTCAAAAAAGTAATGATGTATTGTTTCAAGCCAATGGTGGTTATTTGCCTTGGTGTAAGGAGTGCACTGATCGTTATGTTGAACAAATGACTGCTTTATACTCTAATAATGAAGAACATGCAATGAAAGATTTTTGTCAAAGAGCAGGTTGGAATTATGATGTATCTGCACTTACTGCTTCTATGGAAACTTATAGTGGTCATCGTTCTCGTTCTCGTATTTCTCATTATGCAGCAAAGAAAAATCTGAACTGTGATGGGAGAAAAACTTATATTGATTCATTAAAAAATTATTATGTACAAAAACAGAACGAGATTATCACTTCGAGAGAGCAGGCAAAATCAGAAGAATCTACTATTTCTGCTTCCGCGGTTGATAGATGGGGAGTTGGATTTACTGAAATGGATTATAAAAATCTTGATGAACATTGGAGAATGCTCAAGAAGAATAATCCCAATGCTGATTCAAATCAGGAAATATTTATTCGAGATTTATGTAATATCAATATGTTAAAAATACATGCATTACAGAATGGCGATTCTAAAGAATATGCCACACTTGTTGAACAATATAGCAAAACATTCAAGCAAGCTGGTTTAAAAACTATTGAGGAAAAAGATAATAGCAATAATGAAACTATTGGAGTTACACTTGCTACTATTTCACAGTTTACACCAGAAGAATTTTATAAGGATAAAAAATTATATGAAGATTATGATGAAATAGGAGATTATTTTGAACGCCATGTTTGCAGACCTATGGAAAATATAATGACAGGAAGTGAAATAAGAGACAAAGAATTTTATGTTCCTGAAAATGGCGGTGATGACGATGAGTAATCAATATCCTGCTGATAAAAACCAAGTGGAATTATATAAAAAATTCCCATCTACTCACTATCTTAGTAATCCGAATAATGTACTACATATGATTGCATGGTGTACATTCTGGCGTAGAAATATGCATAGATTTGTTCAAGATTATCTTAAGCTATCCCTTTATTTATATCAGCAATTAGCAATATATCTTATGGGTATATCAAATTTTATTTGTATCATAGCAAGTCGAAATGATGCAAAATCTTTTATTATAGCTTTATATGCTTGTTGTAGGTGTATCCTTTATCCTGGTACGAAGTTCCGTATAGGATCAGCCACGAAGAAGCAAGCAAAACTTATTGTTTCGGATAAGATTATAGATGAGTTATGTGAATGGAGTAAGCCGTTACGTGCTGAAATTGCAGATTGGAGTACGAGTGATAATAATATTTTTGTAAAATTCAAAAATGGTTCTAAGATTACAGTATTTGTGGCAAATGAAAATGCTCGTGGACTTAGAAGTACAGGAATTGTCAGAGAAGAGTTTCGACAAATCAATAAGAAAATTGAAGATTCTGTTATATCTCCTTTCCAGACAGTGCGCAATCAACCATATATGTTAAATCCTTTTTACGGAGAGAATAAAGATTTACAAGAAGACCCAGTGGATGTTTATATAAGTTCGTCTTGGGTGGATGATGGTCATTGGATGTGGGATATTGTAGACCAAGCATATAATGGAATGCAAAAACATAACGGCTCGGTATTACTTACCTTTGATGAGAGTATTACCCTTAAACATCATCTTAAAACTATGAAACAAATGTTGAAGGAGAAACAGAAACAAGATCCTATCACTTGGAAAATAGAATTCTTAAATCTTCGAGTTAAAGGTTCTTTATCATCATATTTTACCTATTCTATGTTAATGAATCGTCAGGTTTTAAAACATGTCTTTTATCCACGTAATATATTAGACGTAAAAATGAATAAACGAAACAAATATGCTATTTCAAAACAAGATAATGAAATAAGAGTAATTTCTTGTGATATAGCATTTGTCGCAGGAGATCAAAATGATAATTCTGTTTATAGTTGTATTCGTGGTATACCAGAATCAATGACTTATGAATCAGAAAATAACACGGTTGAAGTCAAACAGGGATATAGAAGACAATATCCATATATTGAATCAAATCAAATAGGCGATACAACATTACAAGCAATAAGGATTCGTCAGTTATTTGATGATTTCAATGCAAGTTATATAGTACTCGATTGTCGTAATGGTGGTCTTCAGATTCTTTATTCGTTGCAAAAAGTTTTATATGATGAAGAAAGAGGATTAGAATATTCTCCACTACGCTGCATGAATAACGATGAATACGCAAAGGTATGTCAAGATCCAAATGCGAAAGCTTGTATATTTGCCATTAATGCAACACAGCAGCTTAATAGTGACATTGCTATTGGATTTAGAAAAAATCTTAATGAGAATAAGATTGATTTTCTTGTTAATTACAACACTGCAAAAGAAGAAATACTTGCTGAAAATTCAGATTATATTAATGAAGTTGATTTAGATAGACAGATGGAATATGAAAATCCGTTTCTTGAAACCCAAGCAATGATAAGTGAATGTGCAGAATTAAATTATGAAAAAATGCCACAGACAGGTATAATTAAAATTCATGAACAAGGTAAGAATCGTAAAGATAGGTATACATCTTGTTCATATGGTTCATATTTCTTTGATTTACTTGAAAATGACTTGATTGGTGCAAGTTCAAGTGATTACGATTATTGCACTCTTATCAATTAATAAAAATTAAAACACTTTAGAAAGGAGGCACTCACTTGCCAGAAGAACAAATAAAGCGTAAACGAGGTCGTCCTCCAAAGACGCAAATATTAGAAACAAATTCAACACAGGCATCTCAATTTACCAATGCTACTACCCCATCAAAAACTTATGAATACAATAGTTATATTGGTAGAGTTTTGTCAACGGATATATTTGGATGTCATCTATATGATGAATTCACACCAGAAGAAATCCGAGCTATTGTCAAAGACCCAATTGCAAATCATGACCTTACTAGACGACTTGCAATGTTTGTTTACAACAGTGAAGGTGTTGTAACTAACTCAATTGACTATATGGTATCACTCCCATGCCTAGATAGAGTTATTTATGGTAAAAAGCGTTTATTTGGTAAAACTAAGCTAAATAAAAATAAAGATCTAATGCTGTCTACCCTTGAAAATATCAATGATAAACAATTTATTAGAGATGCACTTTTTACGGATATGAACGAGGGCAATTGTTTTTATTATTTTGAAGTAACCAAAAAGCCAAATGATAATACAAAAGCATTGTCTGATTATGATGTCGAAAACATTGTAGAACTGTGTGACATGGGCATGAATGCTTCTATTATTCCGCTACCATATGAATATACCAAAATCGTAGGTAGAAAAAATAATAGAAATGTTATTGCTTTTAATTTACGGTACTTTGAAGAGAAATGTGTAACTCAGGATGAGAAAACTCGTAAACTCAAGAAATATCCTGCCGAAATTCGAAATGGATATCTACAATGGGAAAAAGGAAATTTTGCAGGTAACAATTGGCTTATATTAGATAATAAACATACCATTGCCCATAAAATCAAGTGCAAAATTAGTGAGCCTTGGGGAAGACCTCTTGCAATTGCTGCTATTGCTGACATTCTTTATCAGAATGAATTCGTTGATACTAAACGAAATGTCTTGAAAGAATTAAATAATAAGATAATATTCCAAACTTTACCAGAAGGAAAAGACAAAGGTAGCTGTGCATTAACTAAAACTCAGCAACAAGACCAACACAATAAAGTTAAGCAAGCTGTTATGACCAAAAACAATCGTGGGGGTACATCGTTTTTTACAGTGTCAGCAGGTACAAAAATAGATACCTTAGATGTTGACGCTACCGATATTTTTGATAATAAGAATGAATCTGATTTAACAGATAAAATTGCTTTGGATTTAGGTGTAGCGGCATCATTATTAAATGGATCAGGAAGTGGAAACTACTCTTCTCAACAAAATAATCTTGAGTTGATTAATGCCCAGATATATACGTGGATTCAAGAGCTACAAACTGAACTTAATTATGTAATAAATGAAAATATAATTAAAGATAGACGTAATCGGGTTGAAGTATATTATCTCCCAACATCTTTGGTTAATAGACAACAATTCTTCGATATGATGAAGAATTTATATTTACAGGCAAGTGGTTCTATGACTATGTTAATAGCAAGTACAGGTATAAATCCAGATATTTATTTTAATATTCTTGATGAAGAATACGACAATAAGATTTTTGACAAATATGTGCCACATCTTACTAGCAATACTATTTCTAAAGATGATAAAGCAGGTGGAAGACCTTCGGAAAATAATCCTACGAATGAAAACACCATAAAGTCTCAAAGTAATAATGGAAATCATCAACCCAAGCCATCAACAAAATAGCAATTAAATATTAATAATAATGAGAAGTCTGCTTAATTGTAGCTTCTTTTATTATATACAACTTAACAAGGAGGATAAATATATGTTAGGAAATATCCTCGAAATTTCAAAGCGATCAAACAAGAATGGTCGTGTCCCTATTAAAGTCGCTCTTTTAAAAATCCATGATAACACTGAAGATACAAATAAAAATGGACTTCATTGGAAGAAGGAATATGTCGAAGCTGCCATGGAAAGTGCAATTGGAATGCCGTTCTGTGCTGAATTTGTAGATGAAACAAAAGAAGTCCCGTTAGGTCATGGTTTGACTGGACAGATTATTAATTCTGATGGTCTTCCTGAACCTATATTTGAAAATTCAGAAGTAGTTGGTACTTGCAATGAAGTATCAATCGAAACAGTAAAAGATGCTGATGGAAACGATATAGAGGTATTAGTCGGAAGTGGTTTTTTATATGCACAACGCTATCCAAATTTTGTGAAGTGGGTAAGAAAAAATCATGCACTTGGCAAGGTTTGTACTTCTATTGAAATAATGGGTATACCGGAAAATGATAATAAGATAGTTTTTGAGGAAGAAGAACCTACGGAAGCTTTTAGATCACCTATGAGGTATGTATTTTCTGGATCTGCTATCTTATCCGTTTCACCAGCGGATGACGATGCTATTGTTCTTGAAGTCGCAGAAAAGAAACAAAATAAGGAGGACAAAAAAATAATGGAATTTACAATTGAAGACATGAAGACTGCTATTCATTCTACAATTTCTGAATTAAATGATAAGTCACAGGCTTATGAATCACAGATTGCAGAATTAAATAGCACTATTGAAGCAAAGAATTCTGAACTTGCTGAAAAAGATGTTAAGATTTTAGAACTTAATGCTTCTGTTGAACAGATTCAGGCTACTCTCGATCAGTTAAAGAAAGACTATGAAACATATTGGGCTGAAAGAGAAATTCTTGAACAGGAGCTTGCAAAAGCAAAGGTAGCTGAGAAACTTAGAGAGTTAGACACTACTCTAGGTGAATTTAACGAAGATGAGAAGGATATAGTAAAGGAAGATATTGATAAGCTCACTTCCGAAATCAACGCAGCTACAAAGAAGGAAGATTTAGAAAATGTTACATCTGAAATTAATTCTATTAAGTCAAAGATTTGCATGAATATTGTTGAATCTCAGAAGAAGGCTGAGTCTGATGCAAAGATTGCTGAACAGAATTCAATTCAGGATGGTTCTGTTGAAGATATTTTTTCAGAGGTTTGTTCTGAGTCTCATATAGATGATGAAGATACAAATATTTTTTAAAGAATTTTTTATATTATGAATAATCAACCATTAATCTCAGGCAATTTGTGTGTCTGAGCCATTTTTATTTTAAGGAGGAATTAAAAACTATGATTAAATTTAGAAATTTTGATCAGATTGAGCACAAGTACGCATTTGAGAATGCTGTAGCTGGTGCAGATACATTTAATGGTTCTTTTGGAACAGTTAGTTCTGGTTCTTTTTCAAGTGCTGAAGATGGTACTAAAGTTATTATGCAGGCAGAGGAAGGAGACAATTCAGGTCTTCCTAAGTATCCTATCGCAAAGGGTGAGCATGTTAGAGTTCTTGATCTCACAAAACTTGCAGGTAAGGAATTAGAAATTTATGACTATCCTCTCCCAGAGACTGTAGCTGTTGGAGACAAACTTACAGCAACAAAAGACGGTGCACTTGAGGTTAATAGTGCAGTATCCACGGAACTTAACCTGGAAGTTAAGAGCGTGATTGGTAATAAGCAGGGTGTTGTTGTTTTAGTTAATGGTGCAACAGCCTAATTAAAAATTTTAAGGAGGATTTATATATGTCTTATACATTTGAATTAAATAATGAAAGAAAAGACGCTAATTTTGTTAGTGGTAAGGTAAAAGCTAACTCTCCTGTTGTAGAAATCTTCTCTGCTATGGCACAGGGTAAGGATTTAGCTCCTTATGGAAAGAAAGCAGATGTCGCTGCTAAATATATTATGGAACTTAATGCCAAGGCTTCAAATGGAGATTTGGGTGCTATGTCTGAACTTAATGAGATTAGACGTTTCGCAATGGAGCCTGTTCTGATGAAAGAAATCAAGTTACTTTCTATTTATGGTAATTACAAACCTATTGGATTTAATGATTCTTGCGAGGTTGAAATTCCAGAATTCGCTAATATCAATTCAAAGATTCAGGCTGCTGGACAGGATGTAACATTCCCAGTTATCAGAAAGAAGAGAGTTCCTATCGCTACAGTTAATATTTCTGGTGGTTATGCAGTTGACTATAGAAAGGCTGCTGTTGGAGATATGACTGATGAAAATGAACTTCAGGATCAGGTAAGAGTTCAGATTAGAAACAAGGCTACTAAGTATGTTGTTGAAACAATCTATAATGCTATTAAGAATGCAAAGGGCGTTAAATATTTTGCAGAGGATGCAGGTCTTACAAAGACAAATGTAGATAAGGTCATTACAAATGTTAGACGATTTGGAAAGCCAACCATTACAGGTGATTATGCGTTTATTTCACAGTTTAATGCATTTGCAGGATATACTGGAACAACCCCAACCGTTAATGGTATTTCACAGAAGGTAATGGATGAAATTCATGATACAGGACTTATGGGAATGTATAATGGATCAGTTCTTTCAGAGCTTCCAAATCCGTATGACCTTACTACTATTAACAAAGACGGAGATAATTTCGAAACAATATTACCTGCTGGTCTTGGATATGTTATTCCTGCTGGTGGTCAGTCTCCTATTTACACAGTTACTCGTGGTGGTCTTACATCCTTTACAGGTACAGATGTAACTACAGGTCAGATTATGTCTCGTTTTGATCTCTCCGTTGGTGCTCTCGTAGCTCCAAATAGAGAATACGAAATTGGACTTATTCATGATAAGAATCTTGATTCATTAACAGTCTAATGGATACATAGGGGTGGTTTAATACCACCTCTATATTTTTAGTTATATGGAGAGAACTATGAACAATAATTTTTATTGTTATTCAAAAAAACTATCTCATTTTATTAGAGCGTTTGATGTGCCTTACATAGATATCGGAATTCATCCAACAACAAAAGTTAAATATTATATATTTACAAAATCTGAACGGTTGGATAAGATTATAGCTTTATATAATGAGATTAAATACAGATATTAGTTGAAAAAATTTCTATAGTTGATAAGGAGAAAATTATGACATATAAAAAGAAGGATACAGATAGTAGCACAAAATCTACAGACAATGTTTCAGTTGAGAATGATACTTCAATAGACGAAACGCCTGTTAAAACTGTGGAAAGGGTTGTGGGAAAAATCATAGAGAAACCAATTACAGATGAAGATACTCGTCTTGATAAAAAAGTCACTGTACGAAGTATTGCTCCGTGGACTACTGGTGCTCCAAGGCACACGACCAATGGAGATATTAGTATTCCTCCAAAGGGCACTGTGTTACTCTCTCGTGAAGAAATTATTGCACAGGCACAGAATGGTAATACATTATTAAATGGTATTGATTCTCTTGGCTCTCATGCTACATGGTATATTGAAGATGATTTTACAAGATCTGAATTAAGTTTTGATATTCCGAATGAAAATAAAAAGCAGGCATTCTTAACCAAGAATTCGGTTAAAAAGATGTTCGATAAAAAACAGGACGACTTTGAACAGGCAATTATGAATAATGTTGTGATTAGAGCTGAAAAAGCATATTTAATTGAATGTATCAAGGAATTAGGTATCAATGATTACAAAAAGGTAGATTTTTGCGTTAAATATACTGGTATTAATCCATAAATCAATGAGGTGATAGGATGGAAAAGATGACAACGGCACAAGATGTAATTGATTTTTTTGAATCTTCTTTTGCTGATAAACAGGTAATTCCGTTTGATCTTGAGCTTATTTGGTTAAGAAAAGCTATTAGTCGATATTCATTAGAGCTAGATCCGTTACTCTTTGATAACACATTAGAACAATTTGATTGCGTTTTAGATGATGTAGTAATATCTACTTTAGCTGCATTTATGAAAGAGTTGTATCAAGAAAGGCAAGTATCGAAGGTTAATAAAAGAGTTAGTATTGTTGGGAAGGATTTATCGATTGATGGAAGTAATGGAACAAAAACGTCTGAAAAGTCTCATCTTGATTATGTTGCAGAAAACTGTAGAAATCTTGTCGAAAATCAGAAACCAACAGCATTCATTTAAGGAGGTATTATGGCACAAGAATGGTATTTACTCTCCTCTCCTACCAAACCAAATAGTATTGGTGGATATGAAAATGAAGGTTTTACAGATTATAAGGATGATGCTTTTTCTGAAGTATTAGAAACAAATATAGCTACGACCGTTATTGTATATAACCATGATTTGTCTGAATCAAAAGAAGTTCGTTGCATTGTACAGGGTAATACAGGGGATACACAGTTAAAATCTATGGAACGTATAGGATTATTTACTCCAAAAACTGTCAAGGCAGGAATGTATGTCCTGTTCGAAGGTAGATATTGGCTAATAGATGGATATCCAGGTACTCAAGATATATATGAAAAAGCGACTATGTGCCTTTGCCATTATAAGCTCCGTTGGCAAAATAATAATGGGAATATTATTGAGCGTTGGTGTAATATTCAATCTGCATCCAAGTATGATGTCGGTAAAACAGGCAACAATGTTCTTATCCTGACCTCGAATAATTATACAGTCAAAATTACATACGATGAGGAAGTGCTTGAATTAGAGGGAAAACGTGTGTTTATTGACAAACATAATACAAATCCGAGAAAAGTTTTTAAACTGACTCGAAGTGATGACGTTCTATATGATTATGGTGATGATATTCATGGAAGTATATTGAGCTTTATAGCGGATAAAGATGAATTAAATAATGAAAAAGACAATCAAGAATTGCGCATCTGTGATTATATTTCAACGACTTCTACTACCGATTCAGTAGATGAAACAATCATTTTAATTACTGGAACTGATTCAATTAGGATTGGAAGATCTAAAGTATGGAGTGTTGAGTTTAAAGATGCACATGGAAATCAAATCAATAATCCCGATTGGGAATGGAATGTCAAAATGCAAATGGATATCTCTCAAGATTGTATACAAAAATCTGAAACAAAAATAAAAATCACAGTACCAAATGATGACTTATTTATTAATGAGTCTTTTATTTTACAGGTTGTTAATTTGGATGGTAGTGTTTTGGCTGAAAAAACAATTCAGATAGTCGAAAAGTATTAGGATGGTGATGTTATTGGGCAAATCAAGAAGTTATGAAATTATTGAATATCGGAGAAAAATTTGTGATGCTATCATTGATTCCTCCCAGTTGATTCAATTATTAGGTAAGGAAGATTCAGATGACCCAGAAAGTGATATGCTTTTTCATTGTGTATACCCACATGAATTCGTGCCGGAGACAATAGATGAAACAAAAAGGTATATTAATTTTGAAATCAGCGCAACAATTGATTCACGAAACAATGTATATAAGGACTTAGCGGTATATTTTTTTATACTATCTCACAAAGATGTAATTAGATACTCAGAACATGGAACTGATTATTTATGGTATGACAAGGTTGTTTGCGAATTAGATAATATTTTTAGTGAACATGATGTTTTAGGAATTGGTGGTACTTTACAATTAGTAAGTAACACTCCATATTCTCCACAGCATAAATTTAAAGGAAGATTATTAAAATTTATCGTTAAAGATTTTAATAACGGGTTGAGATATGGTAAATAATTCAATTCAACAAATACCCGAAAAAAAGATTTTTTATGATAGTGGGCAAAGTTGGCTTAATGCAAACAGAATTTATCTAAATGAAAATCTTTATATCAACATACCTACAGTTCGTGAAGTATTAGATCATGAACAATTCTATTTAGGCTTAGTCACTTCGTTAACATCTACACCATATCAGTACATGGCACAATTAGATGATATGGGTATTGACTATGAGACATTATCTGATTATCAATTCTTTTCTTTAATGTTTATCTTAAATTCGACCAATGATTTATCTTTAGTGTTTGGAGATTTAAAAACACAAGGATATTCAATCATACCTAATGATTTCAACAATACAACAGTGCTATCTAACCCAGAGTTAGGTAATGACTATATCATTGATGAATTACTATATACCAATATAGCAAAAACAATTCGTAAAATAAACAATATCGAAGAAGTACATTGTAAAGCCGGAAATGCAGAGGCAAAAGCATATTTATTAAAAAAAGAAAAAAGAAAATTGCGGCGAAATGCCAATAAACCATATAAGAAATACTTTGAAAAAATGGTAATTGCATTGGTAAATCGACCAGAATTTAAATACAACTATGAAGATGTAATGGATTTGTCTATTTATAAATTCAATCAAAGTGTACAACAAATTAGGACAAGCATCACATTTGATAACACTATGATTGGTGTATATGCAGGAACAGTCGATCCTACAAAAATGGTAGATAAATCAAGTCTATCATGGATTCAAAATTAGTAAACAAGATCTCTATATTAGAGGTCTTATTTTTATATTTATTTTAAGGAGGAAATATTTATGGCAGAGATTGATATCAATAAGCTTAGTATTACTGAGATTGATCAGATTACATGTTTTAATAATGCTGATCAGCTTGAATTTATCATGGATGAAATTCAGGAAGGATCTATCAACAATACACAGGAAAAATCTGATATTACAGGTAGAGGTGGACGTAAGATTGGTTCATTGAAAAAGAATAAGGGAGTTACAGTATCTGCAACAAATGGTGTACTGGTTGGAGGTGCTTTGGCAGCACAGACAGGTTCTACGGTTGAACAGGGTAAGTTCAAGGTTAGAAAGCCAGAAATTGTTGTTGTTAAGAGCAATAAAGCAACACTTACAGGCACACCTGTTGGAACGGCAGGAGCAGAGATTGGATATGCATACATAAAAAATCCATCAGGCTCACTTGGAAAGTCTTATGAGCAGAATGCTACAGCAGATGCTACTGGTCAGTTTGCATATTCCGAGAAGGAATTGACATTTTTCGCTGGCGATATTCCTGACGGAACTGAGATCGCAGTATTCTATGATGAGGAAGTTACAGCCGCTAAGATTTCAAATGATTCAGAACATTATAGCAAGGTTCTGAAGATGTATATTGATGTAACATGTCAGGACGTGTGCGACAATGTATATCATGGTCAGTTCATTATTAATCGAGCAGATTTTAATGGTGAGTTTGAGTTATCAATGGGTGGAGATCCAACTGTTCATGCTATCGAGGCTGAATCTTTGGCTGGTGGATGTTCTGGTTCAACAGCTCTTTGGGATTTCATCGTATACTAAATCGTTTTGAGGGGAGTATTATACTCCTCTCTTCTCGATATAAAAAAGGATGGTGAAATATGAGTTATAAAGTACAAAAACCGTGTAAAATTTGCGGAAAAATGTATACCCCGTGTTCTGATTGTGAAACAGATGAAAAAGTGTTCCATTGGCGCAAGGTAGCTTGTTCATATGAGTGTGGACAAAAGTATTTAGCAAAAGTCCTTGCTGAAAGAACACCATCAGATCATTCTGAACCTATTACTGACAAATCAGGTGCAAATCACAATTCTGATACAGCACAGGTAAAAGATTATAAAAGAGATGTTAAACAGATAAATTATAAAACATCACGAAAAATAGTTAAAAGAGAAAATAAACAAGAAAGTGAGCAGATTGGATAGAGAATGGGATACGTTACCACTATACAATTTGTGGATTTAATGTATCCCATTTTTTTACGATTAGTTGAAAATTATGGAAAAGAAAAATAAATGGGACAAAGAATATGCTACATCGTTTTTAGATGAAGTTTTGTTTTTAAAATCTAAAGGGATTAGATATACATGGGTTTATACAAATGATGATGATATTTCAGTATGGAAATATAAAAAAGAAAAGCGACTTTGGGACGCTTTATCAGAAATGTATGCTTCAGAAAAATATAAAGGGTAGGTGGTTGTATGTATCTTGATTACGCAGCCACTACCCCATTGTTACCACAAGTTAAAGATTATATAGTATCACTATTGGATACATATCAGAATCCATCGTCAATATATCAATCGGGTGTTGAAGCAAAGAAAATTATTACCATTGCAAGAAATAATGTAACAAAATTCATTAATGCAGATTCTAAAGATATTATATTTACATCAGGCGGTTCAGCCAATAACACGTTGTTTATTAAAGGTTATACAAATAAACATCATTGCATGGTTTTATACTCTCCTACATCTCACAAATCAGTATTAAAATGTGTAGATTCTCTCAAATATAAATGCCCTCTTAGAGTTGATCATACAGGAAAAATTGATTTTCAAGATCTCAAAGAGTGTTTATCTATGAACCCTATGAAAAAACTTGTTGTTATAGAATACGCCAATTCTGAGATAGGAACAATTCAGGATGTACAACAGGTTATTAATATATGCCACTTTTACAATGCTATTGTTTATGTTGATTGTACAGGATCTATCAGTCAAATTCCTGTTGACGTAAAGAAACTGAATGTTGATGGTTTAGGATTCTCTGCACATAAACTTGGAGCATTAAAAGGTACTGGTGTTCTATACAAGAAATCATCAATTGAATTAGAACCGCTTATATTTGGCTCACAAGAGCAGGGATTATTTAGTGGCACTGAAAATGTAATAGGTATTGCTGCACTGGGTAAAGCAGTTGAGAATTATAACTACTCTTCTGTTACATCTGATAGTAGAGATTATGTTTATGATTTCATTATTAATAATATAGAAGACTCACATATTATTGGTACAAATATTAAAGACCGTTTACCACACAATCTATATGTCTGTTTCGAAGGCATTGAGGGTGAGTCATTAATGATATTACTAGATATGGCAGATATACAGGTATCAACTGGCTCTGCATGTACATCAGGTGATTTAACCCCATCTTCTACTCTTACGGCAATTGGATTAGATGAAAAACTAATACATAGTGGTATTCGTATAACATTTAGTGGATATGAAACAAAGGACGAATTGGATTATTTATGTAGTAATCTGAAACGATGTGTTGAGATATTAAGACAATTAAATAAGTAACTATGACGAGAACGGTAAACCCGTTCTTTTTTTGTTTGGAAAGGAGAAATAATTAATGAAAGATATATTGAGTAGCTTAGATTGGAATACGATTCTTAGGACTTTATGGACTATGATTATACTTCCAATTGTTGTAAATGTTGCAACATATGTCAAACAGTGGCTTGAAGCTAAGAAATTAGATAGACATGCCAAAAAACTATACGACATAGTAGTTGAAATGGTGAAAGCAGTATATCAGTCTGTTGTTGAAAATATTAAAGGGACAGATGACTGGACAGATGAAAAGAAGAAGGAAGTCAAAGAACTTGCAAAAACAAAAATACTTGAAGCACTTCCAACTTTCGTATATCAAACACTGAATGCAGCAAATAGCGATTTTTATGCATACCTCGATTCTTTAATTGAAACGGCTATTAATGACGAAAAGAAAAGAAATAAGAAGAAGGAGGTGTGAGTATGGCATGTACAGCAAATGAAATGATCGCTTTCGCTAGATCATTTATTAATACAAAAGAATATCCAACTAATAGCAATAGAACGAAATTTGGTGAAGCATATGGAGTAAATGGTGTTCCGTGGTGTTGCATTTTTCAGTGGTATTTATTTAAAAAAAAAGGCATGTATGATCAGTTTTATGATGGCAAAAAAACAGCAAGTTGTACCACTCTTATGAATTGGGCGAAAAGCAAGCATAAATTTTATACCAACAAATATAAACCAGGTGATCTTGTATTTTATAATTTCGATAAAGTTCCAGATGCGGATCATATTGGCATCATTACTAGGGTGTCTGGCGATTATATTTATGCAGTAGAAGGTAATACATCTAAGAATGGATCTCAGGATAATGGTGGTGCTGTATTGGAAAAACAACGACATAAATCTCTTATTCTTGGAGTTTATCGCCCTACATATAAGATAGACAAAGCACCTTCATCGACAACTCCATCTTCTACTTCTACATCTAATCATGCAAAAAAGAAGATCGTGGCAAATGGGCAAAAAGCAGCTAATAAGTTTGTAGATTGTAACATTGTAACTGATGGTATCTGGGGAAATAAAACAAAGAAAGCTGCCATTAAGGTTGTTCAGACCGCTTTAAATAAGGATTATGGAGCAAAACTGTCAGTTGACGGAATTTGGGGTTCTGCTACAGACAAAGCTTTTGGATCACACTATGTTAAAGTAGGTGAAAAGCAGTGGTTAGTAACCGCATTAGAGATATTATGTTCACTCAAAGGAAAAGACCCGAAGGGTATTGAATATCCTGGTACATTTGGAAGCGGATTGAAAGAAGCTTGTGGAGTTTCTAAAGCAGTGAAATCAACTTTCAAGAACCTTTGTTCTTAGAAAGGTGGCTTGAATGGAATATTTAGAAGCCGTATTTAATCAAAATTATATAAGTGTTATCCTAGCAGTGTTTTTACTATTATTTGCAATCAAAGAAATAATTGATCTCATTTCTTATTTTAAGGAGAAGGGACGAATTAAAACTGGTTCTGAGCAGGACAAAGAAAATGTTGAGAATAGACTTATAACTTTAGAAAAACATGATAATTGGCAATACAAAGAAATATCTAAAATGTCAAAGGGTATAGATGATATAAAATGTCAATTAACTGAAAAAGAAAGAGCTGATAAAGAGCGTACAGTTGCGACATTAAGAAATCAGTTATATGGATTACATGCTAAATTTTCTGAAAAAGGTTATGTTGACAATTCTGGATTAAAAACTTTTACGGAGTTAGGGAAAATTTACGAAGCCGCCGGGGGCGATGATATTTACCACGAAAAATTGAAACCAGAAGTATTAAGCTTGCCAATTAAGGATGATTAAATATTTCTGCCACAGTAAAAATTACTCATATTATAATATAGTACATAAATAAAATACATTTGTGCATATTAACATTATGAAGAACAAAGTGTGGTATTACAGGAATCAAAGAGGGTTCACATTACAAGAGCTATCAAGACTTACCGGTTTATCGGTTGCAGCTATTAACAAAATAGAAAATGATAATACAAGTGATATACTTCTTACTAATGCAATCACATTATCTCGTGTCCTTAAAGTTGATATGTACGAGTTATTTTGTATATCTAAATGAGGAGGAATAAGTATGGAAAGATGTTACTTTAATGTAATCTGTGAGGAAATTTCAATTTTGGGTGGTAAAGTGATTCATGTTGATGAAAATGTGGGAAGTTTAGAAGAAGTACATAAGGTTGTCATGGATAATGTAACCAAATATCCTAATGGTAAGTGGGAATTATATCCTATGCAATTAGCGATGTAAAAAATTAAATAAATATGTTTTAGAAAGAGCAGTTTCTTCGGAAGCTGCTCTTTTGTTGTGTAAAGGAGTGATAAATATATCAAAAACATGTACAAAATTTAAAGTGGCTACCACCGCCAAAGGTATAAAAGATAGACAAGCTATCGATTATAAAACTGGCGAAACTCTAACATTTATGAGTAAATTAGAGAAACGTTTTTACGAGGACGTGGTAGTGACAGGCATGGAAAATGGCACTTTGAGAGATTATAAATTGCAAGTCAAATATAATTTACAAGAACCTTTTAAATACATGAACAAAACTATAAGAGCAATAGATTACATATCGGATTTTGATTTATATTATACTAATGGATATTTTGAAGTAATAGACACCAAGGGACTTGCTACTGCTGATTCAAAAATTAAAGCGAAATTGTTCAAGCATAAATATCCAAATATTGTATTAAGATGGTTGTCTTGGACAAAAGCAACTGGTTGGATCGAATATGATGAATTACAACGACTTCGGAGAGAAGCTAAGAAATGTAAGAAGTAAAGGAGAATATAATTATGAATTATCCATTCATATGCCCTAAGTGCAATACAAAAGAAACAATAATTATGCCAATGATTGAGTATACAGCAAATGGTCATTATTGTAAGAAATGTGGGACAGAAATGATTAGAGAAATTAGTTCTATGGTAGCCCACTCTATAGATAAAACAGGAACATTTTTTAGAAAATATAATTAATGGAGGAAAATTTTTATGATTACATATATTAAAATGAAAATTAAGGAACACAGAATTAAATTAGCACTGTACTCTTCTATTGAAAAAGTAATGGATGAAAAGTCAGATATTATTGATACAATTCAAGCCCTATATTTGTCAATTAAAGATACCCCAATCAATGAGCTACAGGAGAAATTTATTACTGCCCTTGCAGAAGTAATTCACAATGACACTAATAATAACTAAATACAACAGAGAATAATTTATAATTTAAGGTCTACATCTAATGGTAAATAACATAAACAAGTTGAATAAAGTTTTATCGCCATATATTGAAAATGCTATGAAAATGACTAGAGATATTGTATTTGAAATTGTCTCACAAAAGGTAGTTGACTATTATAATGAGCCTGTCTTTTCAGAACCTGATGAAAGCGAACCAGATTATTATCGTAGAACAGGTAAATTAATGGAATCCCTTAGTGCGTCAGCCATAACTAAAAATGGAGGCGAATTTACATTCACGGTTGGATTTGATGATGAATATTTGCAATATCGATACCCCTCTGGATTTGTCACAAGATATTATGGAAAATCGTATAATAACGTTACAGGTCATGATGTTTTAAATTATTTTAATACTGGTTCTCATGGTGGAACTGTTAACGGATCACACAATTATTGGGATGAAGCTTTAGAGGAAATAAATGCTAGATATGGAAGTATAACAAATTTATTTAAACAAAATTGTAAAAAAGCAGGGCTTCCTATTAAATAATCGAATATATTTACATTGTAAACACAAACAATTCTATCTTCTATTTTACAACGCTCCTTTCGTGAGCGTTATTTTTATACAAAAAAAATAAAATTCGGAAAGGAGAATATTAAAATGGCTTTAAATGATTTTCAAATAGGATTAATTGCTGGTTTGGATGGAACGAAATCTAAACAGCAACTCAATCAAGACATTGAAGCTTTAAAAAAGCAAATTAACACAGTAGAAATTCAAGCTAAACTAGGAAAAGATGTAGCTACTAATTTAACCAAACAGTTAAATTCTACACAGATTAATTTACAGAATGTCAATATTGATCAAAATGCAATTAATCAAATGGTTTCCAATATTAACTCCGCTTTAAATGGAATCAGCATTAACGTTGGAAACAATATAAACAGTAATGGACTTGCTCAGAATGCACAAAGAACTGGTCAGCAGATTGGGCAACAGCTTCAAAATGGATTAAATCAAGGTTTAAATAATAATCGTGTATTAGACAACTTTAGGCGTTCATTACAGAATATTAGGATCAATCGTAATCAGTTTATGGGTTCTAATGAGATTAACACGATAGCAAACAGTATACAAAATTTAGGTGTGCAAATTGAAACTTTGGATCAGTCTGTTTCGCACTCTACTGGAAGGCGTGGAGATCGAGATATCTTGTCTGTAAATATTTCTGGTACAGATAAGTTTGGTCAAGCTATTAAATTAACAGAGCAATATGATATTGCAACTGGACATTTAATAAAAAGCTTAGATTCTGTTACTACTGCCCAACAAAAGGCAGGTGTTGCAACTGACACATTTATTGATAAACAAAAAACTGCTGTGGCAAAAGCGCAAAACATACTTAATTCCATACAGAGCAGTTTGAATGATACAGGAGCAAATAGAACTTTAGCAAACACAAATTTTGATACTAATGGTCTTACGACAGCGATTACACGGGTTCAGAATGCAATCACAGCACTGGGGAATTCAACGAAAACAACTTTTGCAGATGCTAATAATAATGTAGGAAAAGAAATTTCTGCTTTAAATGATTTAATTGCAAAACTAAAAAATGCTGAATATGCTGCTACATCACTTAGAACAAAAGACATTAGCACTGTAAAAACTGACGAAGGTAATAAACTTGATACTTTCGCAGAGAAAATGAAACAGTCTGGACATTATAGTGATGATTTGCAAAATAAGGTCGCCAGATTAAAAGACGAGCTTAATTCTGTATTTGATACTAGCTCATTGACCAACTATCTCAATAATATGAGCAACTTAGAATCAGAATTTAAGTTAGTAGATGCGCAAGCAAAGACACTTGAGAAAGATACCAAATTACAAACAAATATTGAATCCGAAAAGAAACAACTTCAGGTATATACGAACGAACTGAAACAAGCTGGTGTGATGTCTGGTGAAGTAAAAGACAAAATTCAACAGATGTTCTCTTCTCTTTCAAAAGTAAATACCCAGACAGGATTAACTATTTGGAAAGCAGAATTACGAGGTGTTAGAGCCGAAACTGATGAAGTGTTAAAATCTGTTCAGAAATTGTCTGTTACATCTATCCCAAAAGTGAAATATGACAAAATTATAAATGGTGGATATGAGTTAGATTTAGATAAACTGACATCTGGATTTCAGAAAATCAATGCTTACTCGAATGAAACTCAAGACAAAATTAATTCTTTAAGGCAGACTCTTGCAAATATGCAAACCATGTCTGGAAGTGAATTAGTATCGACTTTTAATAATTTTGAAACAGAAGTCGGAAAGGTAAAAGTACAACTTGATCAAGCAAAATTATCATATGATAAATTTGCACAGCCTGTATCTGATGAGAAAATTACTGCTCTTCTTATTAAAATTCAGGATTTTCTAAGCAAAAATACCGCTATTACCAAGGAAGCGAGAACTCAGTTAGAGTTATATATAAAAGATCTAAATAGCGGTAATGTTACGTTGGATAGATGGAATCAGATTAACCAGTCGCTTGCAAAAACTGAATCACAAATGAGAGTGCTTGGTAAGCTTGGCATGACATTTAAAGATCAATGGCGACAAGCTGTTAGTTCATTTGGTACGTGGTTATCTGCAAGCACTGTAGTTATGAAAGTTATTTCTGCAACTAGAGAGGCTGTTACTGAATTAAAGGATATAGATACCTATTTAACAGAGATAAGTAAATCTAATGATAAACTTTCTAAGAATCAATTAAGAACAATTGGGATTGATTCTTTTGAAACCGCTTCTAAATATGGTAAAAAAGCAACCGATTATTTATCAGGTGTCCAGGAAGCTTCCAGAGCTGGTTACGAAAATGCAGAGTCGATAGCAAAATTATCTGTTGCTGCGCAAGGTGCAGGTGACATGACAGCAGATTTAGCTAATTCATATATTATAGCAACGGATAAAGCCTATGATATGAAGGGTAGTGTTACGGAATTAACAAAAACATTAGACGGTGCAAATAATATTACAAACCATAATGCGGTTAATATGACAGAGTTAGCCGAAGGTATGAAAGTTGTTGGTTCACAGGCAGCTTCGTCTCAAATGGGTGTTGAAGAAACTACCGCTGCGATTGGCACTCTTGTTGCAGTTACTCAGCAAGGCGGTTCTGAGATGGGTAATGCATTTAAAGGAATTTTAATGAATCTTCGACAAATTAAGGGTGATGTCGGAGATGGCGAAGAAGTTATTGATGAAAAATCTTTGAATAAATATGAAAAAGCTTGTCATTCGTTAGGTGTTTCGTTAACAACTGTAAAAGATGGTGTACAATCATTAAAAGCACCTATGCAAATTTTGAAAGAATTGTCTGAAGAATATAATAAACTTGACGAGTCTGATGTTAGGCGTGCAAATTTATTAAATTCTGTTGGTGGAAAATATCGTTCTAACGCATTGAACGCTATTCTTTCCAACTACTCAACCTATGAAAAGATGCTTCAAGATTATACCGATGGAGAAGGGTCTATGCAAGAAGAGGCAGAAAAAACGGCTAATTCTTGGGAAGGTTCTTTGAATCGATTGTCCAACACTTTTGATAATGTGGTTGCGAATATTATTAATTCTGATGATGTTATTTCTGGTATTAACCTGTTTAACTCATTGATATCAGAAGTTGAGAAATTAACTGGTTCACTCAATCTACTGACCACTGCTGGATTAGCTGTTGGTGCTGTATTGGGTAAAAAAAAGCTGAATTATGCAAGTATATAATGTGCAAGATTATATACACATACAAATGTAGTAAGCAATATGTGCAAGGTTCAGAATATATCTCGTGCCAAGGTGAGAATCCATGGGTAAAACACAAAGAACTTGTAATTAAACAAGGAAGATATATAAGTAAAATCAACTACAGATACTACACTGTAGACCTCTGATATGACTGTGTGTGAACTACGCAGTCTCTAAGATTCGTAAGGCTTAGACAAGGACTGGAATGGCTCGTGTGACTCGTAATGTAGCACGATGATCTAATCAGCAGAGAGGCGTACTGCCAACTAGGTAAGTGCCGCTCCCATCGACTACCAAGAGGGCGTAGGTTATAATAACCCACGAAGGTATAGTCAAACACCTATCATTGAGCGTGATAGTGAAAAAGTTCAACTGTAGCTATACAGTGCGAAAAAATAGTGAGTTATATTACTCTTCTACTGCTGACTTTGTAAAACAGAGTAGAAAAAACAATAAAAAGTGATACATGTAAATGTTATCATATCGATGTACCACTTTTATCCTCCCCTTATGAAAATATTATATTCTTATGATATCCTGTAGTAAATAATAACTGATCGACAAAGTTCAACTCATTTTGATAAAGAGTATAAGTGTATTATACATCATATTGGGATATTCTGGTAGAGAGAACATATATTCCAAGAAATCTCGATTTCTTGTCGATTTATGGAATACGAAAACCCTTGAAAATAAAGGCTTTTTGCACTATACTTTTTTCAAAAAGTTAGGCAGGAGGTCTATTATGGCAAGAGGACGCAAAAATCTCACATTAGATGAACAATTAACAAAAATAACGACTGAAATTGAAAATATGGAAAATTCATTAAAAGAAATGAAAAAAGCAAAGAAAGAACTTGAAGAACAAATTCATCAGCAAAGACTTTCTGAGTTGGACGAGCTGATTCAGGAAAAAGGTTTGACCTTTGATGAAATAAAGGAAATGTTGAGTAAATAGTAATTATGTACAAAAATTTTTCTTCTTTTTGGTGACATTTTTTATGTGTTACAATATATAATATAAATAAGAAATCAGAAAAGGTTTCTATTAGCGGTTACGAAGCCATAAAATCGTATTAATAGAGGTTACAGAGCCTGTAAAAACACTGTTTTAATAGATGTTACGAAGCATGTAAAAAATCGTATTAATAGGAGCTGTATTCAGCTCCTTTTTGATTAGAGGGAGACATAAGATGAAGTGGATTAATGTAGATGAGAATTACTTAGATTATTTGCGCTCAATTGAAAACAGAATACCAAGAACAGATTATGGTTCTGATAAGTATAAGCCTTTCTTTGGTGTACTTTTTGAAACAAATAATCTGTATTATGTTACTCAGGTATCTCATCCACAAAAACGTCATCAAAAAATGACACAGCAGAAAGATTTTTATAAACTGTATGATCCAAATAATCCCACTAGATTAATTGCAGTTGTTAATTTGAACTATATGTTCCCTATCCCAAAAGAGTATGCTCATGATTTTGAAAAAAAGAAAATTGATACATATAGAACTTTTGAATCAGAGAAATCAAAAAGTAAATATATTGATTTATTAGATACGGAATTGGCAGTAATTAATATGTTAAATCTTGATGAGAAGGCATTATTTATTTATAATTTAAAATATGAGAAACCAAATGATAAAATTTCCAAAAGATGTATTGATTTCAAGAATATGGAAAAGTTTGCAAAATTATATAATCCAGATACAAACAAAGACACCAACTAAGGTGTCTTTTATTGTACTACTCTTCTCCCAGTCCAGTGATATTAATTGACACTCCATTCTCAGATTCACGAAGCATAATCTTAACCCCATTTGAATATGTCCGTGTGATCACGACAAAGTCATCAAGTTTGATAATCTCACCAGAAACTGTAGTCCCTTCGGGATATGAAATTGTCATCATATGTACCTCCACTACCCTTTTGTGAATAAGTAATATGAATATTATATCATTCGCATGGCAAAGAAATAGTTAAGAGTTCTGAATGCGTACAAATGTTCTGATAGTATTGTGTCGATTATTGGTATATAATGGTAATATTAAATACTGATGATTGGGGATAATGAGCATATGAATATAAAACGAAATGCTAAAGAAATATCAATGAAATTACTTAAATGGATAGTTAGTAATATAATTTGGACAATTATTACTATTATTGTACCGTTTTCTCTTTTAATTCCAGTCGTATCAGATATTTGTAAAAGCATTGTAAGAAAAACATATAATATACATCTGTGGACATTGATATTGATAATTGGTTTTATAATTATTGAAACTTTTGTCGTATTATCTATTGTATTTTTTAAAAGAAAAGAAAATACTAATGTAACTATAACAAATCCTATCAATGAGAATACTATAAATTATGAAGAATTTGAATATTATTTTGAATCATATCACAAACATTTAACTGTATATAAAAATGGTAATGGAATATTAATTAATTCATTTACTGTAGTTATTAATGACATAAATGCTATAAGCGAATTTAAGAGAGAAATTGATATAACAGATGCAAAAGTAACCACTGAGTTTCCTAAAATGAATATAATGAAACGTGAAAAACTCAATAATAGATTCAGCAATTTTGGATTTTGGTACAAATGTTTAAATAATAAAGACTTGATCAAATCAGTTACAGAAAATTATTGGTCAGAAAATTCAAAGGAGATAGATAATGTATCAAAGTCTAATCCTAAAATTTTAAAATGGATTATGGAAATGAATCCAAGTAGTATCGAAATCGGAAAACCTTATGATATAGTGTATATAATGAGTATTCCTGGCATGTTTCCAATAGAGAATGGATATTTTATGGAATCAATTGCAAACATAAAAGGTACAAATGGAAAATTCCAATCAAGATTTGGTGTTAAACATGCAATTAAGAATTTGAAATATACTGTATCTTTTGAAAATGGGTTTATATTAAACAATACTCCAAACGGTAATATAGCTTGTAATACAGAAAAAAAGAACTTGCATTGTAGCCATCATAATAATATAATATACGATAAGTATATTTTCAATACAACCAATCCTAAAATTGGCAGTGTCGTTAATATAGAATGGACTTTTAAGTTCAAAAAACAACATCGGAAACAAAAAAGGAGGAATATATCATGAAAGGCTTATTAGAAATTGAACGTGGAGATTGATTAACAAACATAATTACGACAAAGAAGAAAACCAAAAATAGAGCAGGACTAATCTCCTGCTCTTTTGTTATGTTCATTTATTATTTTGAGGTCGGAAATGGTTCCCGACACACTCTGTAAAGAGTACCTGAGATGATGGATACACCGTCCATCCAAAATAATAATGATTTTATTTTATTTATCTTCTATTTAGATCGAACGGAATAACTAGATTAATGAAACAGAGGTATATAAACATGAAAACATTGAGAGAAATTAAAAAAGAAATCCAATACAATAAACCCAGATATTACAGATGAGTTACTGGATTTATTGTATGAATATGTAAGTATAAGACAACATGAAAATATGTTAGACTTTGTAAATAATTATAGTTTATATCAAAAAGAAATCAAGAAAATTGTTCAAGAATCTTTGTCTCATCACAACTTATAAAAGAACTTGAAAATAATATTATTTTATTACTGGATTGGATGTGATATGTATAATGAATATTGATTTATCTAAACTTATTCCTCAACCGAACCTACAAAACCTATTGGACGCTTCGGAACTTCTGGCTCAGGTTTCGGCACAACCATTAAAAGAAAATTCAACTGTTGTACATGCTGTATCAGTTCCAACGGTTTGCCAGATGTGTCCTCTCCGTGAAAACAGACTAAATTGTAACCAATGTAACCGATTTCTTTAACCAAAATAGTAATTGACGAATTAAACTGTACAATTGAAATTGCCACATCTTCTGTGTCTGGGAGCTTATTTTGATAATCTATAATTTCTTCATATAGGTAATAGGCAACTTGTTCTGCTCTGCTATCAAATTGCATTTTTGCAGCATTTATTTCTGTTTGTCGATTCTTATAATTTTGTTGTATTTGTCTTTGTACCTCTGGTGATATAAAGTCCATACCTTTCAACCTCCTCATTTGTATAAGATGATAATATATTATCATAATTTATACGCATAATACAGGTTAAACATATGTTTTGTGAAAAATTAATAAAATGTAACCTATTATGATCATGAATATAAAAAATAGACATCCATACGTCAAATAATTATATGAATGCCTATATAACATTATTTCCCACTTGTTGTTTGACATGATTGCTTATGAATTAGCTATGGCACAAAAATTACCATTCACTTCCACAACTATTGCAGTGCCATTGTTTATGAACTTTTCGAGATAATATTCCAAACATTGCAACTGATCCTGCCTTAGCCAATCCTGATATTTTTTTGATATTGGATGAGCCACATGTAGGGCACTTGGGAGTGTTACTGACTGTAGTGGTATTGCTATTCTGTTGCTGAAGTTGTGTCTTAAATTGTGACATTTTTAATTGGAACTCGATTGGATCTTGTTGTTTAAGTTCATCCATTGCGAGAATAAATGATGTTTCGCCGGAGATATCAAGGATTGTATTGAACTCAACAACATCTATTGCCATTTTCTTAGTTGGGTTACCACAAATCGGGCAAGTTGTGATTTCAGTATTGAAACGCCCATTAAAGCATTCGGCACATCGGTTACTTCCTTCTGCCTTATCTATACCATGTTCATAACAATATTGACAAAATGTTATCTTATACACTATATCACCACCTTTTTTATTAGTATAACAAAATCATATATTGTATTCAATATAAATATCACTGATATTTTATATCAATGTATTGACATCTAACTTTTAAAGTGCTATAGTTAATACTGTAACAAGGAGGTATAGAGATGTCAGATGTAAGAGAAGTATTTATTACTGCCGAAGTCTCTCGACAATTAGATATCACACCTGCATATCTTGTTAGAATGGCGAAAGCGTTGAAGTTGCCCGAAACTGATTTTAGAGAAACTTCAAAAGGTAGCTATCTATTTAATAAGAATGCGATAGATAAGATTAAGTCTAATTTAAAGAGAAAATAAAAAACTCCTGCTATCTTTGGACGGATGCACAGGAGTTTCTACATATGGTAAGATGTTCTCTTACTCTTATAGTCTACTATACTTTCAAAATTTTATCAATGAAATTTTGGAGGAATACAGATGAATGAAGTTTTAACAGTTATCCAAGAGACTGAGATTCTTGGGAAAAAGATTAAAGTATACAACAATATTGAAACACCATTATTTCTTGCAAGTGATGTTGCTGAGTGGATTGAACATTCACAGACTTCTAAAATGGTAAAATCTGTGGATGATGATGAAAAGCTGATGGGAACATTATTCCTATCAGGTCAGAACAGAGATGCTTGGTTTTTAACAGAAGATGGGTTATATGAAGTGTGTATGCAGTCTCGCAAGCCTATCGCTAAAAAGATGAAGAAAGAGATTAAGCGGTATTTGAAATCAATTCGATTAACAGGTGCAGCAATACCTCATGGCAGAGAACAGGAAATGGTAAATTACTACTTCTCTTCTCTCTCATCAGATTTACAGGGTAAAATAGTGAATGAATTAATAGAGAAGAATAAAGAGTTACAGACATTCTATGATGATTTGATGAATACTGAAGGATTGATGCAAATGAATACGGTTGCAAAAGAACTGGGAATTGGTGAATACACATTATTCGCTTACCTTCGTGGCAAAAAGGTTTTGTTCTATGATAAGGATATGGTGAATGTTCCCTACGAGAGATTTCGCAAAGAAGGGAAATTTGCTGTAAAAGAAACACCATGTCATGATGGGAAAATACGGTCTGTGACATATTCGACTAAAAAGGGATTAGATTACATAAGAAAACTATTGCGCAAAGATGGATATTATGATGTATCAATTGTGTCATAATCCTTAATAAAAATATTATATTACATATTGAGAAGCCATTTACATTATTTGAATATAATGAGTACAAAGTGATTTATATTCTACGCTTGCAAACTATGATAATGTGAATGGTTTTTCATTTGGTAAAAAAAGTATTCAGCTAAATGATGACACGATTGGATTTCTAAACAATGAAAATTTAAACAATCCTAAAGCATCACTTGATGATCTCATCAAAAAATACCCAAAAGCTACAGAAGGATCTATTACATTTGCCAAATCGGTTCGAGATGGTAATGTTTCTCTTAAAGAAGGTCAAACCTATCTACAAGCATATCAAAAGCAATTAAATCAGACTGGATTTAGTTTAAAAAATATTGGCTCATCTATTAAAAATTTAGGTGGTAAGTTACTTGCAGGAACTATCAATGCGGTTGGAGGTATGGTTATTGGTGCTGCTGCGTCATTAGTAGTTGAAGGCATTTCACAACTGTTTAAAGAATTCTCTGGAAAAGCTGAGGAAGAAGCTAAACAGAAAATATCTGAACTTGGTGAAACCGCCCGTAGTGAATTCAAATCTATCCAAGACGAAATGAACTCTACCGCTTCAAAGGTAAATGAAGTTAAAGATCGTTATGCAGAACTCGCACAGGGAGTTGGAGATCTTGGCAAAGCAACACAGAATCAGGGTTCATTATCCAACGATGATTATGAAGAATTCTTAAACATCAGTAATGATTTGGCTGCTTTATTCCCTACTCTCACCAATGGATATACAGATAACGGAGATGCGATACTCGACTTAAATGGTGATGTACAGACAATTACCTCATCTCTGAATGGTTTAGTAGAAGCACAAAAAGCCGTTGCTGCACAGGATATGGCGAAACAGATGCCAGATATCTTTAAATCATATCGTCAGGATATGAACGATGATATAGATAAATACAACGAGGCATTAGAACAGCAAAAGAAAGCACAGGAAGCTATTGCTAAATTAGATGATAGTAATACTGGGGAATCATATATTACATATTTTGATGATCTGTCAGAGATGATGCAGAAACATCAGATGGATTATGATTCATGGATAAGCCAAACTGGTCATAATACTACTAATGTCAAATTAACCTCTGAAGAAAAAGAAAAATTCACTCAAATTTATCAAGACTATTATGAACAGTATCAAAAGACCATATCTGATTTAGAGACTAAAATTGATAATGAAAATAAATCATTTGGACAGTATGTAACACAGTCACTTTATAGTGATGCTACTTATCAGGATTTTGCCAAGAATAATTCTGTCAAACAAGGGATTGTAGATACAATTGTTTCTAATCTTGGTTATGATGACGAAACGGCTGATTATGGTACTGACTGGGATAAGATGTTTAAGGATAAAATACAGGATGATATTATCAATTCTATTGCTAGTATAGATGACACACGAGTTGTCGATGCTATGAACAAAGTCCTGAACGAAGATCTATCCAAAGCTGATTTTGACCGATATGCACAGATCATACAAGACTACGATACTGATCATACAGAAGTCGATTTCTCTTCATGGTTTAAACCAGATGATGCTGAAATTACAAAAACTGCACAGGAACAGAAAGACCGTATCTTGAGTGTGTTTGGTGACACAAGAGAAGGCGATAGGCGTGTTTTAAACAACTTTATCGATTCTCTCACTCCTGATAATCTGGATATACTGGATAAACTGTCTATAGATAAACAATCTACTGACCAGACTGCAAAAGAATATGTTGAATATCTTAAACAGAAAATTGAGGATTATATCAATTCGGATGAGCTAGATGCATCATTTAAAGCCGATCCTATTGACCCATTAAAGGATATTAAGGATTCATTCTCTGGTTTTGAAGATATCTATAATGAAATTGTATCTGGTTCAAGTGTAGCTGCTGATGCGATCGAGGGACTGAATGAAAAGTTTGGAGAACTTGATGGCGGTACTGCCCTTGAAGATTTTAAGGATACATTGACTTCTATGCCGGGAGACATATCTGCTGGTAAAGAAGCTTTGAATAAGCTCGCAACGGCATATATAGATAATTCTGATCTGATTAGAAACTTGACTGAAGATAATGCGGATTATGTGAAATCAGAACTTTCAAAAATCGGTGTTGTTAATGCCGATGAGGTTGTTAATAGTAGGCTGGCAAGTTCAACAGATTGGTTGACACAAGCACAGGAAAATCAGAGTGCTATTTTATCAAATCTGTCCACCAACATCAACGCAGCAACAGACGCTAAACGATATTCACAGTTAGCTTCAATTGATTTACAGAATGCTACATTAGGAGATATTGCATCGTTAATTAATGAAGCAAACGCATCAGGACAAGACGCAACTGCATTACAGAATTATGCGATTCAGAAGGTCGCAGCAAATAAGTCATCTATTTGGACATCTGGTAGTATTCAGAACTTAGCGAAACTGGCTGACTCTTTAGAGGGTACAACTCGTTATATGCTATTATATAACAAGGCAAAAAATGCGACTGGCAGTCAGGAACGACTTGAGATTGAAAAAGAATTAAATCGTCAGGTTAAAGTGGCTATTAGTACAAAAATGGCATCAGATGCACAAGTACAGTATAAAGCTCCGAGTACGGCTAAGTCATCAAACTCTAGTGGTTCAGGTTCGTCCACCAAAAAGAAAACCCCACTTGAAAAGCTTCAAGATTGGCTCTCTACTCTCTTCGACTGGATAGAAATCAAACTGGAACGTCAGACTGATAAGATCAGTAAATACATTTCACAGGCTGAATCCAAGTTAGATGATAAGAAGTATTCATCCTCTGCTAAGAATTATAGCAATGCTATAGACGCAACAAATGTACAGGTTGGCTACGAGGAAACTGCTAGAGATAAATATTATGCACAGGCAAGTCAAATTCTGGATAAAGCTGTAGCAGGTAAGGTTATATCGCAGAAAACAGCCAATATCATTGCGACTCGTGTTGCGGATGGTAGCATGAATATTTCAGAATACTCAGATGAGATTCGGGAAGTTATCTCCGCTTATCAAGAATGGTATAACAAAGGCAAGGACGCTTCTGACGCATTAGAAGAACTGCATAAGAATATCCGCACCTATATTCAAGATCTAAAGGATGTTCGGGATAAACAGCGTGACGCTAAAATCGATTCAATTACAGGCTATAATGATATTGCGACAGGTACAGTGGCTAATTCAACCAGAGCAAAGAATTCACAGCTTAATGCTTCTAACTCTTCGCTTGGCAAACAGAACGCAACATATCGTGACTATGTACAGAATGTAACCCGTGATACAAATGGAGTAGCTGCATCGGTGAATGGCTCAGTTACTAATGCTATTAAAGGAACGAAAGATGCTAAATATCGTACTGCTCTGTTGAATGCTCAGAAAGCGATTAAGAACAAGACTGCTGTATCGGATGCGGATTTATCTACAATCAGTGCACATTCTACTTATGTGTATAATCGGTTATATGCATACAATGTAGCTCTTGATAATGCTGAAACTGCTAGAATTGAATACGCAACAGCTTACTCTAGTAATTACGCCGATGCGATTAAGAATATTACAGAGAAATATAGTAACAAAGACGATGTAACAAATGATGCTATGGATCTCAATAGTTCGAAGTCTGACAATGCTGTTACAGCAAAGACAAAGAACAAATATCTTAATAAACAAGCTTCTGGCTATGATACAATTGCTAAGAATAATCAAGCTGAAATTGATCAATATGCTTTATCTGTAAAATCTGCAAGAAAGACTATGCATAAGTCTGCAACGGCAACAGCTTATAACGGATTGGGAAGCAAAGGTCAGAAAGCAGTATCAAATGTAGTTGAAAAGGCACGTTCGCAGGCAAAATCTAAAAAACCAATTTCTGCATCATTAATATCTAAGATCACAGAATACTATAAAAAGGGATATATCTCTCGCTCTTTCTATGAATCTTGTATCCGTTATAATAATGCTCGTGAGTCATTAGATCAGGCAAGAAAACAGGCTGAAATAGATAAGCAGACCGCTATTACACAGAAAGCGGAATTAGCCCAGCAGAAGTTCTCCAATATCTCAACAGAGATGGATAACAAACGTCATAAATATGAACAAACTGCTACAGAGTTAAATGCCAAGATGTCTTTATATGAGGAGCGTGGTAATGGAGCTTCTGCTAATTGGTATGTTCGTTTACAAAAGACCGAACAGAAAGAATACGATTCTCTTATAGAAAAACGTAAGAAACAGATTAAAGAATTAGACGACAGTGTAGCTAATGGAAGCATCAAAAAAGGAAGTACGGAATGGCATGACATGAAGTCGCAAATTGACGACACAACCAATTCCATTAATGATGCGAAAAAGGCACTTGCTGAATATAATAATCAGATTTTACAGGTACGTTGGGATCGTGTAGATGAATATGTTTCTAAGTTGCAGAATCTTACAACAGAGACTGACTTCGTTATCAATGAATTGTCTCGTAAGGATTTGACATCCGATAAGACTGGTGGCTTAACAAAAGAAGGTAACGCTGTCGCCGGATTACATGTATCTAACTACAAAGTCTACCAGACGGAAGCTAAAAAGTATCAGAGTGAAATTAAGAAAATCAATAAACAGCTTGCAGATGATCCGTATAATCAAAAACTGATTGCTCACAAAGAAGAATTGGTTAAATCATATCAGGATGCAATTGCAGGGGCACAAGATGAAAAATATGCCGTGATCGATCTCATTGAAAATGGCTACGCTTCGCTCAAGAATCATATTTCTGATTTGATCGACCAATATAATGATCTCATTAGTTCTGAAAAGAATGCCTATGATTATGCAAACAATATTAGTGATAAGACTCAGCAGATTGCTAATATCCGTAAGCAACTTCAGGCTTATTCTGGTGATGTTTCTGAAGAAGCAAGAGCAAAAGTTCAGGAATTAAATGTTTCACTCAAAGATGCTGAGAAAGATCTCAAAGATACGCAGTTTGACCAGTATGTTTCTGCTACACAGGATATGCTCTCAGACTTCCAGGATGATTTGGATGAAAGTATCCAGAATATCATTGACACATTGGATGATAAATTCAAAGGTCTTATTGATACAATCAACGAGAATTGGTCAAGTGATAATAATATTATTACCAAGACATTATCTACTATTGGTTATAGTGCTACAAAAGATGGGCTTAAAATGTATGCTAATGGCGACATTACCAAGAATACAACGGATGCTGTCAACGGAGTTAAATCCTTCTTAGAAAAAGCATGGACGAAGTATGATAAAACGGCTCATGATTCACAGACAACAGGTGAAAAAGAAAAAGAGCTGAAACAGAAACAAGAACAGATAGATGCATTAAATCAGCAGATTAAAGCACTAAAAGAAGAAAAGGTAACATCAAAAGCACAGAAACAGGATGTTGCGAATCGCATTAAAAATTTACAAGATCAGATTAAAGAGCTTAAAGGGAACAAGTCTGGCAATTCTTCTGGTGAAACATCATCTTCTGGTGAGGGAAATGGCTCTGAAAACAAATCTACTTCAAAAACGACAAGTTCTAAAACAGATGCAGGTAAAAAGTTGTCAAAGTCCAGGATACATGAGATTCAGAATTTCATAAATAGCAATTTAATTAATCCTGCCAAGGGTAAAAAAATATCTGATTATGGTGCTTTTAATCAAGCTATATGGAAATCGTATGGTGGTAAAACTGGTAAGATTCTGTCAAAGGAAGCATTACAATATCTTGCCAACTTGACTGGTTACGCATTCTCAAATAAAGCTACTTCGCCATTCTGGCAGACACTTCACAAATCTGGTATTAAAGGATTCAGACGTGGTTCAGAGGGAATCCCTTATGATATGATTGCTAATCTCGGCGAAGACGGTACAGAGTTACAGTATGATGTATCTAAAGGTGTTCTGAAATCTGTTGGTCAGAATGATATGATATTCACTGCTGAACAGGCTAAAACATTGATGGATTTTGCAAAGAATCCTATGATGTTTAGTAATATGTATACTGGTAATGCATTTAGAATGCCAAATATGCCTGTTACGAATCGGACGGATAATGACATCAATATCACCATTGGAGATGTGAACTTAGAAGGAGTACAGAATCCACAGCAGTTTGCTAGTTCTATGAAGGACGCTATTAAAAATAATACGGGTGGAGTTCGTAATATGATTAAAGATACTACAGTAGGATCTTTATCATCTAATCACAACTCACTTGGAATACGGAAATACTAAAAATTAAATATGAACATAGTAACAGAGAGGAAGGTCACAATTCCTCTCTGTTATTATGCTTATTTCCTCATCAAAACACATTAAATCGGAGGTGGATATTTGTGAGATATAAATCATCCAAGACAAAGAAAATTGAAAAATTAAAGGCAGAAAATGAAGAATTGCGTAAGTATATACGGGAAAATAATGTGCGAAAATTCGCTACACAGATCGAAGCTACTCTCGTAGCGAAGGAAGAATATGAAGACTTATTAGATGAGTGTAAACAGCTCAAGACTGACTACGAACACATGATAAATGAATTACAACTTGACACAAATGAATATCACGAACAGATGAATCAAGAAATGGATAATAAATAAAATTAAAATAAGGAGGCATTTTGTAAATGGCGAAAGTATTATTTAATAGCCAAGGTTTAATAGAGACTCCTACTCTCCTATTACAGCACAAAAATTTTGAAACAATCGGTAATGGAGGAATTACTAATGTCTCTGGCTTAACATATAAAAACAATTTTAATGATGCAAATGAAATATCATTTAAAATACATAAATTTAACAATGGAATAAAACATCCACTATGGGATCAGTTAGTGGATTTTAGAATTATATATATACCTGAACTGAAAGAACGATTTCAAATTGCTGTTTCGGTGAATGAAGAAGATCCAGATGATTTATCAAAATCTGTTACAGGTACAGCATTGTGTGAATCCGAATTATCGAATATTAATCTACATGGAGTACAGATTAATACGGAAACTGACATGACAAATGATTTGTACGATGAGAACTTCCCAACTGTATTATATCGAGATCCTGATGACTATGATTCAGAAGATAATTTAAAAATATGGGCAAAGTCAAAATATGATTATCTTAAAGATAAAACAGCATATCCAACAACGGCATCTGTTGTTGCTAAAAAGAAATACATTCTTACCCATGCTTCTCTTCTGCATCGTGTATTAGAAAAAGCACCACATTATTCAATTGCTCATGTGGATTCTACTCTTAGAGAATTATCAACAGTGCACGAATTCACATTTGATGGAACAGATACCTTATCGGCATTAAAAAATGATATTGCCGAAGCGTATCATTGTTTATTCTCTTTTAACTCTGAACAAAGAACTATTTCAGTATATGATTTATATAGCACATGTACTGCATGTAAATACAGAGGAGATTTTCTTGATACATGTCCTGAGTGCGGATCAACAAAAGTAATTAATAAATATGGCGAAGATACAAATGTATTAATCAACAGTACCAATTTAACAACAAGTATTACTTTGGAGTCAAATCAAGACTCTTTAAAGAACTGCTTTTATGTGACTGGTGCAGATGATTTAATGAATGCTACTATTCGTAATATTAATCCAAACGGATCACAGTATATTTATTACTTTTCTGACGATATTTTATCAGATATGCCTGACAATCTCAAAAATAAATTAAAGTCATATGATACACTGTATAACGAAATTCAGACAACAAGAAAAATGGCTTTAGATTCTACGCAAGTTGCAAACTACAATAATGTCGTTACTTCCATAACCAAGAAATTTGCTAATGTTGCAGATGATGATAAAGATAAAGCTACTTTTAATAAGTTGGCTAATCCCCTTGTTGGTCATTCATCTCTCATCGCTGCTCGGTATGATGCTACTGATTTATATTACTACATCAATGATAGTATGATGCCAGTAATTGATATAGATGGACTAGGGGTTCAGGATAGTTTAACATCAATAAAAAATGGCATCAAAGCATTGGGTGGAGTTGCGGTCACGAAGGTATCATCAATTGAATCCAGTGTAGTAAGAAATACATTGGAAAAATTATGTCAAGTATTTTGCAGCACAGCATATTATGATATTTCGGTTGAAACGAAATCGCTGTCTGCTTACAACTCTTCCACGAAAACTAAAACATATTCCTGTACTGTTACAATTACAAGTTTAACTCAACAGGACGAAAATGAAGAATATCTGACAGGATCTGTTGATGTTACATGTTCTGTACTAGAAAATAACGAGAAATATATTGAGCAAAAAATTAAGCGTATGACTGCTGAATCAAAGAAGCTAAAAGATAAGCAGATTACAAGTTTTGATTTATCAGATACAGATTTTAAAAAGGAATTGACATATTATTCATTGACTGAGCTTACTAATATGTATACAGAATTCCAAGCTTGCCAAGATATAGTAACAAATGGATTTACAGAAGATTCTGTAGATGTACAATATAATAACAGCGAGCTTAAAAAGAAGTATCAAAAATTCTACGCAAACAGATTAACGTGGATCAATAATGAGATCAAAACAAGAACTAGCGAATTAAATAGTGTTAAAGCTATATTTGATCCAGTCAAGTCAACTGGTGTTCTGCAAACTTTGAAACAGTCAATCCAAAAAGAATTAGATTTACAGAAATATCTCGGTACTGACTTATGGAATTTATTCTATTCTTATCGGCGTGAAGATGATTATAATAATTCAAACTACTCTTCTACTGGATTAAATAATACGGAACTTATCAAGAGCGCCACTGAATTATTTAAGGCAGCGCAGAGAGAATTATATAAGGCAGGAAACTTGCAATATTCCATTAACACAACAATGGGTAATCTACTTGCTCTGCCAGAATTCAAACCAATTGTAGATAAATTTGAAGTGGGTAATTTTATCAAGGTCGGAATTGACGAGAAGGTATACTCGCTTCGTCTGCTCTCTTATCAGGTTGATTACGATAATCTGTCAGAAATACCTGTAGAATTTTCTACTGTAGAAAAAATCTATTCTGGTTATTCAGATGTACCGTCTGTATTACAGTCAGCAAAATCTATGTCTACATCTTATTCGTCTGTTAAAGATCAAGTAGATAAGTCAAAAGGTACGACAAAAACAGTTTCAGATTGGACAAATAATGGATTACTTGGTGATAATATATCATTCAGTAATTCTAAAGAGCAAACAGTAACACTTACAAAAAATGGTTTATTAGCTCGATCTTGGGATGATGTGTATAATGAATTTTCGTTAAAGCAGTTAAAGATTGTAAACAACGGACTATATCTCACCAAAGACGGTTGGGAGACAATTGAAACAGGCGTTGGACGCTTTACATATACTGATATTAATGGCAATCTTGTTGAAGATTATGGCATCATCGCCAAGACTGTAGTTGGTAATCTTATAATAGGTAAGGAACTTCAAATCTACAATGAAGACAAATCTATTGTTATAGACGAAAATGGTCTTACAATTGATGGTGGATATCTGAAGATTAAAGGCACAGAAGTTGGCTCTGATGGAAAGACCATATCAGAGGTTATCATTGACCTTGACACAGCTCAAAAGTTAGTAGCACTTGCTCAACAAGCAGCCGACAAAGCACAGGAATCAGCCAATCAAGCACAAGCATCTGCTGATAAAGCTAACAAAGCTACAGAAGATTTAAAGGTTGAAACTAATGAAATCCGTGAAATTGCCGAAAAAGGTGTGGATCATGTAACAACCTATTTCTACCAATCTGATTCTGCTACAGAATTAGTTGGTGGCGAATGGACAACAAATAGTGTTACATGGATAAGCGGAAAATATGTGTGGCAGAAAGTTATTACATACTACAAGGACAGAACAGATAATTCTCAAACAGCAAAAGCTATTTGTATATCAGGTGCTAATGGTCAAGATGGTAAACCAGGTGAAAATGGTGTAAAGGGTAAAGGTGTAAAATCTATTGCTCCTCAGTATGCAATTTCTGATAGCAACGTTTTACAACCAAATGAAGGTTGGTCGGATAAAGAACCAGAATGGTCAGAGGGAAAATATATATGGACAAGAACACTTGTTATTTATGACGACAATACACAAGAGATAACTACTCCTATCGTATCTAATGGATTAAATAGTGCTCTGTCTATTTCTACTGTCGCAAGAAAACAGGCTAATACAGCTAATACAAATGCGTCTAATGCATTAACCACTGCTACTTCAGCTAATACAACTGCAAAAGAAGCCGAAACAAAGGCGCAACAGTCCTTGGATCAATTTTTATGGCTCGTAAAATCAGGTTCATCTTCCACCTCTCTTACTCTTACAGATTCTGCTGTTGCGGCAATCACAAAACAGTTCATCATCAAATCTCCTGATGGTTCAGCAACGATTATTGAAGGTGGAAAGCTCAAAACAGATGCCTTAAAGTCAAACAATTATGTATCTGGTAACGATGGAACATATAGTTCACTTGGTACGTTCCTTGATTTGTCTAATGGAGAAATTCACACACCTGGATTTTATTTGGATTCAGTTGGAAATGCTTTTTATCAAGGTACAGTCAATGCTGATGCAGGTTACTTTGGTGATGCCAATAATAATTGGTATATTGGCTCTGCTGAGTTTGATAATATAAGAAATAAAGATGATGCACTTGTGAATGGTGTAGAATATAGTGCATTGATCTCTAAGGGCAACGCTGCTCTTACGGCTGGTCATTGGTATCTCATGTCTCAAGATGGTAGTCTTGGTATTCAGTCGGGATGGACAACTATTAATGGTGGTAACTATGTCTTCGATAAAGATACTCAGAAATATTATGATATGGGTATGGTTGAACCTATCTTCGGCTCAAAGAATGAATGGGATAATAAGTTCTTATATATTCGTAGAGTTAAAGATCCGTCTTCTTCTCAGTCTACTTGGGAATATTTGTTCAAGGTAGATAAAGATGGTACTATTTATGAAAATGGTACAAAGCTTTCAGATAAATATGCTCGCAAAGATGCTGTAGGTAGCACATATCTCCCAATCTCAGGTGGTACAGTCACAGGTAATTTAACTGTTAATGGTACTCTCACTGCTACAGCTAGTAAGGCTAATCAACTCACTCATACATTGAGTATCAATGGCAAGTCATGGAATGGTTCGGCTGATTTGGCAGTTGGAACTATTGGCGTTGCGTATGGTGGTACGGGCAAATCATCTTGGACTACTAACGGTATTATATATGCAAGTGCAAGCGGTACATTGTCGCAGTTATCTCTTGGAACTGCTGGTTATATATTACAAAGTGGAGGTACTTCTGCCCCATCATGGGTAAATCCATCGACTCTTAATGTAGCAAGTGCAACAAAGGCAACTCAGGATGGAAATGGCAATACAATTTCAGACACATACCTTAGAAAAGATTTTGACTCGGTTAGTCAGAATGTGTCATTTGATGGCTCGGTTGAGGTAGATGATCTTACAGCAGGGACACTTCTTGTTAGTGGTGCAGCTAGGTTCGCCAATGGACTGATTGGTAATCTTAATGGCAATGCTTCTACCGCTACAAA